TATAGATATAATCTTAAACACATTTTTTAAAGAGAATAAATTCATGTCTTATACAACAGATCAAATCATTATACCATCATTAATAAATAATTCTTTATATGTAACATTATATCCAGGTACTTATTATTTATTTATAAAAGGATCAGGAAAAGCAGAAAAAACATTATACAGAAATAATGGTACTGGTAAAGCATGGAAAGCAACAGCTATAAAAGGTAAAGGTTGGTCTGGTACATTTAAAATAACAAAAGAAACTACAGGACATTTTTATTCAGGTGATGTTAATGATATAAGTTATTTTGATATATTAGTTAAACCAACAGTAAGCACTGATTTTTCTCAATTAGAAAATGTATTATCACAAATAACAAATGAAAAATTAAAACAAATAGCAGAAGATCAAGGTGAATATTCAACAGTAGAATCACCATCCTTAGAATATATATCAGAACAATTAAGTATGACACAAGAACAAACACAATCTCTATTATCTGATTATACATATGCACAAGGAAAATATACTCGTCTAATATTAGCAGGAAGAGATATGTATAACTACTTTACAAATAATAAACAACCTGTTAATATAAGCAAAGATTGGGCTAATAATTTACTTTACACAAACTATACTGGAACTAATACTATGTCAGATTTACCTTCAGATATACCAGAAGATACAGGCTTTATATATTTAAAATATAAAGGATAGTAACTCGTGAAAAAATGGACAGAAGAAATAGAACAATTATTAAAAAATTGCTTAAATGAAGGATTTTCAATAAATATATTTGAATCATGTAAATATTACAAAAACGGTATAAATAACTTATTAGAATCACTAACAGATGAAGACTTTGATAAACTTTTAACAGAAGTAAACTTAGATCTAGATGAATATATTTTACATAAAGCTAAAGATTATTATAATGCAATAACTAAATTTACACCTACTCTACTAAATACAAAACCAAAACAGTATATATTAGATAGCAAGTTAAATTTAAAACTATTATATGAAGTGAATGAAATTAATAAAATAGGTAAAAAGAATTTAGCAAAATATGATCCTCTTTCAAATTCTATTACTTTATTTATTCTAAACGATAAAGGTCTTGTTGATTATATGTCATTAGCTTTACTTTCTGATAAAATGTTCTATGATGCTATTGTACATGAATTTACACATAATGTAGATTTTGAAAATATACTAACAAATCATATAGATGCACTTTTTGGTAATAATTTAAGAAACAATAAAGAACCAGAAAATGGTGTTATGGAAGTAAATGCTTTTTCTACTCAATTAATAAGTGCTTTAGATAAATATGTATATATCAACTTTAATAAAAAAATTGCTTCAATTGGTAAAAATGCAACAATAGAACAACTACATTCAATAATAAAACAAACACTACAAGAATTTGTGAATAATGAATACAATAGTAATAATGTTATTATCGCACTTTCTATTTTCAAAAAACTATCAAGAAAAAATAAAAGAAAAGTAATTAAACATGTATATATGTATTTTACAGAACAGTTTTTAAAATCATATCCATTCTTTAAACCAGACCTATAAAAAAAAGAAAGGATAAACTTATGATTTTATTTAATCTAATCGAATCTTGTTTATTTATAGAAAATTACAAGATAGCAGAACAAAAGTATCTTGATAAAATATTAATAGAAGATATTAACAAAATACTACATGAAGCAGATATATTACAAGACAAAATCTATATAGATATAGCTAAAGATATTGTAGAAGATATTAAAACACAATATATGAACTATATTAATAACAAACCATCTAGATTAGTGAAAGAAGATACATTTACATATACATTAACTCCAAAAAATAATAAATATCCAACAATAAGATTAAACTATCATGTACTAATGCTAGGATCTGAAATGATAACTTATATACCATCTCAAGATACTATAGAACTTAATATAATGGATTTAGATCAAAACACAAACCTAATCTTCAGTGATATAGCATTACAATTCTTCAAAACAAATAAAATACAAGAAGCAATAGTACATGAATTAACACATAGAGAAGATCTATATAAAAGATCTACAAATAATACTAACTACGTTAAAACAAAAACACCACAAACAAATAACAACTTCATAAATTACACTAATGATCCTTTAGAAGTTTCAGCTTTTACAAAACAACTTATCACAAATATAGAAAATTATCTAAAAGATGCATACAATATACGTCTATACTCACAAGGACCAAAAATAAATCCTCAAGAAATATTTAACACAATAAACGAATATATAAATACACTACTAAATAATAAATCTCTAGGTAATTCTAATATATCAGTCTTTTTAAATGCTCTATCACCTAAAAACAAAAAGAAAGTCTATAAAGAACTATTCAAATATTTTAGCCAAATCTTTATTAATCAATATCCAATCATAAATGCATAAAAAAGAAATGAGACTACAGTAATTAAACCATAATCTCATCTCTCTTATCTCACTCTAAAACGCGAGCTTCCCAAGACTTATTAATTGAAGAATCTCTTACTAAATCTCTTTTCTTCTTTCGTTTCAGCAATGAAGTTATCTGCGTCCACAGATTCCTTCATACATCCGCAATAAACTCCGTATTTGGAATCGAACGGACGAACACACTCATGAACTGCCGGCATTTTGAAAGACTCAACAATCATACGAATCTTATCTTCAGCCAAACCAGCCTCTTCAAGAGTTTTAGTCATTTCTAAGTAATCTGCACCTGTTTTTTTAGACTCTTCATATTTACCAAGACATGCTTCAACAACATCATCCATATCATCGAATTCCATATCTGTCATAACAGGTTCAGCTTCTGTAGAAAATGCATCCATAGATTCAGCATCTTCAAACTCATTCTCTACAAATAATGTACCACGGTTAGTAGCTTTATCGAATTTACCAATGAATTTAGCAGATTCATTCAAAGCTAACTCAGTCTCACCAGGTTGTAATGAACCCTTACGAGCAGAAACAGCTTCACAGAATGCTTTATAATCTTCAAAAGATTCCATAACAACTTTCTGACATTTAATACGAGACATAGTTAAAGGCTCAGCTTCATCAGCAATCAAAACAGACTCACAAGCTACAGTCTTAGCAGGATTAATTCTGTTTTCAGCAATTTTACCAAGCTTACTGTCTACTGATTCTTCAGCAGGTTCAACTTCAGCAACTTCAACATCATCATTACCTTCTTCATTAGAAGATAAGTCTTCAATAGTATCTTCGATATTTCCAGAATCCAAAACCGAATCTAAAGCCGGTTTCTGAATGAAATTTACATCTGCCAACTCATCTGCAGATGCAACTACGTCAGAAACTCTCTTAGCGATTTCAGGATCAGAGATAACGACGACAGCTGCTGATCCAGTGTTTACACCAAGGTCACCATCTGGAGTCGCACCCATCTCAATCTCATCACCAACTTCTAATTCTGTGTCGCCATCCTCTGCTTCTAAAATCATTTTACGAGTTACAATATATTTATTTTTGCTTTCTAATAAACGTTGAAAAGCGTTTCTAGCAGCTAATCTTTTCAAATATTTCATTTATAATCACCTTTAAATAGAAAATAAAAAAATTTTTAACAAATATAAACTAGATAAATTTTAATAAGGTAAACTAGAAAATATTTACTTTATAGAACTATTTATTTTTAGGAAGACTATCATACCATAACATAAATTCTTCCATTGTAAAGAATTCAATCCAATTTAAGTTATTTTTCTAGTTCTAATAATTATCCTTTTAAAGTTTTCTAAGGGGATAATTATGCAAATTGGAGATTTATAGAATATTCTGTAAGTCTCCTTTTTTTAGTTCTAATATATTGCATAATTATTAAAAACAAATATAGGAAACTTTAATATGATTATAAAAATTACACAAGAAGAATTTGACGAATTATATCTCAAACAGCACTTATCAACTCGTGAAATTGCTAAAATTTACAAAGTAAGTATTGCAACATTTTTAAGACATCTTAAGCGTAATAATGTAGAATATATTATAAAGTCAGGTAATACTTCAAATTATAAACGTTGTTGTAAAGAATGTGGAAAAGAATTTATATCACATAGTCCTAGTAGTATGTTTTGTTCTGATATATGTAGTAAGCATTATTGTAAAAAACATGGTCCAATTCGCAAATTAAAACCTAGAAGAACAAACAATTGTAATCCTTGGAATAAAGGTAAAAAATGCCCTGAATTAGCAGGTAAGAATAATCCATTTTATGGTAAAACACATTCTAAAGAAACTTGTGAATTAATATCTAAAAAAGTAAAAGAAAGTCGTAAAAATAGAGATTATACTATAAAGAGCAAAGAAGAAGTTTATATAGGTATAATGTTATATACTAAATTTCCAAATGTACAAACACAATATATGTCAAAAGAATATCCAAATTTTTGTGATTTTTATATTCCAACATACGATTTATATATTGAATATAAAGGATTTTGGACGCATGGTATTCAAGGAGCCAAAATATTTGGTAATTTTGATTCAAACAATCCAGAACATTTACAATTATTAGCAAAATGGCAAGAAAAAGCAGTAAATGATAACTTTTATAAAAATGCTATAGATACTTGGACGGTTAAAGATCCGGAAAAGATCAAAAATGTTAAAAGTAATAACTTAAATTATATAGAATGGTATACTATAAAAGAATTTAAAGTATGGTTTAATGATCAAGACGGTTTAAAACTATTACCATATTATAATTAATACATATGCCCTGATATTTATGCATCATCTTTATGTAGTAGTTTAATAAGTCAACCTTATACAAAATTCCAATAATTTCAGAGTTCTAACAAATAGTAAGTTTAAAATTAATTAAACTACTTTGTTAACAAAGATGAAAATGAATAAAAACTAAAATTAGATAGGATTAATCAAGATGATGCATAAATTCCCGGGCGTCTATAGCCAAATTAATGATCAGTCTCAGATTCTGACAGATTACTACACGACTTCATTAGGATGTGTAGGTGAAAGTCAGTATGGTGTGATCGATCAGCCGGTATTATATACAAGTGCAGCTGAATGGATCAATTTATTTGGTGCTGCTGATAGTAAGTATGGAATGGCTCCGTTCTTTTGTACTTCTATTTCTACTGCTATTCCGAATAGTTATTTTGTACGTGTAGTTAATAAAGGTAATCCTGAAGATGAAGATCGTTCTAATAATGCTAAGTGGGGTTCATCTGCTTGTATGGTTAGAGGATATACAGGAGAAGCTTTAGAGAGTGCTGGATATTACTACGAAGAGATCAAATCTTTTGAAGAAGCAAGAGATAATGGTATTGATAGTGGTTTATTCTCACCTACAGATTTAAATACTGCTTTCGTTATCGCAGCTATTTCACCAGATAATCGTAAGTTATACTATACTGTTACTGATACTACTAATACTTCTTTAAATAGAGGATATGCAATTAGTAATATTACTGTAGTACCTTCTAATGAATCTGGAAGCGGTGAAGAAAGTACTTTAGTTAAATTAGTAACTTCTAAAGATATTATGGAAGATATCTATGATGGATGTTCTATTGTTGTTAAACGTATGTCTAATAGTGATATGAATGGTACATTTAAATTAACTAACTACGTAGAAAATGAAGATAATGTAGAATTAACATATATTATCAATAAAGAAATTAATAACGTAGTAGCTAACCATAATGAAAATGTAGCTATCTATCCTTCAGTAGAAAATACAACATTTGCTTTAAGTATCTTTGAAAAAACAGGTAAAGTATACCAAGCGGTAGAAACATATAACGAATGTACCTTATTCAATCATAAAGATGGTTATGGTAACTCTACTTACTTAGAAGACGTTATCAATGGTACATCTAACTATATCCAAGTATTCGTTAATGAAAACTTCGCTAAAAACGATATCTTAGAACAACCTGAAGTATCAGAAAACTATATCCCATTAGAGGGAGGTTCTGCTGGTAAATTTACTAACCAAGAAGAAAAATTTGTAGCTATCGCAAACGCTTTCGAAGCCTACAGAGATAGAACTCAAGTTACAGTATCTCTCTTGTCTGACTGCGGTTACGTAACAAAATCAGATACAAGAGTACAACAAAAAATGCTCGAAATTGCTGAGGCTAGACGTGACTGCTTCTGCGTATTCTCTACTCCTACAACAGAAAATACAGTAGACAATATCATCGACTGGAGAAATAACATCCAAGCAATGGATACATACAGAGGTGCTCTCTACGGCTCTACAGTCAAAGCATACGACGCAATCAACGGCAAATCAAACTTCATGGTACCTTCATCACTCTATGCCCTAAAAATTATGGGAGAGAATAACCAGTTTGTAGCCGCCGCTGGACTAAATCGCGGTGTGCTAGCTAGTTCAGTGGTGACTCCAATGGGCTTGAGTTTATATGTTAATGAGGTACAAGGTGGTAGATTGTATACTGATAACCAAGTTAATATGACGATTAAGTCTCCTACTGGTGGTTATGTAATTTGGGGTCAACGTACATTACAGAAGCAAGCTAGTGCATTAGACAGAATTAATGTTGCTCGTACTATCATCTATATTGAGACAGTTATGAGAGATGCATTACGCTGGTTCTTATTTGAAGTTAATGACTCTTATACAAGAACACAGATTGCATTACAGTTGTCTTCGTTCTTAGATACAGTAGTTGCTGCTAATGGTATTCAAAGTTACAATGTTAAATGTGACAATGAAAACAATCCGCAGGCTGTAATTGCGAAAAATCAACTGAATGTTGACGTAACAGTAGTTCCATCGTATGTTATTGAAGCGATTGAGCTTTCAATGAACATATCGAATGGTATCGCAACTGTTACAGTTAACGGTCGATAATTGATTTTTAACATAATTTTTCAGAAAGTCCTCAATTAATTTTGGGGATTTTCTTTTTTATACAGTTCTATATAATGTAGTAATAGCGATATATTTCGTTATCGTTTTATTTCTAATACTAATAAATTAAAGTAACGATTTCTTTTCAAATGAGTTTTTGTAAGTAATAGCGATATATAGCAGAAATACTCATAAATAATAACAATATATAGTATTTAGAAATATAGTATAAATTATTCCAAATAACGTTAGTTTTAAGGAATAATTATAGCTATGTCATTATATAAAGGAAATACAGAAATAGGAGCAATATATCATGGAAGTACTGAAATAAGTAAAATATATAAAGGCAGTACTCTAATATATGAAAAAGTAAGTAAACCTTTATACTATTGTTATAAATATAATCAAGTTTATTATAACAATACATATGTTTTAACAATATATAAATCACCTGATAATAATACACTTTATATGAACAGTAATGCAACAACTACTAAAGATGTAAAAAGCAATGTAATAACATATCGAACATACACAACAAATTCTAATTCATTAACTCAATTAACTGCTAAAACAAAGTTTTTTACAGTAAAGAATTATAGAGGTAGTATTGTAATGAGTTTGATTTTTCATAAGTCTAAAACAATTACTGATTCTAATTGTGTACTTTCATTTTATGACGAAAATGATGAGCTTGTTGATATTACTCTTAATAGAGATAGTAACAATGATTTATATTCATAAATAAAAATATTTTGTCATTTATTATTTGTTTATACAGTTCTATATAGAGTATAATTTTTTAATGATAACGTTATTTTTTAAAAATTGTAGAGGTAATAAATGTCAGATAATACTGAAGATACTTGGGTATTTAATTATGGAGATAAGATTGAGTATTTAGATTGTACTCGTGATCTTCATTTTGAAGCTGCAAGACGCTGGGCAATGGATCACGGTGTTAGTTTCGAAGAAGATGAAAGCTTACGTACTCATAAAATAGTACAAGAAGAATATACTGAAATGGAAACTAAAACTAAAAAAGTAATTGTACCAGCCGTTACTCATGAAGAAGAAGTTGAAGAAACAGATGAAGAAGGTAATGTTGTTAAAAAGACCATTACAGTAGTTGATTCTGAAGAACATGAAGAAGAACAGATGAGTGAAGAAGAAGTTACTAAAACTCGTGATGTTGATCAATTATGGCGTTATTGGTTTATTGGTACATTACCAGAACCTGCAAATGAAGATGAAGAAGAATCAGGTAATTAGCTTTTAATATTTTTTCAATTACTCCTAGGAAAGACTTAACTTTAGATAGTTAGGTCTTTTTTATTATATTATTTAGGTCTACTTTGTGTCGTTTATATGAATCTATAATATACCTAAACTAGAGCGTAGGAAATAGACACAAATGCCAACATCACTCTCAAATATCACTGTTAAAGATTCTGCACATTCTCTTGTAATCAAATCAAACGATATTACTATTGATGGTACTAGTATACTTGGACAAAATAATTTTGTCACTCTTGATACAGCACAAACGATTTTGGGTAAAAAAACATTTAGTACTGAAATTATTCAAAATAAATCAACAAGTGGATATACAGGTTTTTATTCACAAAATACGGCTATTACAAGAGGAACCACTCCTTCTTCAAATTCTGGTATTACTATAGGATTACAAGATTCAACGGGATTAAATTCATCTGGAAGATTAGCTGCATTTCAATTACAGTATAATACAGATGGTAATATACAAGCGTCTATGATAGCTGGTGAACCAGTCTCAGGTAGTAGTGATAATGCGAGAATTAGTTTATTTAATACTGCTACGGGTACAGCTTATACATCAGCTCCAACACCTATGGAAGATACAACCACATCAAAACAAATTGATACTGTAGGTGCAAGAAATACTAAATTATATAAAGGAATTACTAACTGTATTACATATATCCCGCAAGACATTAAGTTAGAGATAAACTCAAATGGGAAAGCTGTATTAAAGGCAGGGAGTAAGGTTTATGTACCGAATGGGTTTACAGGAACAACACCAAAATTTGATGTTAATACTATTGCTAGTGATATTACTTATAATTTTCAATCATCACAGAATGGAAAATATTTACTAGCAAACCATAACAACGGACAAAATGCTGGCTGGTCTAAAGCTAACCTAGCGGAAAGTGGAACGAGTACAGAATCAAATACTTCATTTTATTATAGAACAGATGATAATAAAGTATATTATCTAAATGATTCTTCAGGCGGTATTTACACACTTCCTTTGGCTATTGTAAATTTAACAAATGGTGTTGCAACTATAGATCAAGTCTTTAACGGCTTTGGTTATATTGGTTCAACAGCATTTGCACTTCCTGGAGTTAAAGGACTTATACCTAATGGCAGAAATGAAGATGGAAGTTTGAAGAATATTGAGTTTATAACAAGTACAGTATATACGAGAAATTTAACACAAACTGGTACATACTATATGGGATTAACAGTATCAGGAATTGCAGTGTCAAATTTAACAAATAGCTCATATAATGAAAATGAAAACATAAATTATTCAGGGACAGTTAAATGGTTTGCTTCTCCATATTGTATTTGTCTTTTATCATCAGGTGTCATTACATCTCTCACTCCTAAAACCCCATTCCACGCAGTTGATTATAATGACTTTTCAGACTTGAAAGATATTGTAGATAACACTGTGAAGCTGACAGGTAACCAGACCATTAATGGGGCTAAAACATTTACTGCTTCACCCGTTATAAGTAATAACATTACTGATACTTCATTATTTTTTAAAGATACAGGTATTGCTTCAAATTCAACAGTACCTACAGCTGACAGATTACGTTCTTTTAGAGTTATGGCGAATGACAATACGATATTAGGAGACGTAAGATTCGTTAGACAGTCATCAGGAAATGTAACATCACAACTAACTTGTAGAAAAGTTATAGATGGAACTCAATATAATTCTGCAGTAACAGCAAATGTTTCATCAACAGGTATTATATACGGAACTTGTCCAACGCCTCCGGCTGTTTCTAATACAACTGATGCTTATATAGCAACAACAGCATGGTGTAATGACCCAATAAAAAGTACTAATGTAGTTCATAGAAATGGTAATGAAACCATTGGTGGTACAAAGACATTTAATACTACTTATACATCATTCAAAGGAACAGCCATTGATATTACAAATGCAAAAACTACACAAAATGATGTAGGGATAAACTGGCTAGATAAAAATGGAACAGTTTTAGGACAAAATCATATTAGAACAGACACTACAGGCTCTGTTGCAAATAGTATGTATATCAAAGCTCATAATAGCAATAGTTGGGTGAGTATCACTGTCGGTTTTGATACTAATGATAATGTCTATACACATGCTCCGACGCCAGCTGTTTCTAGTAATAATACTAATATAGCAACTACGGCTTATGTAAACAATAAGTTTCAAGTTGTATCTGCACTACCAGCTTCTCCTGATAGTAATGTTTTCTACTTTATACCAGCTTAGGCAGGAATGTAATAAAATACGTTAGAGTCCGGGCTAGCAGGTAAAGCTGAAACTACCTGATGTTTATTATTAACATATGCAGTTGTCGCAGCAGTAGCCTCATTTGAAGAAGTAGCAGGTGTAGGTAAGTTCACTTTACTATTAAATATTGCGACGCTATTACCATCTGACAGAACTTGTAAAACTAATTGAGAATAAGCTGAACTCGTTTTGCCGTTTGCTCTAATCGCAAAGATTCTATTTTCACTTGTATCTACATTTAAATTAATATATCCTAATTGAGTAGAAGAAGCATCATACCACTCTATAAATCTTTGTGTACTTGTAGAAGTTGGTGTTCCATTAGTATAGGCTTTATTAAATAGTCTTATTTGTGCATATGAATTTGATGTGTTACCATTACCAAGTATTATTTGATTGTGTGCTGTGACCCAATTACTCATATTAAATTGTGAAAGATCACTGTGTAGTTTTTGTAATTCTAAACCTTTAGCACCATTTGATAAATAATGTATCCCTAAATAAGCAAGACGAGTGTTATTATTTCCTCTAAAATCATAACCTACATATTGATTTGATGAAGGAGTAGAACCTGGAGTAATACTATTATTTTGAGCAATAAAATTAACTGGTCCAGTAATAGCCGCTACATAATTACTTATATCAAAATGTGCTGAAGAGGCTATTTGTGGAGAATTTTGATTTTTATGAGCTATTAAATCTAAATAAGTATAATATTGTGTACTGTTAGAAGGATCACCGTTTTGAACACATAAATGACAACCTACTGCATCATTAGTATATTGTCTCATTTGCATAAAAAATGTTCTACTACCGTTTTTATCAGCTTGTATATAATAATTATTTCCCCATGTATCTGCTGTTAAGGTTTTTGTTTTATCTATAGTAGTATTAATCTGCTGTATACTTAAATTACTAAGACGTGATTGTACCCAAGCAGTAGTAGCAATTCGTGAGGTACTGTCTGATACTGAAGAAGGAGTTGGAGCTTCTGCATAAGATGTTCCGTCTGATTTTATACCTACTCGAATAGCAGCATAACCATTTCCATTTTGTTGTCTTGCGTATAAACTTTTTCTATAAGTACCATCTGTTAAATGTTCGCATTCTAATCCACCTAACCAAATATTATTTTTATCTGTAAATCCAATGGAACTAATAGTTTGTTCAGATGGAGCAGTAGTCCAATCATCATTCATACCTTTCTTATAAAATACTTCTCTGAACCATTTATGAGCTTTTATATCTTGATCAGTATCTAGTGTGACAAAATTATTTGTAGCAAGAATAGATGAACCATTTATAGTAATATCATTAGCTTTAACTATAAGTGTGTTAGTACCATCTTTTACTGTAATATTACTTAAACTTGTTGTCATTTTTCGTCTATTCCTTGTACTCTAATTCAGATATATTATAGATTCGTATAGAGTGTTAAAAATAGACTTAATTTAACTTAAAGTATTGTTTTTAATGAATAATGAAGCCTGGAGATAGAACTACTATTTTACCTTTTTTATTTTTAGCATATAAAGCGGATTTTGGTTTACCATGATCTATCCAATATTTAACAAGTAAAATATGAAAATGATTAAAAGGATTATGAGATTTTTCAAAATGAGGACAACTGCAAGTTTTAAGATCTGCAGATACAAAAAAAGAAGAGACTAAAACTGAATTTATTTTTTCATGTACAAAGTATCCATTTATTTCTTCATCTACGATACTTTCTTCAATAAGATACATATTAATTCCTTTTTCCTTTTTATAACAATAATACATTATATTAGAACATTAATTTTCATAAAAAATTATAAAGAAAAAGAGTGTATTAACGAAAACACACTCTCTAACAAACATATTAATTAAAAATTACATAAGACCTATACATAAACCGAATGTAAAGCCATGTAAAATTTCAGCTAAATTTTTAGGCTCATTTATAGTTAATTTTACAAACATAGAATTAGTATATAATGATGGAAATTTAGCAAAAAGTTTATGACAACTTAAATAAATAGGATACATACATAAAATAAGAATTAACCATAACCAAGAATGGTATAAAATCATAGCAGGTAATAAACCAACTAATGCACGCATACTACTATAAATCCAGTCATATACACCATAGTATTTATGAATATGATAAGGTAAATGTAACAGATCTTCTACAACCCAATTTATAAAACGAACGATCTGATTACATAAAGGACGAAACCATAAGCTGTAAGAGTCGCGATTTTGTACTCCACTTTGGCCAGAATCTATGATCTCTCCTATTGACCTAGACCAGTACTGTACTATGATATACAGAGATGTAGCAGCAATAGAGAAAGCTTTCCAGAATTCGTTATTAATAGTTACACTCATCTGTATATGCATTAGTACAAAACCAAGAGCCATAATTCCGATCATTTCTTGAGTAGCTCTAGAAAGTATCTTTTTAAATTTACCTTCTCCAAAAAGACGTCTCCAAAGAGCCCAAAACATTCCACATAATAAACTCATTATTTTTAACTCCAGTATTAATAATATATATACTTATTAGAACTATTCAAAAGCTTGTTTTAATTAGCATTTTGTTATATAACTATTAGGTCTCATTTTAAGCTCATACAGTGATGATATGTCATTTTACTATAAGTTATAAAGAAAAGACCCAAAACGTTAATTCTGGGTCATTTTAGTAACTATTTTTGTTATATTTATTATGAATCTTTTTTGCTACAGATATGATGTGCTAGTTTTTTAGCAGATTGTTCCAAAGGATAGAGAATTCCACCTGTTGTTTTTAAGAATTCGTAGATTTTTTGTTCTACTTGTTCTTCGTTATTTGAGTCTTCTGTTATTTCTTTAGGACTCATTACTTTTTTAATATAATTCCATACTTTTTGTGTAACTTCTTCTTGTTGTTCATCTGATAGTTCATTAAAAGAATGTGAATGATAATTTGCTATTTCATTAAGAAAATCTTTTACGCTTTCATAATCTTTAGCCTTTAATATCATATTACTTTCAATGTAGTTTAACTTTTTAATGATAGTATTTGCGATTCTGCTTAGAGGATTAATTGCTTCCATAAATGCTTGACGTGTAATAGACATTAGAATTCTCCTTTAAGACTTTTTAGATAATCAATAACTTCATTAAGTTTATCTTTAGCTTCTTGTGAATATACTGTCAATACCATATCTTCTATTTTCATGATATCAAAGTCTAAATCACTATTTCTATCTTCTTGTCTTTCAACAGCAGGATCTTTACTATTTACTAATATATTTTCTATTGCTTCAATAGTTCCTTGTTCTAATCCAAAGTTTATTTTTACTCCCCAAAGATATTTATCTACTTCTTCAGCAGTCATGTCTTGAGGAAATCTGTCAAGCATATTATAAACTTCTTCTTTCTGTCTATCATCTAATGCAACAGTTTGAAAGATAGCATATTCAACTTTATCTTTATTATAAAGTCTATTTTCAGCTACATTCTCTTCAAAAGCTTGCACTGATTCTGTTAGAGATTCTTTTACAGTTTTATCTTCTTTTTCTTTATTATCATCTGTATTTTCTTCAGACGTAATTTCAGAATTTTCAGTATCTTTACCTGTATTAGCTTCTTCTACACCATCTTCAAATGCTTTTTTAATAGTATCTACTTTAGACATTTGTGTTGTTAATTGAGCAAGATGTTTTACTTCTTCTCTTTTAATATCTTCTAATGTATCGTGAAAAAGCTCTACTAATGATTTTGTAGTTACATTTTCTTCTAAAGCTAATATTTGGTCATACTCATTACAAGCAGAAGTTTCACTAGAAATAGCTCCCATAATAGCTTGCTTATACTGTTCATCATAAGTGATATCTACAGTATTTGTATCTAGTGGATTTACTTCTGCTTCAGTCAGAGTTTTCTTTTTAGGAATAAATCTCATAACATTACTTCTTTTTTTTATTTTTGGACTGGATTTGCAGCACTCGATTTGTTTACAAAGTATGTATTATCGTCACCTAATTCTAGAGAAACTGTAGAAACAGTAATATTTTTAGGTAACTTATTCTTATCTACTTGCGATACTTTATAAGCATTGTTTTTCTGATCATCTAATACTTGATCTACATGAATACCTTCTGAACCTTCACCAATTTCGTTCTTCAAAGTATTTAAAACATCAGAAACGTTAATTCGCATGTCCTGCTGGTAATCTTTAGGACCTGCGAAATCACTTGCCTCAGATAGATATGCTAAACAGTCTTTACCTTCTAAAATCTCGTTCATGAATTTACCATAAGTACCTTCGCCAAACATGTGATGTAGCATATGTTCTACTTTGTCTTCACCTTCTTCGCAGTGATCATCTTCACAAGGGTTATCAATTTCTTTTACTGAAATATTTACTAATTCATTTGTAACATCAGCATCATGATCAACTGGACCTTCAGCTTTATTTTCAAAGTTAGTATCGTTTGACATTTCAGCTGTATTTACGAGATTTTGAGCATCTGTAATTTCTTCTTGTGCAAATTCACCCGGAACTACATTAGCCATACCCATATCATCGAATGACTGTACACCATTCTGTTTAATCATATCAGCAGTACTTTCAATACCTTCTTTTAATACTGATTTAGCTGCTTCTAATAATTCGTTCTTAAGATTCATTTATTTTTATCCTTATTAAAAACTCGAGTATATTTGTAGGGATTATTATGTTTTTCTTTTAAAGACTTACGCTTTTTATCTTTTTCATATCTTTGCATATATTCAACGAAGCGCTTATATGTAAATTTAGAAGATATTTCGTTATCGTCTTTCATAAGTTAAACCTTTCTTTTACTTTTATTTAGAACTTCATCATAAATAGAACTTAATTATAACGCTAATTTTTATTCTTTTTCATATTGGCATGGATCTGGAAATAATGTATATAGTAATCCATTAAGTTTAGGAAAATTTCGCCAGTTATCCGTTACATCATCAAAAACTGATAGCCAACACTCATTAAGATAGTCTTTCGTAAGATCTCTTCCTAATGGAATTTTTACATCTTTTATAAGTCTTTGATTTTCAACAGTTTTTGTAGGATATAAATTTCTATAAACTGATCTTTTATGTAGTACTTTTTTTGTATTTTGAAATTCTTTTATTTCTGGTCTGTTAAGAAATTCTAAAAAATCTTTTTTGTTAATTAATATTGGCCAGTGCGATTCATAGTTAAACTGGTTTTTACAATTCATTTGAGTAAGAAGTTCTTCTGCATAAGAAAACGCATATTGCCATCTAGATTTCTTTTCTGTTTTACTGTATCTTTTTATTTCATCTAATAGTGTACCTAAGTATACGTTAGTATTTTCTTCCCAATTAGTTATTTGTTTTATAGCAAAGAAATCATCATTCATAAGAATAAAATTATCAGAAATATCTGGACATGTACAAGCAGTAGTATAATTAACCATACTGTTTTTCCATTTATTTCCTGTTTGTTCTGTATGTATATATTCTACATTTTGTACCCAAGAAGGCTTATATCCTATAATCCATATTTTACGATATTTACAGAATTTAGAAACAGAACGTAATGACATTCTTAAATCAGGATTGATCTCTCCTTCTTTTACAATATAGACTAAATCATATAATGTATCTGTATCAATAGGATCTTGCTTAATAATATTACAATCTTCTATTTGCGATTTAAAAAGTACTTTTACTCTATCCGTATGTATTTTTTTTAATTTTTCTCTTTCTTTTGCTAATCTACGTAAATAAGGAGCTAATGTACATCCTAAACTACTCATTATATTCTCCAGTAATATATACACTATTTATAATGTATAGAACTGAAAAATACAAACAATAAGCGAATAAATTTATTCGGAAAAATCACCTGATTCTTCATCTTCAGGATAAGGTAAATTCTCTTCAATCCATGCTGTTACTTCTTTATCAAGAATTAAATAAGCTTCTTCATCTTCAGCAGTCCAACTACCATTAGCTTGTCTTCTTTGTCTTTCTAATGTTTTATCATCAATGTGTTCTTTACGATATTGGATACGTTGTTGTTCTATTTCTTCGTGTGTAGGAATATGAGGTTCATTTTCAACAGATTCTAAATAATCACCTCTATCTTCAAAAGAATGGTTTTATACATTAAGCTGGAATATAATAAAATACATTTGCATTCGGACTAGCTGGTAATGCAGAAACTACTTGATGCTTACTGTTACAGTAAGCTGTAGTAGCTATTTTGGTACTGTTATCAGATACTGCTGGTGTCGGAGCTTCAGTATAAAAAGAACCAGAAGCGTTGCATGATATTCCCAGAGTAGCACCGCTATTAGTTCCAGCAACAGGCGATTTTACAAACAAACGTGAAGAAACACTCCCATCTGTGTACATTCCTGTATATACTGAACCCATTTCAACATTATTTTTATCAGTAATTCTAGAACCGCCATAACAGTTTGAGCTAGGAGCAGTGCCTTGCGTATAAACGCTAGATTGATATCTTACACGCATATCACCGTCTTTTAAAACTATTGGAACATTACTAAAAGTCTTAGTACCTGCAATAGTTTGATTTCCTGTTAATTTAACACAGTCAGAAGTATCGCCACTAGCACTTCCGTATTCTTGGAATTTACCATTAGTATAAGCATATATTTTATCTTGTGGACAGAAATAGCATTGGTAAGTAGAGTACGTATAACCGATAGGAATGTAAAATTTATTATCAGCACTACTCGGAACAGTTGTCGTTACTAATGTTGAATCAATTGTCGCTGTTACACCATTAAGAGCAGATAATACTAAGTAGACTGTTGCATATTGAGTACCTGTCCAAGATGAATTACCTGTTATATCTCTGACACTTCTACCTGATATTGCTCTAAAATTATTAGTACCTGTACCTGATGCACTAATAGCTGAGCCAGCCACCAGAATTGGATAGCTTATATCAAAAGTAATTCCACTGCCTATGTTTTTATAACCAGCAGAAGTTCCTACAATAGCCCTCCCTGCTGTAATAGCCGTTGCGGCTTTAATATTATTAGCAATTTGAAGTCTATCAGTAGTATTACTGTCTAAATCGCCTATTAATTGATAATATGTGCCATCATAAACAAATACGTATGTACGATTAATTCTTAAATATCCTTTATTAATAGCACTGCCACGATACTGAATAGCTTTTGCACCTGTACTATTAACATTAAGTGTCGGATTGTCTGCACCATTGGCTTCTGCTGTAAACTTAACAAAAATAACTGCACCAGTTTCTAACTTAAATCCCGTACACGCAACTACTTTTTCTTGTGTAGCTGCTGCTGTATCACAAGTACCATAATGAGTAATATTAGCAGAACCATCAAACTCAACACCATCTATCGTTCGTTTAGTAGTTAGCTTAGCAGCAGAACCAGTAATACTACCAGACGATGTGATATATCCTTGAGCCTTAACGAAAGCAGTAGTAGCGATTTTAGTTGAGTTATCAGATGTAGCAGGTGTAGGAGCGTAAGTAAATACATTTTTATTTTGGTCGTAACCAATTGTTAATTTCGCGTCATTTGTTGAACCTGATGTTGGTTCAAATACTGCTAAATTTAATGTGGAAACTCCGTTTGAGTTATAATCATGATAGATTTGAGCCATTTTATTAGTTTGAGCAGTTCCATTTTTATCATAAACAGTTCCAAACCATCCATCTATTGTACTTGTTGGAGCTGTACCTTTACTTATACCAGAATATTGCATGTAAAGATTAGGTTGAGTCATCTTTATTGTTGGAGTACTAGTAAAAGTCTTATTCCCAGCAATAGTTTGGTTACCAGTAAGCTTAACAACATCACTATCAGCAGCTTTTGCATTCAAAGCGTTTTGTAAGTCTGTTTGATTTGATAATGTACCTGTAACTGATCCCCAAGTAGCTTGACCACCAGAACTATATCCTTGTGCTTTAACCCAGGCAGTAGTAGCAATCTTTGTGGAGTTATCAGAAGTAGCTGGTGTAAGTGTAGTTAAATACTCACTAGTATCTCCTAAAAATAATTTTTTCCAAGAAGTCCATGTTCCATTTTTACAAGACCTAAAATATATACAACTCTCCTTAGCACCATAATATTTTTGAAAGATAATGTGATCAGTTGACGAAAAATTCCTTATCATAGATGTTTCTAATAAAAAGGTATCTTGGTCTGCTATTGGTTTGTCTGTTATGTTAGCACTCGCACCATTAGAAGTACAATAATAATATAATGTTTCACTACTACCAGTTGAAACACAATCATTTAAACTTATTGTTTGGAAAGATATATTTTTACCTCTAAATACACCATTGAAATATAGTGCATCATTTATAGTTTTATTTCCATTTATAGTTTCATCACCGCTTCTGTGAACAACGTTTGTAGATGTTGCTGGATTATTTACCCAACCCATTGTTGCTAAAAGGGTATCTGATGTTGAGGAAGTTGAATATACTAAATTATAGTTATAAGTATTTGATAAATTTCCTCCACCTGTATATATTAATGCGAAATTTTGACCATCATCAGCAATCATATTTCTAAGGTCAGCATATGAAGTATTTTCGCCATATTTGTGTGCTCTAAACCAATAGCCTGTTTGTGATTTACCTTCTTGCGAATTATAGCTACGATAATTATATAAAGAAGTAACAGAATTATTAGTTAAATCTGTTGCTTCTAAAATAACATGCGCTGAGGACTTAGTAAGTTCAGAAAAATCACTATACCCTTTTAGTTTATATATAGCACCACTTGTTAATGTTAAGTTTCCACTCTTTTCTTCATTACCAGTTCTATGAATAACATTTGTACTGGTATCTGGATTGTTTACCCAACCTTTAGTTGGTACTTCTGTATCTGTTGTTGCACTAACGACTCTCGTTAAGGATAAGTTTGTTCCATTACCATTAATACTAGCCGTAAATGCTCCATTATCACGATTTTGAACTTCAATATACCCTTCTTTATTTGAAGTTGCATTAACAGTATTTAATCTATTATATAAAGCACCATTGACATAATATGATGATTGATTAACACTACCCTTTCCATTAGTATCAGTTAAATTAAATAAAGCAGTTCCCCCACTACCTAAGTTAGCTGTTCTTTGAATGGCAGAACTAAAGGTTTTAACACCAGATATACTTTCATTACCAGTTTTGTGTACTACATCTGCATCGTTAGCTTTATTATTTATCTGTGTTTGTATACTAGTACCATCTATTGTGATGTCGTTTGATTTAACTATGAGTGTATGACTTGAATCTTTTACTGTGATATTTGATAAAGAGGTAGGCATTATATAAGTCCTTGTTTTGTCTATATTTTTATCTCTAGTTTAGGTATATTATAGATTGATATAAAAGGAAAGAAGTAGTAATATAATTTAAAAGAAAATAAATAAAAATCCACTGAAATCCAAAAATATATAACAAACACATACTTTAGCATATAAAACTTTTTTAAGCTTTACAAATGTTAAAGATAACTATATAATATATATCGTAAAAACAAAAATATTAACTTTAATTTTTAGAAAAAGGAAATAATACAATGACAGTATATGCATATCTACGTGTTTCAACACAACAACAAGATGAACAAAATCAAAGACTTGGTATTGATAAAAAAGCAGAACAACTAAATCTAACAATAGATAAATACATTATAGATAAGAAATCAGGAGCCATTGATCCTAGTGAAAGAAACTTAGGTAAACTACTTAAAAAACTAAAACAAGGAGACATACTACTTATCAGTGAAATATCAAGACTATCACGTAAACTATTCTCTCTTTTCAGCATCATAAAAGTACTACTAGAGAAACAAGTCACTATCTATTCAGTAAAGGATGGATATACACTAGATGCATCCATTCAGTCAAAGATACTTGCGTTCGCATTTGGTATTTCAGCCGAATTGGAACGCCAATTACTTTCTCAGAGGACTAAGGAAGCATTGGCTCATAAAAGAGAGCAGGGTGTTATATTAGGTCGTCCTAAAGGTTCGAAGTCTTCATATCACAAACTTGATTCACATAAGACAAGATTATTGAATGATTACGAAAAAGGAGCAACTATAACATCACTTGCAAAAAGGTATAAAGTCTCTCATAAAACTGTAAAGAAGTATGTAGATCGTTATAGAGGCATTTATCATCTTAAAGTTGAAGAGCAAGTTACTGAAGAGATTTAAGTAGAAGTTCTTTATCTTCATCCCAACAGTAGTGGAAGTTTTTACAAGTATATTTAAAGCTTCCACTATTTTTATTTTTATTACACGCTCTATAAACAGATGATTTTTTTACTCCTATTTTTTCTGCTAATTTGGCGCCGTTTGTGTAAATTTTATCTTCTTCTAAACAATAGACTTTTGAAAACTTTTTATTTATAGGAATAGTAAATGTATCTTTATCTTTTAAATAACACCAATGATAACCTTCTGCTGTATGTTTTATTCCTGCACAAACTTTTTGAATGGCTGTTCTACAATTAAATTCTTTTTCAGCTTCTGCTATAGTATTGAATATTCTATTTAATTCTACACAATATACAGGAGTTTTATTAGATTTATCTTCTCTTGGTGTATATGTATCTATATCCTTTTCATAACACCAATGCATATTAGCAGAAGTAGTATATTTCTTTTCGCAACAAGCAATTATTCCAGTATCTGTAAAATTATATTCTGGATATTTTTCACAAAATTCTTTATATGTAAGAGTTTCGTTTAATTCAAAACAATGATATTTACTAACAGTACGTCTTTCATTAAACTCTTTAAATTTTGTACTATTTTTAAGACCTTCACTTATATGTTTTTTAACTTCTTCTGTATATGCTTTTGATTCTTCTCCGCCCGAAGTTGAATTATAACCTTCATTCATAGAATTATAATGTTTTATCCAATAAATTTCTTTTTGACTTAATTCTTCTTGTGAATTGCCTTCATCTATTTGTTCAATAATAAAGTTATCTTTACCATATTTGCGAATAGCATTATGAAACTTATTGTGATAGATATTAGCATTTGCTTTATTAATATGTTGTTTGAAACGTCTTTTTAACTTTTGACGTGTTTGTCCTATATAGACTTTATTATTTACTAAGTTTGTAATTTTGTAGATGATACCGTACATTTTTAATATTTTCCGTAGTGAATATAGTCAAATAAATCTTTTTCAATCCCTTTAAGTTTATTTTCATCTTTTACAATATCGGAATGTACATTTTCTACAATAGTTGTAATTTTTGAGACGAATCCAGAGCCGATTGCAATAAGTGATCCATATATTGCCATAATTGAGAGAATTATAGATAAAATATCTGAAATTAATCCAATTTTATCATTTAAATTCATTTTTTGAGTATTCTTCATTAAGATTCCTCCTATTTTTGTTAGTTCTAATAATATAAATAGAACCGAAATATTTTTTATTTTTATAAGTAAATACAAAGATAAATTTAAAAAATAAGCAGTTCTAAAAAGTAATATATGACAAGTTTTCTACTTTATATTGTTATTAAAAATTCTTGAACTTAAAAATACGGATATGCAGTATATATTAAGGATGGTTAATAACGGTATATTGTAAAAAAGGATAATAATTAACTAGGTAAATTAAACCAACATTTAACATTATAAATCAAGGACTTAGATAGATGCCAACTTCTCTTTCAAATATTAAGGTTACAGATGGACAAAATAATCTTGTAATTACAGGAAACGATATAACAATAAATGGTACATCTATTTTAGGACAAAACAATTATGTTACATTAGATACTACTCAGACTATTACAGGAGTAAAGACTTTTAGTAATACTATAAAAAGTACAAGACAAGGAGATGGTATTTTTTTAACTAGAAAAAGTAGTACAGATAGTACAGGAGATGCATTTGTAGATTTAAAATTTTTTGATACATTAGGTAATAGAAAAGGTGGAGTTAGAAATATACTTGAAAATGGAAATACTACTTGTTTATATGTAACAAACGAAGCTGGAAATGCTATTAAAAATACATTAAACCTAGTATATAATGAATCATCTGATAGAGTATATACAAGTATAATTAATCCAGAAATTAATTCTCTTAATTTAAGAACAAACCAATATAATTGGGGTACAAATCCAACTACTGGTACAGATTTACTATCACATAATTTTAGAGATAATACCGATACTCCTGTTGTTTCTAATAGACCATATTTATCATCAAATGGTGATCGATATTATTTTATATCTGTTATTAATAAAGAAAAAACAAAATATACTGAATTAGCTGTTGGTTGGGATGCATCTGGAAATGCAAATACTGTTGCTCCAATTCCAACGTCTACTACTTCTACATCTTCTAGACAAATAGCTACTACTGGATGGGTAAATACAGTTGGTAATAATGTTGTGCATTTAACTGGTAATGAAACTATAACAGGAGCTAAATGGGTTAATAATAGTTATATAATAAGAGGTAATGGTGAAATTCAATTTACAGATACAACCGGATATACACCATCCAATCCACCTTCTGAAAGTAAAGCTTTTGGTACATTACGCTGGGGAGTAGGCTGTACAGCTGGTAATACTAGTTGGTTAAGTGGTGGTTCTGAATTATTAAAAATACAACCAATTATATCATCACAAGGAAAAGTAAATGTTGCTTTCGTAGTGTTTGATAGTTCTGGTAATAGTAAGGAATTATTAGACTTATATTCTACTGCGGATGGAAGTGATGCTGCAGCTATAACTATTACACCTTCTAATGCAGATAATTCTAGAAAAATAGCTACGACTGCGTATGTAAATAATAAGTTACAAGTCGTATCAGCTTTACCAGCATCTCCTGATAGTAATACATTCTATTTTATTCCTGCATAATAATTATTAAAAAGTTCTATACATATATATCATTAAAAAATAAATGAGAATGTATAGATGCCTATATGGAGAAGAATATTACAAGGAACTAAAAAAGTATCTCCTGCTGTACAAAGAAATGTATCTAATATAGCAAGAATATCTAACTTAGATTTAAGATATGATGAGGGTGTAAAAACTTTAACTTTTTATGCTAATGTAAAATCATCTACGTTTAATACATTCTATTCTGTTATTATTACATTCAAAGGTGTAGAAAGAACAGATGGTTTAACAGAAGATGAAATTAACAAAGGATTTCAACCAAAACCTACACTATCAAAAAATGAAGTAATGATCCGCTGTTCTTGTAATAATTACAGATTTCGTTTTGATCAAGCTAACAGAAAAAATAAAGTAGGTACTGGTGCTAGATTTCCAATATATAGAAGAAAAACAAATAGAAAACCATATAATCCACATATGATAGCAGGTACATGTAAACATGTTATAGAATTATTAGATTATCTTCAAAAAAATGGTTTTATACACTAAGCCGGAATATAATAAAATACATTTGCATCTGGACTGGCTGGTAATGCAGAAACTACTTGATGCTTATTATTACAATAAGCCGTAGTCGCGATTTTCGTACTATTGTCTGATACTGCTGGAGTAACATCTAAACTTATATAATCATTATTAAGATATATTTTGCGATTATTTCCTGTTGTTCCATCTTGTGGTCTTAATTGGATACCTGTTGCATTGTTTGTTCCTTGTATTACTAAACACCCTCCTACATTACCATCTCCAACTTTTACATCATCACCTATATTGTTCAAAATATTGTTTGCAAATTGAACAGCACTACTAAATGCTTTAGTACCACTAATAGTCTGATCACCATTCAATGTTACATAGTTTGATAAACTTTGATGAGAAGTAAGATATCCTTGTGCTTTGACAAATGCAGTTGTTGCAATCTGTGTAGAGTTATCAGAAGTCGCGGGAGTAGGGGCGTAAGTATAAACCGTTCCATCTCTTTTTGCTATAACTCTGATTGCTGCGTCATATGCTACATCCGAAGAATTTAAATTCGTCGCAATCATAGATGCTTGTATTTCATTACTTGTTGTTTGTGTTACATAAAAATTACCAATTTGTGCATTGTTTTTATCTCTAATGAGCCAACTAGTATATTGAGTAGATGACGGAGCTGTTCCTCTTGTAATAGTTGAACTTTTTCTTATTGCATCCATACTATGTATTGTGTTTTCACTAAAGGTTTTAGTACCTGTAATAGTTTCATTTCCTGAAGTATGTACTATTCCATTTCCGGCTGTTTTAACCCATGCAGTAGTAGCGATCTTAGTACTATTATCAGTTACAGCAGGTGTAATAGCTGTAGTATAACCATTATCGTTAGAATCACAACCAATATTTAGCATTCCTTTATTATTACCGTTTTTATCATAAACTAAAAATCTAATTTCCCTTTCAGTAGAAGTATCTCTTAAATATATATCACTCAGTACTAAAGCATTTTTATCAAGAAACTTACAGTGTGTATAATTTGCTGTAGATGGATTTACAGTTCTATCCATACCAGTATTTTTAAACTGAATAAAAACAGTATCAGTACCTCTAGTAATTGATTTTACACCTGTAATCTCTTGGTTTGTATCTAACGTTACAAAGTTATTAGTAGCTAATATACTACTTCCATTAATTGTAATATCATTAGCCTTAACAACTAATGTATTTTGTCCATCTTTTACCGTTATATTACTTAATGAAGTAGTCATATTATCTAAGTCCTTGATTTATAATGTTAAATGTTACTTTAATTGACTTATTTTAGAAATTATATATAATGATCTACTTCTTTCCTTTTATATCAACATTAAAAATATTATAGGACTTAGACAAAAATATGCCTACATCTGCTTCAAACATAATTGTGAAAAATGGTACAAAAAATACAGTAGTATCTGCTGATGATATTAATATTAACGGTACTTCTGTAATTACTACTTTAAGTTCTAAACAAGACGTTTTAACTCCTGGTACCGGAATTGATATTACCAATAACGTTATCTCCTCTACATTAAACTCTGCACAATGGGGTAATATTACCGGTACCATCTCTAATCAAACAGACTTACAAACAGCCTTAGATAATAAACAAAATGTAGCAACTGCTGTAAATTATGACAACATCACTAACTGTATTACATATATTCCACAAGATATTAAACTTGAGCTGAATAATGGTACTCTGACATTAAAAGCTGGTTCTAGAGTTTATGTACCAAATGGGACTAATACTTTTGATGAAGTTGTGATTAGCGAAGATATTTCACTTAGTAATAAAACTTCTACTAGAAAGATACAATCATTAATTTTAATGAGGATTAATAAATCGAGTTTGGAGATTTGGAATGTAAATGATAGTTATTCTGGTACGACTCAACCAACGGCTACATATCAATGCTGGTATAATACAACCAATAATACAATAAAGTCATCAGTGAATGGTGGTAGTACATACGGTGTTAATTTGTCTTTACCACTTTGTATTGTTTCTGTTGATTCAACGGGTATGACATCTATAGACCAAGTCTTTAATGGCTTTGGATATATTGGCTCAACAGTCTTTGCTTTACCTGGTATACAATATTTATACTCTAATGGTAGAAATGAAAATGGAACATTAAAGAATATTACTAATACAACATCCTCTGTTCTGACTTTTACTTGGAATCCGGGTTTATGGGGTAATAATTTCCCCGTTGTATTAGATTTGTATGGTGTTGAGTTTTTGGGTAATGAGAATACTTTTATTGGGGGCGAAAGACCAGAAAATCCCTCAGCTTATACACGTTGGTATAATAAAGAAGAAAATCAATGGTACATTTATGTTACATACTGGGATAAAGCATATTTGTGCATTTATTCTTATGTTGACCTCTCTAACGGCAAAGTTGTTGGGTTTAGAACAAAAACAGCCTTTCATGCAGTAGATTATAATGACTTCTCTGACTTGAAAGATGATGTAGAAGCTAACACTAATACTTTAGAGTATAAACAAGATGAAGCCACTGCTGTCAACTATGACAACATCACTAACTGTATAACAGAAATTCCACAGAATATACAACTTGAGTTGAATAATGGAACGCTGACACTAAAAGCAGGAAGTAAAGTATATGTGCCAAATGGTGCAGGTGTGTTTACGCTTGTTACAACTACATCAGATGTTTCAAGAAGCGAATTTGGTACAACAACTGGAAATAATCTATATTTAGAGGGAGTATACGGAGGTGGTACTATTTCGGCTATTTCTTGGTCTCTACAAAGCAATACATCAAGTGGCACAACATCACCAGCATCAGGTATATTCTATAATACAAGCACAAATTATATAAATAGGTATGTTGAAGGAGAAGCAAAAGACCAAAGAAGTTTTCCGCTTGCGCTAATAACACTTGATAATGGAACACCGACAAGTATAGACCAAGTCTTCAATGGCTTTGGTTATATTGGCTCAACAGTCTTTGTTCTTCCTGGTGTTAAAGGATTAATTCCAAATGGTAGAAATGCGGATGGTACACTGAAGAGTATTGAGTTAAGTTTTTCAAAAGTTGTAACACAGACAAACAATGTTACATATTCCGGAGATATAGCTATAACTTCGGATTATTTTGATTTGGCACAAGGTAATATGTATAATGAAAAAGATAATAGAAATTATCTTTCTGATGGTGTAACACCATTTAATAGGTGTATTGCGGGAAAATTTGTTAAGGGAACAAACGGTGTCATCACTTCTCTTACTCCTAAAACAGTCTTTCGTGCTCTTGACTACAACGACAGCTCTACAATATCAGGTTGGTCTATGCCATCAAGTAGGTATATAGACTTAACCCTTGGCGCTAGTGGTGCAAATTATACAGCTCCGGCAAATGGGTGGATATTTTTTGCAAAAGCCTCCGATTCATCAGGTCAGTTTAATGCTATTACTAATAGTACAGGCGGTGGTTTAAGAAGCGACTGTACTGCATCTAGTTCAGGACAGTGGGCGACTGTTAACTGTCCTGTAAAAAGAGGAGATATATTTAGTATTGAGTATACAACATCAGGAGAAACAAAAAGATTCCGTTTCATTTATACTGAGGGAGAAAGTTCTAATTAATATCTTTAAATTTTAATAACTTAGGATATTAATTATATGATTTTAATTTATATGATAACCAATATGATAAATAATAAAAAATATATAGGTCAAACAAAGCATTCTTTAAAATGGAGATTTTATAATCATTGTCAAAAAAGCAATGGATGTAAGAAACTTTGTCATGCAATTCAAAAATATGGTAAAGAAAATTTTATAATAACAAAAATAGATGAAGCTCCCACAAGAGAAGAAGCAAACATTAAAGAGCGTTATTATATTTCTTATTATAATACACAAATAGAAGGGTATAATATAGCAGAAGGCGGATTTAATGCTAAGTCTACAAGGCGTAAAAGAGTAATCTGTTTAGAAACTGGTGAAAAATTCGATAGTATTACAGATTGTGCTAAAAAATATAACGCAAACAAAGTAGATTATATAGCCAGAGTTTGTCATGGAAATAAACCTACTTTTAAAGGTTATCATTTTGCATTTTTAGATAAAGACGATAAACCCAGGTTAGATAAAATAAGATTAAATGCACCAAAATCACACAAAAAGACATTATGTATTGAGACTGGAGAAATATTTAAAGATTCTAAAAGTGCATCTGATTGGTTAGGAGTTCATCGTAATGCAGTATCAATGTGCTGCAGAGGATTATGTAAAACAATTAAAGGTTACCATTTTAAATATGTGGAGGAATAATATAAATGTATAAAGCAATTAAAGATAACAAAATTATAGCAATTAACGAAACAGGTGAATTTCCTTGTCTTATTTATGATGAAGTAGTTGAAGATACAGAACACACCTGTGAAGATTATAAGCATTATAATGGTGAGTTTACACTTCACAATATCGAGAAAGACAATGAAGAAATGAAACAAGCTCGTGCCAATGCTTATACAGTTGAAGTTGATCCTTTAATGTCTGAATATAACCGCAAAAAGACTTTCAATCTGTTTGAAGAAGGTGAAGAAGAAGAACTTATAAAAGCTATTCAAGATAAAGTAGTCGAGATTAAAGAGAAATATCCATATCAAGAGAATAATATATAAAAATTATTCTGCTTTATTATCTACAGTATCTATAATACTTGCTGCTAATACTGCTATAAGTAATTTGCATTGATTCCAGATTTGCATAGCACTAGATAATTGTAAGTTTTCTGCATTCTTTTTGTTAATGACTAACTTATCAATATACTTATTTAATTCTACTAATGTTACTTGCATTTCTGGATTATGTTCATAGAGTTTATGTTCTACAGCATAATTATAGAGTACAAAACCTTTTTGAATAATATCATTTAATGCTTTAATAGATGTTTCTGTTGTAATATTTTTACCTTCATCTGTTTTATATTTATCTTCATATAGATTAATTTCATCTAATAGTTGTTCTGAAAGTTTATAAGCCTTTTCCATTTTTTATTTTCCTTGCATAATGTTAAGAATTAAATTAAGATCATTGTTTTTATAAAAAGAAACAAGTACATTTGCTATAACGAAAGCCTGTTCTTTATCTAATGTAATTTTTGTATTTGATTTCTTTTCTGTAATAGCCAATAAATTATTTTTATTATCTGGTTGTAATGAAATTTCTATATCTTGTAAAGTCATGTCTTTAAATTTTACTATTTGTTCTTCAATTGGAAATTGAACAATAGATTCTTTAGATTTCTTTTTAAAAATATTAAACATCAGAAAAATAATCTCCTATTTTTGTTAATATTTTATAGAACTAGAAAAATTTTAAGGATTCTATATAATAATTAAAAAATTTTTCTAAAAGGTGATAATATGCCAATTTATAATACTAATAAATTTTGGAATTATATAACAAATGAACCTTATGGTGTGATTCTTAAATGTAAAGATATATTAACAAGAAAAGATTATAACTTTGATACTAAGACTTATGATATATCCTATTATTATAATAACATATCATCTTTCACTGTAGAAAACTTTAGATATGATACTATACGATTTCCAGCTGGTCTTACTAAGTATGTATCTGAAAAAGCAGGAATATCTATTGAAAATTTACCAATAGATCCTATTTACAATTACACAGAAGAACAAGTACTAGAATATGCAAATAAAGTAAAAGCTATAAATCCAAAATATGAAGTACGAGATTATCAAGTAAAAGCCTGTCTTACCTCTCTTAATAATTTCAGAAGTCTTATTGTAGCAGGTACAGGATCAGGCAAAACTTCCATAATGTCATTGTTATGCCTCATCCTGTATGAGTCTAAAATACTTATAATGAATGGTAATAACTTCATTTTACAACAAATATATGATAGACTTATATCATTTGGAGAAACTGATATTAGTTGGAATCCATCGGAAGATCCAGATTACTCTAAAAGAATTGTTATTATGAATACGTCATTATCAGATAGTAGACTAAATACACAAGATCAAAATTATATCAAATATCTATCTACAGTTAATGTAGTAATACAGGATGAGGCACATCATTTTCAGTCATTAACAGCTTTTGAACCTTTATTCTATACAAATCCAGATAAATTAGAACGTATTGTAGGATATACTGCATCTCCATTCAGAGAATATAAAAATCCTTATAAAAATTCAGATGACTTTAGACTTATTGGCTTATTAGGAGAACCAGCATTTACATATGATATGAAACAATCTATAGCTGACGGTAATATTGCTCAACCATATGGATATTTCATACGCTATCAGAATAAAATTCCTTTTATACCAGAACAATTTAAAGACAATTATTATATGAAATATCGTGTATCTATAACTTATAACAAAGCTCGTAATAAAGCTGGTTTTGAAATGATAAAATACTTATATAAACATAACATCATTACATTTATATCATTAAACAATATCAAACCTGCTCAAAGATTATTAGAAAAATTAGCTAAAGAAAATGTACCTGCTATTATTATATGTGGTGATAATAAAATCTATAGAACTACAACCTCTAAAAAAGGAAAAGTTAAAATAGTAGAAGAAGATGGTAATACAGATACTCTTAAAACAGAATTACAGAATGGGCTAAAGATTGTTATAGGAACTTCAGTGCTTGATGAAGGCGTAGATATAGACATGTTTCAAGCCACAATTCTTTACACAGCTGGGAAGACTCCTATCTCAGCTTTGCAAAGAGTTGGTAGAAGTGTCAGAAAGAAAGTAAATGGTATGAATGTTTCTTTAGCTATAGACTTCAGAGATGAAGGTGGATTACAAACATTCAAAGATCATTATTTACAGAGAAGAGAACTAATGGAAAATTCTGGAGTTAAAATCTTAAATGATGTACATGATTTCTTAGAGTTAGTAGAGAAGATTGAAAATGCCAAAGACGAATAAAAATACACTATACAGAAAATTAATTTTCAAAGTAGTGATTTAATAATACTTCTATAATAATGTAAATAACAAGTTTAATTTTATGGAGAAAATAATGTCAGAAGAATCTAAAATACCTGAAGAAATTTCATTTGAAGAAGAGTTTGATCTGAATATACAAAGAAAGTTTTTAGGATTATTGGTATTAGATAAAACATGGGCAGAATTAAATGGCATTAAAATAATTAAACCAGAATATTTTGAAGATACAGTACTATATAATATATGTAAATGGATTCATAAATACTACGATAAATATAAAGATATACCTACAAAGTTAATATTAAAAGAAACAGCAAAAGATTATGTAAACGCAAAATCAGAAAACTTACAAAGATTTTTCTTATATTCAGATGCTCTAGAAGATATTTTTTCAATAGATGGTGGTAGTGCATCTTTACAATACTATCAAGATAAAGCTATTGCATTCATTAGACAGCAAACATGGAAGCAAGCTATATCTAAAGCAGGTAAAGTTTTTTCTTTGCATAATTATGAAGTTGCAATGAACTTATTTAAACAAATTATGAGTATAGGATCAGAAAACGATCTTGGTCTAGAACTTAATAAACTTACAGCTGATGAATTCTTATCTCTTGTTGGTAATACATATGATACTTCTAATATGATAAAAACAGGAATAGCTTCTTGGGATGCAGGTTTAGGTGGAGGTTTTGTGAAAGACAACATACACTTGATTTGCGCAGCTCCTGGAGGTGGAAAATCGCGTATGATGGCTTACTTAACACGAGTTGCATTAGAAAATATGAAAAAAGTTATATTTATTACACTCGAGTTAACTGAAACAGAAACTATGGCAAATATTCAAAGTGCTATTACTGGTATGACTATGTATGATATGTTAAAACCTGAAAATAGAGCTGAATTTGAAGAAAAGACTGCAATGTTTCAGAATACATTTGCTTCAGACTGTTTTGTTAAATTTTATAAACCATCGACTGTAACTGCTGATACTATTCAAAATTACATCTATAAAGTCATACAATTTAAGAAAGAAAAAGAAGGTGTAGATTGGAAACCTGATGTTATTTTCTTAGACTATCTTGATAAATTACTACCAACACAGAAAGTTAAAGGTAATATTTACGAAGATATCGGTGGTGTAGCTGATGACTGTAAAAACCTCGCTATCACTTTTAGTTGCCCTGTTATTTCAGGATCACAATTAGGTAGAATCTCTTGGAATCTTAATGGAGATGAGGTCATAAGTATGGCAAATATAAGTGAAAGTGCTAGAAAGGCTCACTTAGCTCATTCAATAACAACAATCAACGTTAATCCTGGCGAAAAAGAACTTGGTAAAGCACGCTTATTCATGGCTAAATCTCGTAATGGACAACCTGGAAAGACTATTTTCATAGAACAGAATCTTGGCAAATGTTTAATGTATGAAGTCGATCCTTGGGATCCGAAGACATTACAAGGTACTACTATTTATACCATTAAAGGAGCAAATCAGCAATAAAAATGGTTAAGTATAAGCTAAAAGAATTTACTTGTAGAATATGTGGAAAGAAATTTAAAGCGCGTTTTTCACATAATATGACTTGTTCCATTAAATGTAAAAGTAGAGCACGTAAATTAGATTCTTATCCACCTACTGGAATTAGAAAGTGTGATTATTGTGGAAAAGAGTATTACTATATTCATGGAATGCCTAACTGGAATAAAAATGGAGCCTATAATAAAAGAGGATCTTTTGAATCTAGTAAATATTGTTGTTATGAATGTGGTAAAGCCGTTTCTAGAAATAAAAGTAAACAATCTAAATATGATAAGTATGGAGATCCAAATTATAATAATCTAGAAAAATACAAAGAAACATGTCAAATCAAGTATAATACAGATAATACATTAAAAGTACCTGAAATAAAGGCTAGAAGAAATGCTACTAATTTAAAAAATTTAGGAGTTGAATATCCATTACAAAATGAAGAAATATATAAGAAAACTTTAAAAAATAATAAAACGCATATTACAGAGACTAAAATATTTAATCTTATAAAAGAAATATATCCAGATGTAATAAGAGAATATAAATCTGATAAATATCCATGGTTCTGTGATTTTTATATTCCGTCTTTAGATCTTTATATTGAATTTCAGGGACATTGGTCTCATGGTTTAAAACCTTATAATCCAAATGATCCAAATGACAAATTACAATTAGAGAAGTGGATTGAGTGTGAATATAAAAAATCTATAAAAATATGGACAGTTATTGATCCACTCAAGCGCGAAACAGCTAAAAAGAATAATATAACACTATTAGAATTTTTCACGATGCGTGAATTTAATGAATGGTATGCTAAACAAAAACCATAGATTTTTATAAAGATAAAGGGTAGGTCTATTGTTGGATCTACCCTATTATTATAGTTCTTAAGAAGTCGTTCTCTGGGTACTATATCTTCACCAATAATTTTACTGAGACATCGTTCGCAATAGGTGACTATAATGTGTTTTTACCTTTATTTATAGAACTACTGTAAAAATTGCTTTACATTAATTATTTTGAAAGTTATATTATATATTATTTGAAAAGGATTATATATGATAGATAAAGTTAAATTACAACAGCTGTTAATTGAAGGTAAAACGCTTGATGCATTAAGATTATATGCAGGTGGTGATCATATTAAAAGCAATATGATATTTAAAACACTATATAAAATTGTAAATTTATTAAATACGCATCTTGGCGAGTTTTTGTATGTGTATCACATTAGTGATAAAGAACTAAGAAAGTTTATAAATGAAAATAAACACTATTTTAGAAATGATAATCAACAGATTATTATAGCAGAAAATACAATCTGTATTCCTAGAAATTCAGAATTTTATTTCTTGTTAAAAGCTTATAATTTCGATATAGCAACTGTTGTACATGCCTATAAAGATAAACAAAATGAGTTTGAAGAATAATTTAAAAATTTTAAGAGTTAAAGCAATGATGCCAATAACTATAATGTATACAAATGATAATACCTATATTCAAGACTGTATAAAAGAACATAAAGCCATAATCTATTATATTATAGATCATTATAGTAAAGATACTTTTATGTCTTATGATGATTTATTTTATATTATTGTTAATTTTAAAAATTATGTAGCTAAAAATAGAGGATATGATAGTTTTTATTTAAATTTTTTATGTTTAGATGAAGATATTATTGATAAGAAAGATGTTTATTTCGAAGAATATCAAGAGTATTTATCTCCTGCTACTATTGGAGCATTAGCTTTATGTATTGAAAGATATAAGTTTTATAAAAAATGCACACTTCCTCTTTATTTTTTAATAAAATTGTTTTACAAATGTAAAAAAGCTATTTATAAAGGTAATAAATAATGCATTGGATAATTGAACTTGTAATGGATATTATTGCTGATATTATAGCCAATTTATTCACTCAAAGGAAAAAGAAATGATATGGTTTACTAATTGGAAGAAAAAGTATCAAGATTTAGTAGATAGACAGATTGCTACTTTAGATTTAATTGAAGATTATCTATATGAAGCCAAATTACAACCATGCGAAATTAAGAAACTTTGTAAAATATATCTTACGTTAAGTATAGAAGACGCAAAGCTTATGATACAATTACATAAAGATTCGTTGAATAAAAATTTAAATTCTGATACACCAAATTATATTAAAAGATATAGAGGTACACAACTCTGTAAAAAAAGAAATGTATATGTACCAATTCTTGAAAAAGAACTTAAGAAATTAGAAAAAGGAAAAAAGTAAATGCATATTATAAATGATATTCAATTAGATTATTGTGATGTATTAATTGCAGCTCAAACTACAACAGTTAATCATAGAGGAGATGTCAATATCAAAAGACATTTTAAAAATTTATTAGATTTCGATTGTTGTCCAATTATGAATGCTAATATGACTCAAACAGGTACATTTGAAGTTGCTGAAAAATTAATTGAAAATGGTATGATTGGTTGTATTCATAAATTTTATACAGGTGAACAAATTAAAAAATTTTTAGATTCTGGTAAAGTTGGATCACTTGGTACAAACCGATTTTTTATTACTATTGGTTTACGTAATCAAGATGAAGAATTGATGAAGTTAAAGTATTCAGGTTTAGATAAATATTTTTGGTCCATTATGATCGATGTACCGAATGCTTATATTCCTGCAGTTGAAGATTTAGTTAAACGTGTACGTAATGAATTTCCTGATAAAATTATTGCTGTTGGTAATGTTTGTACTGGAGATAGAACACAAGAATTAATCAAAGCTGGTGCGACATTTATAAAGCTAAATGTGGGTCCATCAAAAGTTTGTCGCACAAGATTTGAAACTGGATGTGGTCGTCCTGCTCTTTCTACTGTTATTGAGTGTGCAAATGCAGCTCATCAAGTTGGTGGATTAGTTATTGCTGATGGTGGATTTAATGAAGTTGGTGATTTCGCTAAAGCATTTGTAGCGGGAGCTGATGTTTGTATGTCTGGATGTTTCTTTGCTGGATGTGATGAAGCAGCAGGTAATATAATTAAAAAAGTTTATAAAACAAATGAAGTAGAAGTTATTACATGTAATAAAAATAATGAAAATGTTAATCCTTTAGATTACGATTATGATGTTTGTGATATAGTCGAAACAGCCCCAGTATATGAAATCAAGAAATTTAAAGAGTATTATGGCATGAGTTCTTTCAGAGCACAACAAGAGAATTATGGTCAAGTAACAAAAACTGGTACTTCAGAAGGTGTTGAAAGTAAATTAATTCCGTATACAGGACCTGTTATTGATACTATAAATAAGATTAAAGGCGGATTAAGAAGTACTGGTAGTTATATTGGTGCTAAAAATATTAAACATTTTAGTCGTCAAGGTATATTTTATAGAACAAATAGGGTACAATAGTGAGGTCAGTATGTCTATAGAAAAATTAGAAATGATTTTAAGAACTATTTTTATGTGTGTTTGTATTATGTCTTTTGCATATTGTCAAGCAAAAGTTGAAAGTACAAAAAATAAAACTGTTATTGTAGAAGATTGTAAAAATATTGAAAGGTAAAATAATGAATAAACAAGAACAAAATAGAACGATTCATAGAGTTATTAGTGTATTTGGTGCTAAAAATCAAAAAATGCAAGCTATTGAAGAACTCATTGAGCTTCAAAAAGAAGTTTTTGAAAATGTACATCGTGAAACTAATAACAGACAGAATATTCTTGAAGAAGTAACTGATGTTGAAATTATGTTAGCACAGTTAAAAGAAATTTATGGTTTTGACGAGAAACAACTTGAAGATATGAAAGATTATAAATTATCTAGATTAAATCGTACTATTGATAAGTATTTAAGATCTCAACAAGAAGATCAAAATGTAGAATCTGATAATAATGAGATTCATATCTTACGTAAAATTTCTAATGAAGGAAAAGAATAAAAAATGATAGAAGAACGGTGTGTGTTTTTAGAAAATGGATTTGTAGGTGATAATGAATGGATTTCTGTAGATAATAAAGAAAATCCTAAAATTACTGCTGTCAATTGGCTAAGAACACACCCAGAATTCTATTCACCAATTCGATTAGATGAATCTAGAATTTTAGCTGTTGTAGTACGTACACCAAATGACAAAGAATATTTATATCAAATAGAAGTTACTGCTCAATTTAAAATTGTTGGTTAAACAAGTTCTAATAGTTAAGTTAATACTACTATTAGGCAGAATTTATGAGACTCTATACAGATGCTAGTACTAGAGGTAAAATTTCTGGAATAGCATATGTCGCAACGACAAGTAAAAATGTAGAACTTTATAAAGCTGGTGTTACGATAGATCAACCGGATAATAATACTGCTGAGCTTTTAGCTATTCTCTATGCTATAGATGATACACAACCATTACTTCAAGAAAATGAACATACAACTATTTTAACTGATTCTACATATGCAATAAATGCAATTAGAACAGGTAAATGTAGAGAAAATGAAAAGCCTCTTGTTCATAAAATTCAAGATATGATGACTTATGGTAAGTATGCATTGTGGCATGTTAAAGGACATTGTCAAGACGGCACTGTCCTTTCTTATTTTAATAAAAGAGCTGATAAAATGTCTAAAGTAGTTAGAAGATTAGAAGAAAAGAGATTAGAAACAGAAAAGAAAAAGAAAAAATTCTTATCTGTATTAAAGAATCAAACACAATTGGACCGTTAATTTTTAGCTTTACATCTGAAATAATGATGTTATAATGAATAAGTTCTAAATAAGATAATGTTTCTCTATAGGGGATTGTGATCAATGATAGATAAAAATATATTAACTAAAGAGATAATTCAAATAGTAGCTGAAATTGCTGGAATGAATAAGAATAATATAACTCTTGATAGCAATTTAAAAAATGATTTAGGACTTGATAGTCTTGATACGATAGATTTGATTATGGATTTAGAAAATAAATATAATATATCTATATATGATGATAATGCTATAGATCAAACATTTACTGTAAAGGATGTTATTGATTTAATTATAATGGAATATGAGGAAACTGAAAATGTCGAAAAGAAAAGAAACAATAAAAATAAAAAGTCAAAAACCTAGAAATTTTGAATTAATAGAATTACAAATTAAAGGTTTAATGAGAACAAGAGTTATTAGAAATAAAAAGAAAGATGTTAAAAAATTTAATTGGAAAAAAGATTGTGCGGATTATTTAAATTTTATACTTTATAGAGCTTAAACAATCCGCATTTTTTGTTCTAATATTAGTGTGTATTTTAATTATTATAAGGGACTTAATAAAATGAATTACAGACATTTCACAGGTTTTAATGAAAATTCTAAATTTGAAAAACTATCAGGTGATATTCAAAGAGCTATAGAAACACAGACTAATATAGACTTAGAAGCTAGAAAAATATCTCAGTATTTTAGAAAAACTTTTTCAGATGAAGATGTACAAGTAACATTTTTTAATAAAACTTGTGAAGAATATGCTAATAAAGATGAAAACGAATTAAAGAAATTAGTTATAAAAGAATCTAAAGCTTTGTATTTTCATCAATTAACAAAAGATAGATTTGAATATTATGACAATTTAGCAAAATTAGAAGCTAAAAAATTAGATAATATGATTAAATATAGAGTAAACGATCATTTTAAGGAATATTAATTGTGATTGACTTAACGAAATTACAAGAACTGTCAAAAAGAAGGAAATTAGCAGATGAGAAAAATCTCAAATAAAGAATGTGAATCGTTGTTAAATACTTTATTATATCAATCACAAACTAATAATTTAGCAGCATTTACAGATAAAATAGGAAAATATTCATTTTATAATACAATAACTAATGAACATATTTTCTATAAAACTTATGAGGAAGCTTTAAATAAAATAATAAAACTAAAATGTTTTAAAGAATTACTGCAGAAAGACTTTTTATTACAATTAATAATATTATCTAAAAAATTAAAAATAGATCTTTTTTCAAGATATTTTTATTATGATGATTTATCAAAAGAATTAACAAATTTGCCAGTACAAATTTGGATTTGTAATCTTGGTAAAAAATATTTGCCTAGAATTTTTATTCAAAACAATTCGAATACATTGGAATATTTAAATAATATATTAGAAGTAAGTCTTTATCCAAAAATAGAAATAAATGATCGCTTTAATTTTGGAAATAAATTAGCAAAAGATACAGAAGCTACGCTCTTAAATTGGATTAATAATCATAAAAAGGATCTAATAAATGCAACAAAATCTGAAAAAGATTATGTACTATTCGTTAGATCATTAGAAAAGGAGAAAAATAATGGTAAATAAGAAAGAGTTAGAAGCTCAAACTCTTGAAGAACAAACTATTAAATCTTTAAAGAAAATTGCATATAGATTTGCATGGAATTTTGATAGGTCTTTTGCAAAGTTATTATTACCTGTCTTAAAAGCATATGTTTATGATGCTTCTAAATCTATTGACTTATCTCATTTAACAATGCCTTCTTTTATTAAAAAAAGATATTATGATGCTTCATTATCTTCTAAACTTGATAAAAAGATTCATGATCATTATCTTAAAAAATCTCTACATTATTTAAATAGTTGTATTGATGTATTGCAAGATATATTAGATGAAGATACAGAAACTTGGAAAGAAAAATGGAAATATAAGGAATACTTTCCTATAGAATATGAAAAAATTCCAGTAAAAGTAAACAATAAAACTGTGTTTAATATTAAAATTAAACCAGAATTTGAAAAGAATAGAAAAAAGAATACAAAAATTTTAAGTTATAATAATTTTCGCTTTACAAAATGTTTAAGATGGCGTAATAAATATTTATATTGGTTAGTTAAAAATCTTAAGCATTTGTGGTGGTAAAGATGAGATTATATTGTATTGGAATAATTATCGCTGTTGTTGTTACTTGTGTTGGAACAGGAATTTTAGGTTCTAAGATAAGTGATGTTATTCAAGAGAATCGAGTTATAGATCAATTACATGCTCAAGGCTATAAGTTAGTAAGAGCAAATAAAGCAGATCTTCCTTCTCTTGGATATTCAAAATGTGTTGAAGTAAATTATACTTATTATTGCAAATAGGAGATTAGAATGAAAAAATTATTTATTTTAGCTTGTTTTTTAATTACTGCATGTACTAGTGCTCCAGAAGTTAAACCAGTATATCAAGCACAAACAAGACCTGTATATAATACAAATTGTTGTACATCATCGCATACTGTTCGTAAGCCTGTGGAAATTATCTATGAAGATACTACTTATACTACAGTTTATGAACCAAAGACATATACCTCAACTAAAAGAGTTTCAATGCCTTATAACGATTGTACAATTAAATCTTTATGTCGTTAAGCTAAACGATGTAATAAAGTAAAGTATTTATTATGGCGGAAGTATAGACGCTAGATGGAGAGTAGAGAGAAGCTCGGGTGCCGGATTATTTGAGCTTCGAAGATGAACGATAAAACAGAGAATGCACGCGATGTGTGAACTCATCCATGGACTATTCAGCTAATAGTGTTTTGCATTCCAAAACAAAGACTACTCGTTCTATGGGGTGATTTTTAACCAATAATTTTAAATCTGGCCATAGATAATAAATACTTTATATTTCAGTTCTAATAATGTTGAGAAGGGTGATACGTTGAAAAGAATTGATAAAGGCATGAATGAAAAATACTACATCCATCTCGAACCACTTTCATCTGATAGTTATATGTATGGTGTATTATCAATAGTCGATAATACTCCTTTTGATTATAGTGTCAGTGAACTTGTTGGTAAACGAGAAGAAGTTTTAGATACAGTTGCTAAAAAGATAATAGCAACTAATAGTACATTATTAGATAGAAACATTTTTAATTTAAAATTTTCAGAACTAACTGATACAAAATATATGATTCATCATATCCAAAAAGATGATTTCTATAAAGACTATAGAGTTAACATAACTCCAGCTGTATTTTTATCCGATATGAATAAAGTAAGTGCAATAAAAGTAATGGTTCAGAAAAATATCCTGAACCGAAGACTTTTTGAAAATTGGAAAAATAATCAGAAAGATTAATATAAAGCGTTTGCTAACTTATTTAATCTATCAAGATCTGGTAATTCATCGTTTTTAACATAATATGCAACAATATAATCATTAACAGATTTAAGTACGCGCTCATTATAACGAGCTTTCTTAAGTTCTTCAGCTGCAGTTTCTTCTGCAGATTTTTCTTTAATATCTTCAATCTGTTCTTCTGTAATAGGTGTTGTTTCAATATTTTCAGTCATTTAATATTTTCCTCTACTTAAATTTAAATGCTAATGGATCAGAATCATAACGAATTCTATTCCATGTTATTATGTTTTTCACTTTATTTAAATCTGAAGTGCTTATCTTAAACCACTCTCCAACAGAATCACTTTTAAAAGATTTTAGATCTCTATGTACAAGTTTTTCTATTTTTAAAAGATGATTTCTTTCGCATTCAAATTCTTCAGTGAATAATAATGTAAGTTTATTTTGATTTCCTGTTTGAAGTTGTTTTAATCTTCTTTTAGGATTTTTAGATATACCTACTTTAATATATCCCTTATCATTTGAGATAATATACATATATTGATAGTTTTTAATATCTTCATCTATAAACTTCATAGCAATAAGAACTATTTAGTTTATAGACTTTTAGAAAAAAAATATGATTATATGGAAACTTTTAAAAGAAATTTTAACTTATCTATATTTTTAATTGGAAGTGTAATATTTATTCTAAAGCCAGTATCGTTTGTTAAGCTTCCTCTACTAAATCCATATACGAAATTACGTGGATATTCTGTAATACTAATATCTTTTATAATACCATCTTCTATTAATTCATTAAGAAAATCCATATCATGAGATGTATATTGTTGTACACAACAACTTTCTAATATATAAGTAATATCTGAATTATTTTTTGTGGAAAAGTATTCAGAGATTATATATTCTAGAATATTTTTAAAAAAGAACTTTTTTAATAAAATCTTTAACTCATCCAAATCAATCATCATAAATCCTTAATTAAAGAATCAATATCAGTATTTAATTTTCCGTATAATCTTAAGTAAAATATTATTAGATCTAAATTTGCATTATCTTGAAAAGATATATCAATATGTAGTATCTTTTTAGTTTTATCAATCCAAGTATATTTTGTTTCAATTAGAATATGATCTTCAAAATATTCATATATCTTTTTTAATTTTTTAATTAAGATATGTTGAACAGCTGGTACTCCAGTCCAAATTTTAGCATTTCCATTAATAGAATCTATTTGACTTTTAAAAATTTCATCATATCTAAAAAAGCGTGAACTAGGTTTTCTAAGAGCAGAATCTATATCATCTTTTGTTCCTAGTATATTTATAATAAAGCTTCTTAAAATTAAAATCTTTTTATCAGAATTTGTCATAAATCCTCCACAATTTTTATATATAATATAACATTAAATATCCTTTTGTAAAACCAATTTTCGGCTTTATTTTTAAAGTTCTATATAATAAATTCAAATCTTGAAAGAGAGTTATAATGAAAGTATTAAAACAATTTGTAGATAGTAATTCGATACATAATTATGTAATTTTTAAAATATCAGAATGTACAGAAAAAGCTTTAGAAGAAAAATGTAATCTTATATTAAAACAACAATCTTTAAATTGGAAACGATTAAGACTAGAATATTCAGAAAGTCTTAAAGTATTTACAATGATTTATTATTACGAAAAATAAGGGACCTAATTAAAGATCCCTTATATTTTTATTAAATGATATTACGAATTAGAAATCGTAACGAATAGCTGCGTTAACAACAATCATTCCATCTTTGCGTTGGAAAGCTTTTGTCTTTGAATAACGAATAGCAACCGGTTCACTTAATTCAACATCTTCATGTCCAGCAAAACCAGGAACTTTCATTTCACCAGCGATTTCTGCAATATCAGCATATGTCAAAGGATTTGCAGGTAATTCATCAGCATTATGATTGTTATAAGACAATGTTACATAATGAGATTCAGCAGCACCAGAAGCAGAACCAGATTCTTCAGAAACTACTTCATAAACAGATGCACAGATTACCATATAATTTTCTTTGTCTTCTACTTTTTTAATTTCGCCAGAAGCAATCAATTTACTCTTCATCATCGTTGTATTCCTTATATTTAAAACTACGCCTTGTGGAAAATAATTAAAGTGGCGCGTTACTTTAATCATAATTATAGAACATTAAAAAATTATATAAAATTGACATAATTAAATTACTGTTTTATTTGGTTAGTTCTACTATAATAACAGAATAGTTTTTTATTTAGGACGTATTAATCATGTCAAGACTAAATACATTTTGTGGACGCTTTGTTTGGTGTATTCCTGCTTTAATTGTTGCTATTGGTATATTTTATTTTATTAATTTATTTGATAGAATTTATTCCAGAGATTTAAATAGACAGCTTGATGAGAAATATCAATTAGTAAATCTTATAGAAGCTCTTCATAGTAACGAAAGCATGGCTAAAATTGTAGAAATAATGGATGGATTTCAGGATACGTATATTTATGTATTAGAAGTTGAAGATAGTAAAGTAATCGAAGATTTTCATACAGTAAATTGTCCGTATCGTTTTTCAAAACACCCATTTGAAATGGCTGAAATAAAAAACAAAATTAAGAAAAATAAGCGTGGATCTTTTGCAACTATTGTTAAAAATACTGGAAAAATATATTGGGAATACCGTTGGATCAATATTTCAGATAAAAACTATCTTCTATTAATGGGAATTTCTAATTATCCCACGGATGTATTGGATAAAGAACTTCAAATTTCAATCGGAACACTTTTATTAATTACAGCTTTATTAAACTGGGTTCTTGTTGGATATGCTAAATACTTGAGAGCTGGTTGTTGTAAAATAAAAAGGAAAAAATAACGTGAATACTCCAGAAAGTCATGAGCCAGAATACCTTACAATGTTTATGTGTTTTATTTTGGCATTGTTGGGTGGAACTGCTAGAGAACTATCTAAACAGGAAGAATGCTTCAACTGGAGGCGTTTCTTGTCAAATATCTTTGTCTCTGGTTTTTGCGGACTTTTAATTGGATTATTTGCAACCGATTTTGAACATAAAAACTGGTTAATGTTTCTTGCTGGTGTTAGTGGTACAGCTGGTGTAGCTTTCTTAGATTTCTGTTGGGAAGTTCTGAAATCTGTATTGACTAAAGTAGCTGAAAAAGTAGATACTAAATAAAAAGGATCATACTATGAAAAAAGGATATTGGATTACTTTAAGTATATTTTTAATTCTCACAATCATATTTGGTTTTATGTGGTATATAAATGCCTCCGAGAAGAATAAAGCTCGTGAGGAGCTAAAAAATGCACAAATAACGATAGATAATCTTACAACTGATAAAGAAAAGTTAGTTACATATATTACAGAAAGAGATAATGAAATTAAAAGATTACAATCTGAATATAAAGAAAAATTAAAAAATATTCCTAAAGATACTTGTGGAGATCAGAAACCGTCTAAAGAACTTTTAGAATTTTTTAGGAAGAATGTACAATGAAATATATACTTACTTTAATATTAGTTTTAATACTTTGTTCTTGTTCTGTTTGTAAAAATAACGTTATACAAACAAATCAATTCATCCAAACTAATTACGATTTTAATTGTCTTGATGATAATAAAACTCTTTCTGAAATAATTTTATGTTATCAAGAACAAGATAAAGCTGAAAAATTACAAAATAATATTACCAATAAGCTTTTAAAAACAAAATAGAATTTTCGACTTTACAATTACCTTCAAATATTATACATTATAATTATAGGAGGTAAATAATGTCTGATTTATTAGATTCTTTAAAACAATCTATATCTTGCTATTTTGGTAGGACTGTATTTGTAACAACTACAGACGATAATTGTATTTTAATAGCAATTCCTTTACATATCCCTAAGATAGAGTTCGTTTTTTCAGAAATATTAAGAAATTGTAATATTCCATTAGTTAGATATTCTCATAAAGGTGGTTTTCATTTTTATAAAATCTCTAATGAATATCAAAATGAATTAGCTAGATTACCATTTTTTCTAAAGGTTTATAAAAATGTATGATCCAGAATTTGCGCAACTATGTAACAAAACATTAAATTCGTATTATTCTTGCAATAGTATACTTTTATTAGGTAGTTTGCCTAACACTCCTATGACAGATTATTATCAAATTTTATTTACAGCACCGTATCATGAGAACAATTGGAGATATTATCATTTTAAAAAAGTATTAGATGATAATGATATTCCATATGATGAACCCTGTAATGTTAAACCAATAAAAAGTAAAAATGATAAGAATGAAGATGTTTGGGAACAAAATGACTCTTATGTTATTGTTATTCATAATAAATATAAAACTAAATTAGAAAGGATATTTTTTCTATTTAAAATACAAGGTAAATGTAGTGTATTACGAGAAAGTGATGAGTCTTAATATGACAGATGAAGAATATAATAAAAGAAAACAAGAAAATTTCAAAAAGCATCATGACCAACGAGAAATGTATAAAAAGCAATTATTAGTATTATTGCAAATAAGTGGTTATGATGTTAATACTATTTATTCTCCAGTTCACCTTATTGAAGCATTAGATAATATTGGATTCGTAAAAATAAAATCCACATATCATATGAATAAACAAAATAAAAGAGAATTTGAATTTCCATTACGATTTTCCATGAATAATTATGAATTTGAAATGGACGTTGATATTAAACTTAAAAAACCAAAAGCTAACTTTTCAATAAATGGTGAAAGACAATGGTTAGATATTTGGTATAAGAGACTTTATGAATGTCTTAAAGGTAATGAAATTAAAACGGACTTAGAAGAATGGTAGATTACAAACAAGCTTTGACACTCCATTGCAGAATTCAAGGGTATACTCGATTAAACTATAGAAAATGTCTAAAAGATATAGCACAAACATATCCACATTTAGCAACTTATAAAAGAATAGGAAAAGAACACTATATATTCACCTTTAAAGACCAAACTTTAACTATTTGGATTCATTATATGCTAAGTGGACGTACTGATTTTAAATTAAACGATAAAGATATAACTCGCGAAGAAATGTATCAGTTTTTATACTCAGTACTACAAGAATTATAAAAAGTATATACTCAGTTTCTACTTTCATGAATATATTTTTGTTAAGAGTTTAATTCTATCAAGATCTTTTTCTGTGAAGATAATTCGACTCCCGAAAGGTGAACAAGTACAAAACATCTGATCCTTTAATGTAAAACCCATACTCCATAATTCATTTATTATATCATCAAAAAACCTTACAGTAACAATTCCTAAATAAATTCTACTATTATCGTTTATATAATATGATTGCTCATTAACAGTCATGAAATATGAGTTATTTAATAATTCAAAACTAATATTCATCTTTATAAACACCCTTTATCTTTAAATACATAATTAATCTATTATATTGCTTTTTATTAAGGTTATAAACTTCATAATTACTATGCATCATTTGTTTGAATGAAAACACCTTTGGTTTACTATCTTTATTTAATATACCTAATTGTACAAAATAATCAAATAACCTACTAAAATATGAATAACTTAAATATAATGTGGATTTTGTAAACTTAGCAATATATACACAATATGTAGACTCCTTAACAGAAAATCCTAAATTGATAAAATTCTTATTTTTCTCAAAATGACCCATTTTTATAATATCAAAAGTATCTGGAAAAGACATTAGTTTTACTCCTATTAACTTGTCTTAACATCACCTGCAATCTTAGCATACATACATAATCTATTATAATCATCTTTAGTTAATTCTATCCAGTATTTACCACTAATAGTATTAATTCCTAATTCTTCTAATTTAGCTTTCACAGCATTAACATCTGATGTATTGAATATCTGACATACATAACTATTACCAAATCTCTGAGCAAAATAATATGTATCATCACAAATTGTCTTATCTACTGTGGCTTTGATTACTCTCATTAAAAGTGTTTCATCTTTACTATATCTATTGATAAAAAATTCTATATCATAAGCATCTTTTTCCATCTTTATTTTCCTTTTATTATATTGAATTCCATTTCATAGATTTTTTATCATATAACAACTCATCCATTTTCTTTTTTATTTCGATAGGATCATCTATATTTCTAAATATTACTTTAGAAGCACCAATACCACTAAATATAATATCACCATAATCAAATATTCTACCTAATACAGTTTGTCTTACTTCTATACCTTCTAATTTATCATTCTTTAATTCATCTGTATGTATAGATATTATCCCTTCTTTATAAACTACTCTTTTATTAGTTATAATCCTTTCAGTCATAAATAAACTTAAAAATCCATAAACAGAATAACAAAGTAATAGAAACGTACCTAATATAAATAAACCACCTCTTTGATTTATAGCTATATCAAAAGTTAAATATCCACAAACAAATGTCATAACCCACCAGTATAAGAAATTAATCCAATGTAATTCAACTTCATACTGAATCTTTTCTTGAATACCTAAACTTCGATCTATATATCTCATTTCTCTACTTCCTCATATTTGTATATCTCTAAAGGATTTGTATAATCTATGTTATATGTTGTTTTCAATAATAAAAGCTTATCTCCATCTTGCTTACTTATTCTAATACTATAACTATCTCCATGCTCATGCTTTACTATAACTACATTCTGTAAATTCAAAATCTCAACTAATACACTCTTTGCTAGATTTACAATAAACTTTTGACGAACAAAATCACTGCTATAAAACAAATCTTCATCTCTAAGAGTTTTCTCAAATAATATATAATAGTTTCCTAAATTGGTAAAACAAATCTGTAAACCAAAACGGTTATATGTACATACTAAACTTATACTTTCAATACAATATGTTCTTAACAAATCATCTAAAGTCATACTAAATCATCCTCTATCTTAATATATTCATACATCTTCAATAATAAGACTAATTTATTATAGTTATCTTCATCTAATTTTAATCCTGAGCCAACCCTAAATTGATCTATAATTACATGTACACCATATTTCAATAAAGTTGCATATACATTAAAATAAAGTTCTTCTTTACTAATTATCTTTTCTTCTGGTATTTGATTCGTAATAAATACACAAATATAATAATATTTACCAGTACGCGGTAAAAACTCACTATTCGTATTAAGTGCTAATTTCCAATAAAAATCGGTACGATTATAATACAGTTCAATATTTGCTACTTTTTTATTACTCATATTAGTTTTCCATCATACGTCTTTACTAAAAATATTAACTTCTCATACATTTCTCTAGTCATAATAATATATAATCCATTATATTGTGCATCTAAATCATATTTCTTAAATATATCAATAAAGGCCATAGCTATTTCTATATTCATACAATCACTTTGAACATATTGCTGTCCTAAAAAATCTGTATAAAGATGTGACCTAATTATAGACATATCTCTCAAACCAGTAAATGTACCATGACCTGTTGATAACGGTTGTGAATAGTTAATGCAAAGTACAATTCCATAAGTAGATCTATATTCAACACTATAACTAACACTTGCGTCTGTATTTTCCTTAAATATTTCACTTATTATCATAATACATACTTCCATTATTTAACTTTAATAGAAACTTTAACTTATCTAACTCACTCTGCTCTATATATAATGCATTAATATGCGCATTACTATCATATGGCATAATAACACTCTTTATATTTATCTTACGTAGAATATCTTTAAAATACTCATTCAGACTATTATTATTCTTACTATCAAATACAAAAGCACAAACACAATAATACTTAGAATATACTACGTTATATGTACGTATAATAACATGGTCAACTTCAGTCCTAATAACTATCTCATCATCATTATTATAATGTATATATATCATATCACACTCTCTCCACTAACTTTATTTCTTTACTATCAACTGAAATATCAAAATTATTATCATATAACTTTAATAAAAACAATAAATTATTATACATACTCTTTTTAATCCATAACGTCTTATATAATCCAAAAAACTTCTTTCTTATTTCTATACTAATACCAATACTACTTAATATACTAATTAACTCATTTAAATGTCTCTTACTCATTGCTTTCCTATTTGCAAAAATCCTATAACAATCATCTATACATTCACACATCTCATATTCATCAATAATATATAAACAGTTACAATACTTCACACCATCTAAACTATGCTTTCCCACTAAACTATATTTGTCTTCCCATTCATAAAATTCAAACTCATAATATATATCACGTCTATCACTAAAATAATCACGTAGTCCTATTTCTATTCGTCTAATCATTATATTCCCCTTATATATAAAATATAACCATATATAAGAAAAAAGTAAAACCAAAAATCATAACTCCTCACTCTCTATATCCATCAATTCATCTGCTCCTAGACATAAAAAAAGAAAATATATACAGAACATATACAAAAAGAGTATGCTATCAGATAAAAAACGATAGCAAGAACAAAAATACAAGAAAACCTGTATATAAGGACAAACAAAAGAAATAGGAGTACAGACTAAATACAGACAGAATACAAGAACAGTGAGACAACAGAACACAGAGACATAGGCATAACCACACAAAACTAACCATCAGAAAACAGACAAGGGCCTATAACGAACACACCAGAAAACAGAAAACGCCGAGACACCTACTGAATACTCAAGGATATGATAACACTTACGAAACTGTGAAAAACACCAGAAAACAGAAAACACCTACTGAGTTGGAATTAGACAAAAAACTGCCTATACGTAAAGGCCCCTGTCTGCCGTCCGCCGGCTCCGGTATATATTATATCGTGTTATATTTTAGTGGAAATAACCGGTTATTATAGATACTATAATCTATATAAATATAAAAAGATCCACTGAATATTTTTGATTTTACATTTTATAAATAATCCACTAAAATAAAATTATAATAAATAAAAAGATAATAAAAATCCACTGAAATATAATTTAATATTTTATAATCAAATAATAAATGATAATTAAATAAAATCAAATCATTTATAAAAAATAAAAATAATATTTATAGAGTTGTTATATTTTATATTTATATAGATTATATAATAACTCTATAAATTATAATAATATATCCACTAAAATTATATTTAATAAATTATAATCAATAAATAAATAATATAAAAATTAAATTTATTTATATTTTAGTGAAAAAATAATATTTATAGAGTTAGTAATAATTATATAAATAATAAAAATAATATCCACTGAAATAAAGTTGAATATAAATAAGTATAATAAATGATGATTAAAAAAATCAAGTCGTTTATATTTTAGTGGCAAGTATGTACTATAGATATATAATCTATATGCAAGTAGTAAGTATATTAGTTGTGTATAGACTATATATCTGAGTAGATGTATAGAGTGCTAGAGATAGTGCTATTGTATTAACTTTAATTTTAAGGAGACGTAATATGTCAAAAGTTCAATCTAATTCTGTTGTTAACACTGTAGCTGGTTTCGATTTAGATAAGGCTTTAGAAGTAGCTCAGGCAACTGAAGCTAAGACTCATGGTGGAGCTAGAGGAGCTGGTGAGTTTCAGACTTTAGTATTAGCGATGCTCGATAAGGCTGGAGTATTGACGATCAATCAGATCAAAGCTGGTTTAGAGTCAGTAGGGTTTAAGGATGTTCATGGTAACTCAGCAACAAGTAAGTATATTGCTGATAGAATCTGGACATATGCTAAGAAAGGTAAATGTGCATTTGGTGATGTCAGTGGTCAGTATATGAGCAATGCTCATCGTGCAGAAAATCCGAAAGCTGAGTAATATCAGTGAGCGGTGCTAGTGGGGGCGGTGCTTATCTTAAGTGATGAGTGCCGCTCATTAGCTAGTAATATAAGACATATATAGTAGTATAAGATTTGTGAGCGGTGTTCGTAATAGATACCGCTATTTTTGTATATAAGAAAGGAGACGTGAGTGATGTCTAAGAATAAAATTAAGAATATCTATGAGATGAAGCAGAATAAAGCTGGTGAATGGTGCTTATATGATAATTTGAATGGAGTAGTAATGATGCGACATCCAGATAAAGCTACAGTAAGTATGATGATGTTGAAGATGTATCGAGATCTAAGTATAGCTGTGCATGCAGTACCAACGATAAGTAGTGCTAATCTTAAGTATATAGCTAACAGTAGTTGGGGTATGTAGAAGATATTATGTGAGCACTGAAGATTCACCAGCAGTGTTTTTAGTGAATATTGCTGGTGTTTCTTGAATGCTTAAACAGTATTCAGTAATGACATTAACACTAGATGAAAGGAGATAGTGAGATATGTTCAGTAATCAGAAACTAATAGATGCTCAAGAGGTTGCTAAGACTGATGAGTATGAAGTTGATGAGCAAGGTTTTGCTGTAATAAAGGATAGTATAAATCCAGACAGTAGATCTTTGTTAGATGATAGTCAGTTTAAGAGTAATGGTACTGATGGTGTGAATGATGTTAATGAAGCTAATAAAGTAATTAATGAATTTCCGACATTAGAAGATGTTACGAATAAAACTGAGGATAAATCGAAGGAGAATATTGGTAGGACTGTAGAACAACAGTTACGAGAACTTATTATGAGTAATAATGTACCGTATTTAATTGAAAGCGGTAAGTATAGAGATGCTAAGATACTTGGTAAGTTACAATTACTGTATTTAGAGTCTCTTGGAGTATAATTTCAGTAAAAGCTCGTTAAATGGTCGTACGTGAGCGAAATTAGTTTTTATATATAGTTATATATATTGAATTGATTTCGTTTATGTACGGTCAAAAAAAGCTTATTTATGGAGGTTTTAGCATGAATAATAAGATAGAGTATATGAAATTCGCATCAGATTATAGGTCTATTGAGGAATTTCTTAAGACGACATCTGGACGTATGTCTGTAGTTGTAGATGCATCGATATATGGTTTTAATACATATAAGTGGTTAATGTTCGAATTTTACTTAGGATTAGATGATAACAATAATCAAGTAATATACATGAACATTATCGAGAAGACTGCTAAAGGTGATACTCTATTGAATAAGTATCCTGTTAAACCTACAGTAGATTTCTTGAATGAAGTTAATAAGTTTATCGAAAGAATAAAAGATGAAGAATAAAAACTTTTTACCAGATGAAAAAGAAGATGACTTTAGTTACGACTTTCCACTGTTTAATTAAAGTCAATTTTAGAATATATTAATTTAATATTAATATATTATAAAATCAGAAACAGAGGTTGTCTCACTTCAGAATATATTAATTTAATATTAATATATTCTGAAGCTTGTTAAGTAATAAAACGAAAGGAAGTATGAAATGAAAACAGGAATGTATATCTATGTAATTAAGTCTGATACTAATGAGTATGGTGAGCGTCATATTCAGAGTGTAGAGAAAGATTTAGCTATACATCATAAGTCAGGAGTATTTGTAACAGAAAAGAATGGTCTTGTTAAAGATACTAATGTTATGTTAACGTATACCGCTAAACAATTACAGAAATTAGTATTTGAAAATGCTTATAACGGTTATTGTAGTAAGAAGTTATATAACCAATTCAGAACTCAAAAGCTTATTGAAGATACATTATTACGTAATCAAATGATGTCTGCACAAAGAGTTGCTGCTTAATTATAGACGAAAAAATAGACAAAAAAGAGTATTTTTTCATTTATTATAGACGAAAATAAATGAATGTCATAAACTGAAGGAGGTTAATCATGAAAAAAGTATTCTAGATATGATACAATGATATGATAACGATATAATATTCTATTACTTTTTACTTAAACTTTGGATTAACTATACTGAAGGAGAGTAAGATGTGCGAAAGACCTAGGTGAGTATGTCTATTATTATGTATATATGTTATATTAACGATATTTAATAATAAAATAGGAGATTAAAGAAATGACAAAAACATTATTACCGTATAAAAGAACATTAGAAGCAAGAAAGTTATATAATAACGCTGTTAAAGAGTTTACTGCTTCTTATGACTTAACTAAGATCAAAGATGAAAAAGAAGACTTCGACGATATATTAAGTACTAAAGTATATGATAAAATCATGATTAAAGGTTATAATGACATATACGAAATTGTAGACAAGATTATTCATGAAGAAAATCCTGAAATATCTAAAGATAAAGATATACCATTTCACATGTTTTCTTATGTATTAAATAGTGATACATACTTAGACTGCGATTGTCTTGATTGTGCATATGATACAGATATTATTACAGAACTAAAATCATTACTATCACCATTAAAACCTGTATTAGAAGAAAACAGCGATTATCCTGAAGAAGAAGTTAATAAAGTATTTGACTTTGCTCTAGTAATCGTTGATAGTATTGCTCATAAATACGGTGAAAGAGGTCAATACTTCCTAGATTGGTGGGGTAATACTGACGGAACGATAGAACTAGTCGACCAAATAGCTAATGGAACAATATAACTTATAACAAAACGTTATAATTACTAAATTTCACACTTTATTATTAAATATCAATAACTTAGGTAAAATAATCTATACTTCTCGAATAGTTAACTGAGAAAAAAGGATCATTTTCCCTATATACGAAATACAAACAAAACATCACAAATCGTTATAAATTGACTTAACGATATTACAAAATGTTATAACTTAAAAATGAAAGGAAAATACTATGTCTAAACAATACATCATTACTGATCCATGTTACATCTTATCTGATACTGTATGGCAAAACATCTGTAAATCCTGTAAAGACGATGACTACTATAACGGTACATTCGATAATAAAGTAACAGAAGAACTAAACAAACTCGCTAATACCACTACTGCTAAAGCTTCTACTACAGGATTCGGTGATTGGCAAAACTGTATACACTCCGATAATCCTACAGAAGCTAATATCATCCAATCAGACTTCTTTGCTGACTCAGGTATGGTATGCGTCGTAGAATATAACGATATCATCAAACAAGCTCTAAAAGATAAAAACAATGACCACTTAACAGACGAAAATACAGGTAGTGCTGCTGTCATAGAAATACAAGACGATTCAGATATAGATATCGAAATGGATACTTCTGATACTAACTGGACTCAAGTAAAAATCAGCACTCCTAACGAAAACTTCTGGTCTACATATCCATATAACGACGATGACGAAGAAGAAGATGAAGATTATTGCGACTACGATCCAGAAGATGACGAATAAAAATAGAATAAAACAAGAACAAACAAGACTTTTTGTCTAAAAAATGGACGAAAAAAGTTTTTAATAATTTCAAGTACTTAGATAAAAATCCCTATAAGGAAAATAAAACAGAATTGTAGGGATTTTTGTCTATTTTGTCCAACAAGAAAAAGGAGATAAAATCATGCTTAAAACTTATGGTGATCTTAAAAAATACTTCAATAACATCCTAGAAGAAATCGAAGATGTACCTGATTCTAAAGAACTACATGTATCCTGTAATACATATAGACAATACGGTACTCTACTTTCTATTCCAGGTCAAGGATACATCAACCTAAACGAACTAACACCAGAAGATGAAGACGAAGAAGACTAAAGGATATACACACCATGAAACAACTATTATATACTATCTCATCTATCACAATACTTTCAATTCTTATCCTATGTATACTTACTCCTGAAAAAACACTCCAAGGAGAATATACTGATGCTGTAAAATACTGGTCTAACAACACCTACTACACCATGAACTTTATCGACCCACTCTTTATCCCTTTGCAACACAACTAACCTAACTGCCATAAATATACAGCAAGTTAGTCTCACTAGATACATGCATATAAGAATTAAAGAGCGGGTAGATGTCAGTGTCAGTCCTTGTGGTTAGTGTGTCTAAGTCCTCTGTGCATTATCCTGTAGTTAGTCTCAGACACATTGTCTGTAAGTCTGTAGTCCTTGCACATCTCTTATATGTCTTGCAGTAAGTCTTGTTATATATCTTAGACATATTGTCTATTGTGTTAGATACGTACTGCAAAATGTATGTTAAGTCTGTGTGTGTCTCTTATATGTATATATGTTATCTCATTATGTTTTATTATTATGTATATGTTTTTGAAAGGAGGTGTATGATGAATAAGAATAAGATATCTGGTGAAGATTTATATAGTATGATAAGCGGTTATAGTTATGAGACTAGATGGGATAGAAAGCAGTTTATTTGTGTATATATAGATGATTTAGAAAGAAAAAGTAGGTTTTTAATATTTAGATTAAAGAAAGAAAGAGATGATGTGTATATGGTTATGTTGAATTATTTGAAGTATGATGAAATAAAAAGATTGTTTAAGTGTATAGGAATTAAGATTAAAGAAGAATATAATAGAAAGTATATAACAAGTGAAGATTATGATAAGTTTATGTTATTATTAAAGTTAAGAGGTGTAAGGAGATGGGATAGATAGTAGTTATTAGGAGTTATATGTTATGTGTGATGATATAGAGTTAGTAAGAGTAATGGATGTAACAAAGACTGATGGAGATAAAATAGTATATATATGTTTTGAAGGAGTATGTAAATATCTAGAGGTTTGTTGTAGATATAATAGAAATATAAGAAAGTATGAGTTTGATAGTTTTGAGTTTAGAGGATATAATAGAGGAATATTGAATAAGATATATGATATTACTGGAGAGAAGGTAGAGAAGTATTATAATAAGTATTATATTAGTAAGGAAAGTATAAGGAAGATAATAGCGTATAGTAGAATAATAGGTATATATGGATGGAAATATGGAGGTTGTTATGGTTAAGTATTCAGTTGGTATAATTCCTTGTGGTAAGATTTTGTTAGATAGTGATAAAGGAAAAGTATATAGAGTAACAGATAGTGAAAGTGTACATATATTTGATTGTTGTGGTGACGTAGTAATAAGTGTGGATAAAGTAAAAAGAGCCACAAGAGATACATTTAGGTGTGAAAGAAGTGTAGAGGTATGTATACAAGGTAATGGATATGATGTAATAGTAAGTGAAGATGGATATATAGAACGTAGGAAATATTTTGAAAGAATTGAAGACGTGTATAATTTAATGAAAAAAGAAAGATGTAATGAGAAAAGTATTAAGTTATTTAGAGTATTATTAGATAAATATAATAAGGGTGAGATAGAGATAAGGAGGTGAGTTATGAGTGAAAATGAATATAAAAAACTTGAGGAATTAATAAAATGGTTAGAAGATAAGTTAGCAAGTAAAAACTTATTAAGTCATAGTTTTGGTATATGTCTTTCTGTAGAAGATAAAAAAGATGGTGGTTATTATGTTGGTTTATGTTTAGATGATTATCGTACGAGTTATATAAGGTTTCGTGATTTTGGAGTTAGACGTAAAAAGTTTTTAGAGACGTTGGTTGGTGAAGAGTTAGAATATTTTGAGGAAAAAGGTATAGCTACTATGAATGTTAGATTAGATGAAAAACATATAAAGAGGTTATCTATGTTACGTAGTATCTATCATTAAATGGAGTATTACTTTATAGTTTAGACAGGAGGATATGATATGGAAAAAGATATTGAAGTAAAGTTAAATGAGATGAATGCTAAGATAGATAGTATTTGTAGATTTTTAGGAATATCTAATGATATAATTGAAGTGTCAGATATTAAGAAACATTATTACGAAGTATGGGTTAGAGATGCATATGGTAAAGTAATGATGAATACACATTATAAGTTAGAAGAAAATGCTGAAAAATTAAAAGATTATATCATGACATATAAAAAGAATTTAGGTGTTGTGGTTGAGATAACTAAAGAAGATAATAAGTATTTTAGTAGTCCTTTAACATATATTATGACTGGTACTGTAGTACAATCTAAAGCACAGTTAGAAAAGAAAGATGAAGAGTTATTAGAATATGATAAAAAGATGTTTGATACGATTGTTAATGATATGAAGAAAACTATCTATAAAGTAGAAGCTATTATAGATGATATTGAATCTGGTACAATGTATGTAAATAAAAAAGATTTAGTATTTATGAAAGATGTGTATAAATGTTTAGGATTATTTAATGAAAAGAATAGTAAGATTAATGTTGAGAAGCTTACTTATAGTATTGAGTCAGTTGATGTGAAAGATTATGGTAGAGATGTTTGGACAGTACGACGTATAGCACGCTTATTAGGTTTTGTAGGGCGTTATGCTAAAAGTGATAATAAACGTGTTAAAGAATTTATTGATAAGTATAATTTAAAAGATGATAATAGTCATAAGAAGTTATCATTAAAAGAATTTATAGACATAGTATTTCATGACTAATGACATAACGAAGGAGAGCAGTGATATGAAATCATATAAATTTTTTGGAAAAGGTTATAAGTGTCTAAATTATGTTTATAAGTTAGATGAGGTTAAGTTATTACTGTAATATTGGACAAAGTCTTTTGTCTATTTTTCAGTAAATTAAAAAGAAAGGAGGTAAGCAATGTATATTGTTGAAGTTGTTGAATCTTTTGAAATAGTTATATCACGAGATGGATTTGGAGAAGTGATTGAAGTAGAATCTCATGAATCCCGTAAAGTTGTAGGAATCTTTCGTGATCGTGACCGTGCTGAGAAATGTCGTCGTTTACAACCTGAGTTTGTTGAAGATCATCAGAGTTTGGAACCTCAAGTTATAATTCGTGAAATTGATTCTGATTTATAATGAATTGAAAGGAAGTTATAATGAAAGGAAGAGTTAAACGAAAATTAAAAAGAATAGCTAATATTTTAAAGAAAGCTTTTTTACAAAAGAAATATATAAGTGAAATTCAATATAAACCACGAGAACCAATGGAATATATTTGCGTACCATTAACCACTAAAAGAAAGGAGTGATAACTATGGGTAAACTAATATGGGTAGTATATAGAATTGTAAAACATGGTTATAAAGAAAAAGCTTCATTGATATATCTCTGTAAAACCAAAGAGCTAGCAGATTATGCTGCAAGTAAACTCAATGAAAAATATAAACAGACTATAGAAAATTGTAATAACTCCGGTGAAACATATATGTCTTTTTATGTTACCATTGTGTATTACTAAAAAATTTATTAATGAAACTATGGATTTTACAAACGCATTTTAATTAGAAAGGAGGTAAGTAATGACTAAATTATATGTAACAGCAGATGAACTTAAGAAAGCTGCAGACTATCTTACTTCTATTAAAGAACGAGGTGGCTGTTATTATTGGAAAATATACGCCAATACAGATGACAATAAAGATATATACATTGTCTTAGGTTGGACACAATATGAATATGATAGTGGCGATACTAAATATTATGATAAAGGATATAATTTAGCGGTTAAAGTTGCATATCAACCATCTAATAGCATAATGCAATGTAGTTATGATGTAGACTTTAGTCTTCCATACAATCCAGACACTGGTGAAATAGATAATGATTTTGAATATCTATTAACCGATACAACAGACTTTAATTCTGTAGCAAAAGATTTAAATAGTAATGCTTCATGGTTAATTAAGCATTGGAAGGAGTTAGGTCATGAGTAAATGGACTGATGCTAAATTAAAACGTCAAGTTATTGAAGAATGGAAAGACTGTTACGAATGTGGACATTTTCCTGATTTTATATGTGATCAACCTAACGTTAGTGAAGAAGAGTTAGAAGATTATGCTAAAGAATATGATATGACTTTAGAAGAATTTAAAAAGTATGTCGATTATTTTCTTTCATATAACGAAACTAGAACATTTTAAGGAGTAAATACTATGAGTAATATTGTATATTGTATTATTGTACGAGATAATGGTTGGGATGATGACGAATTGAATGGGTCTACTAAAGATTATTATAGAGGTGAACGAGCAATTCGTTTAATTAAAAGTTTTATAAATGATTGTTGTAAATGTAGTGAAATAGAAAGTATCTATAAAGTCCATCCAGATGATGTTAAAAAGTTATCTAAATCTAGTATTTTAACTTTTGAAGATGCTGAAAATTGTGTTAGAGAAATATTAGAAGATATATATGAAGCTGATAAAAAATTACTAGATAAAATTATGACAGAAGAGTATTATAAAAAGTATAAAAAATATTTAGATAGAGATACAATTGAAAGATGGAAAGAGGATAAAGATAATGAATAAGATTAACAGTGTATTAGATCAGAAAATACAAGATCAACTTGAAAGTTATCCTAATCTTAAAAAGTATGTTGAACATTATATAGAAACTGATGGTGAACCTGAAGATGAAGGATGTATCTCTAATCTTGTTTGTTATTTTAAGTTACAATGTCTTAAACATAATTTAAACGAGACAAAAGTATTTAAGTGGAATAAGAAAATTTCTGATGATTTCTATACTTGGGGTACTAATTCACGTTGGTCTAATACTTTTGATACCTTTTTATACTATAATTTTCAATATGTTGTAGAAATTGGTATTAGTTTAGCTGAAAAATATGGTGATATTGATGTAGATAAGGAGTAAATACTATGAGTGAATATTCATATATAGAAGTTTATTTAAACTATCCTGGCTGTGAAGATGAAGAAATAGGTCCTGGTGAAGAATACTTTAAAGTAGATCCTAATGATAAAGATACAATAAAAGCTTTAAAGATATTAAAACCTTATTTTGAGGATAAAGAAGAAATATATTGTGCAGAAACAGATGGTAATAAAATGACAATTAAAAAGAAAGTATCTAAAGTAAAAATTAAAAGGTATGATTCATATATAGATATATTAAAAGCGGATTGGCTGTTTCCTTCATATGATACTGGATTAATATGTTGTAATAAAATTGATCCTTTTATTGATTTGGTTTCTGAATTTGGTTATCTTCATCCAATAGTAAAAGAGACTTTTAAATATATCTATGAAATCGATTCGAATTTTTTAAATGAATATATGTCTTGGGCAGAATTAAATGGAACTAAACAAGACACTAATATTTTTGTTAATTCATTGAAATTAAAATAAAAGGAGTTAATACCGTGAATAAATATGTTGTTATATATACAGATCATGGTTGTACTTGTGATGGTTTAGCAAGAATCCTCGGTACATATAATACTAAAGAAGAAGCTCAAGCTAGTATGACCAAAGATGTTAATCAGTACTTAATAGATAATACTGATTATGAATTAGATGTTGATGAAACTTCTCATCGTATTGTTACTAATAATATTGGTGAAGATGCTTGTACTTGGCAAGTTTTAGAAGTAGAAGTATAAATTGTAAGTAATCTTTAACGAAGGAGAGTATCGATGTCTAAGGAACAAATTAAAACTAATGAAGTAGAATTACGTTTTATAAATACGCTTACTCATGATAAACATAATCCGTTAACTTGTGGATTTTGTTTAAGTTATAGTGGTATTGGTGAAGATATAAAGTTAGTTGAACATAATGGGTTTAAGAATTTAAAAGCAGAAGACATTGATGCTTTCCGTAGAGTAGCAGATATGTTAGAAGCTATGTATAAATTAAAAGGAACTGACTATTTAGAGGAGATGAATAATGCGTAAGTTGTTATTTATGTGTTTATTGTTATTAGCTTCTTGTGATAGTGGTGGCGAAGAAGCACAATATCCTGAAACAAATTCTTGGAGTACTTATTGGATTGTTTGTATTGATGGTAAAGAATTTATTGAAGGTGCTAAAAGATTATCTATTAATTTAGATATAGATACTGGTAAACCTATTCCGTGTAATGTAAAAATGAGGAGATAAATAATGTCAGATGAAATGTTTACATATTCTGCTAGTGGTTATGTATATGGTACAACTTGGGATGGTCATAAAGGAGCATATACAGCAAGAAATTATAGTGACTATGATCATGAAGATGAATTAAAAGCAGCAATTAAAAAAGATTTTGAATCTGGTGCTTTAGATTCTGGTTTTGGTTTTCAGCATTTAGATGCAGCTAATATGACAATTACCATTAGAGATACAATAGTAGTTAATGGTAAGTTATATCATCGAAATGATGAAGAATCATATATTCTAGGTAAAGATGAAGATGTTGAAAAATTAAATGACATCTTATCATATGCGGAGTAAAGAAAATGAGTAAATATACAGAACTTAAAGATAAAATGAGTAAATATCATAATGATGGTATTGAGTATGTTTTTGGTTTAGATCAATGGCGAGATTATTTGAAACGTCATAATCTAACTGAAGAAGAAGCTAAAGCTACATTAGTTGGTGATGGTTATGGAGGTGTTGGTACTAAAGAAGCTTTTGCTAAAAGAGATAAATACTTTGAGGAAGTTCAAAAAGAAATCTCAGAACAAAGTAATCCTGAAGAAATCTTTGAACATGAATGGTGGAATCATGAGTGTGGATATTCTGGTGATTATACAGAAGCTTTAAGGATTACAAGATGTTATTTTAAACATTATACTCCTAAAGAATCTTTTATAAATAAATTACAGAAACGATTTAATGAATGTAATTGTTAAGTAATATTATTTATTTTTTTTGTTTTTGTCTATTTTTGTTTATTAGTTTTAGTAACTCATACTTAAAGAAAGGAAAAATACAAAAGAAAACAAGTCGAGAAAAAAATAAAAAATAAAAATCAAAGAAACATTAATTAGAATATCTAAAAATCATAAAAATAAGAAAAAATTATAAAGTTATGCACAGTTATTTTTCTGAAAGGAGTTAAATATGTCAGTAACTATATTATTTCCAAAAAAAGTTGTATATATTTACAAATTGTTAGTACTTCATTAGTAAATATATATTATTGTATTTATCGTTAATTAAACATAGAAGGAGGACTTTAATAATGAAAATACCACAAAGATTATTACGGTTAACTTCAGAGCAACTTGAAGCAAAATTAGAAGAATTACGTAGAGAGTTTGCTGAGTTAACTAAAGACCATAAAAGACAGCATGGTCGTAAAGGTAATGTTTCAGATAATATTATGGAAGAGATTGTAAGATTAACTAATAATATAGCTTCTGTAAAAACTAGAAAAAAGAACAGAGACCTTGATAAATCTAGGGATAAAGTTTATAAAGAATCTCTTGGATTACGTTCTGAAGATGAAGCAGATAAGCATGGTATAAAACCTGTTGATGAAAGGAGATACATTAAATGCTTTAAGAGTGGTTATATAAATGCTCCTGTTTATAGAACATACATTAAAAGAATGACTGGATTATCTTTAAATCAAATGTATGTATTACAAGAAAGAACTGGTTATATTCCAACACCTAAGATTAGTTTTAATGAAGCTAAGAAAGATGAGCAAACATTATATGATAGTGGTGAAATATATAGTAAAGTATTATAATCCACTAAAAAATAATTTTCTTAATATTAACATCTAAATTAAACTGAAGGAGAGTGTATGATGTTTAGTAAAGATAAGGTAGAAGGTCCTATAAGTAAATCTCAAATGAGTAAACTTATTAATCTTATGCTAGAATCTAAAAGAGCTAAAGAAAAATATGATGCTTATAAAGAAGAAATTACTAAAGACCTTAAAGATGGTGAATATGTTATTCCAAATGTAGGTAAAGTTATTAAATGTACTTATGTTAAATATCTGTTTGATAAAACAGAATTTTATAATAGTCATCCGAATATTAATTTAGATGATTATCAGAAAGAGGTAGTAACTACTAAATTAGATATTAAAAATCTATCTAATATTTGAATTTTTGGTTTTACATTCTATTATTATTTATTCTAATATGTCTAATGTAATTTAATGAAAGGAAAAACAATTATGGCTAATAAAAATATTCAAGACTCTAATCTTATGCCGAAGTTTCAAATTGATACAATTAGATCTGAAGATGGAAGTCAAGTAATTCCAGGTATCAAAAAGATGTATGAAATTGCTTATGCTTTAAAAGATTCTATTATGCTTTGGGGTGCTCCTGGTATTGGTAAGTCTCAATCAGTTCAACAATGGAATCAAGAAATGATTGAGAAGATGAAAGAGGAAGGTAAGAAACCTTGGTATCCATATGTAGTAGATGTTCGGTTATCTATGAAAGAACCTGTAGATATGGTTGGTGTACCTATTCCAGTTAAAGATGATAATGGTAAAGTAACAACACAATGGGCAACTCCTTCGATGTGGCCTACAGAAGAAGATGCTAAGAACTATTCTGGTGGTATCATCCTGTTAGATGAAATCAATCAAGGTCAAGCTGCGATTCTTAATGCTGCATTCCAGTTGATTCAAGATAGAGCTTTAGGTGAATATAAAGTACCAGAAAACTTTATGATTATGGCTGCAGCTAATCCTCCAGCTTATAACTCAACTGTTACAGAATTATCTGTTCCGTTAGCAAATAGATTTAGTCACTTTAACATTGTACCTAACTTCCAATCTTGGTTGGATTACAGAATCAATCATGGTGGTAACGTAGATGTTATGGCTTACTTAAAATCTCAAGCAACTAATATGTTCTTTGATGAAAAGACTATGACAAGATTAGTTGGTGAACTTGGAAACGCTATGTTTACAGATATTACAATTACTCCTCGTTCTTGGGAAGTAATTGAGAAGTTATTAGCATTACCTGGTTTTACTTTAGAGGAAAAACAAAGATATGCAACGGGTCGTTTAGGTTTGCCTGAAGCTAATAAATACTTTATGTGGTTAAAGAATAAACAAAAGTATCAAGATTGGCGTGAAATCTTAATTAAAGGTCAGCCGTTTAAATCAGAAGAAGCTTCAGAATATTGGGTAACTCAAATGAATTGTATCTCAAATATTGTAGCAGAAGCAGATGATACTAAATGTAGAAGCTACATTGAGAACTTCTTAAAAGCTACAAAGCAACTTAAATCTCAACCGTATAAAATTACAAACGTTATTCAATTAGCAAGAACATCTCGTTGTAATAAGAACTTAAAGTTATTCAATCCGATTAAAGATACAGCAGATATTGTAGATTTTGCAATTGCATCTTTGAAGTATTAATTTTAAGTTATGATGTAGGGATTAAGTTAAAGTAGAAATACTTAATCCCTTGTTGATGGAGATTAATTGAAGGAGAAAATAATGTTTGTAATTAAAGATAAAAATTTAGATATGTATGTTGAGCTTAAGACATTTACTCAAGATATAAATATCAGAATAGATATTATACCTGTAGCAAATATTGAGATTGCAACTCTTTTAGAAGATCAAAGCGAAGTAGATTATGTTATGAATATCATGAAGGATCAAGGAGATGATATTAATAACTATGAAGTTTTAGATTATGATAACGAATTAGTTAAAGTTAAAGCTAAAGAAGATGAGCAAACTATTCGTGCAATGGGTAATGCTTGGAGTAATTCTTCAGAAGACACTAAGAAAGAATTACTTCAGAAGATACTAGAACAAAAAGGACCTGATGCAGTAATTAAATTTATGAAAGATGTCGAAAATGGTATTGATTTAAATACAGCTGCTGCAGGTAATGTTAGTAATTGTAATTGTCATATGGGTATACAGTTTAATCCTCAAGATCTTTTAGATGTGTATAATAAGTATCATGGTTATGCAATTCAGTTATATACTGAAGAGCCTGAAGAAGTTGATAATTATGCAGTGACTAGAATTATACCTGATGAAGATGAAGACGATTCAGTACTTTATATGAGACATCCTCAAAGTCTAACAAATTTCGTTGACTTAGATTGTAAAGAAAATATTTTTGATGCAGGAGCTGTTGCATATCTTTGTAGTATACCATTTGACGATGATATTATACAATATGCTTTAGATCCAAATAATATGCCTTTTGTCGATAAAGATATTATTGCTTCTAAAAATATGCCTCCACTTCAAGGTACTTTACTCAATGAATTTAATTCATGCTTAGAAAAATATCTTGATGAATAATAACTATACTTTAACTGAAGGAGAGTATAATGAATAAATTTTATGATATGGAAACAAAGATAAATAAAGTTATTGATATTCAACAATTATGGGATTCAGCTTGTACAGAATTAGCTTTAGAATTTCCTATCTTTGGACAGCTTATTCTTCAGATTGGTGTAAGATTTGTTTGGGATCAATCAAATAAACATATGGCTTGGACAGATGGTTCAAAGATTACTGTAAATGAAGCATTCATTCAGTATTTTTGTGCTAATCCTAAACAAGTAGATGATACTGGAACAGTACATAATATGAATATTTCTAAAAAAGAATTAGAGTTTGTATTATGTCATGAACTTATGCATCTTCTTGGATTATCTTTTGATAGAGGAACAAGATTAGGTATTGTTAAAGGTACTTATTCTAAAGAATTACAAGCTAAATGGAAATTATGGAATAAAGCTACTGATTATGAAATTAATTCACAGTTATCTAATAATCAGCAACAAAATTCAGATGGATATTATTCACATAAACCAGTTGGAAATATGCCTTCTTGGGTTCTTTATAGCTCTAAATATAAAGATATGACGGCTGAAGAAATTTATGAAGACTTATTAAAAGATTATGAAAAACATCCAGAAAATTATACCTTTGATAAAAATGAAGATGAGGATGATGGTGGTAACAGTATAAGTGGTCTTCCTGGTTTAGATAAACATATGCCTATCTTAGATGATACAACCAGAAATGAACTTATCCAAAAGATTGCTAATGTAACTTCTTCTACTGGTCAAGGTTATGGTTCTACAGCAGTTTCAAGACTTCTTGATATAGCTTTTAAGCCTATTCCTTTTAACTGGAAGAAAGCTTTACAAAGATATATTCGTAATTGGATTAAAGATAATTATACTTGGAATAAACCTTCAAGAGCTGGTATTGCTGCAGGTCTTATCTTACCTTCATCTTCTACAACACCTTGTATGCATATTGGTGTAGCAATCGATACTTCTGGTTCGGTTGGAGATAATGAATTACAAACTATGATGAATCACTTATTTACAATCTTAGGACAGTTCAAACAGTTTACTGTAGATGTATGGTGTAATTCAACTCAAGTACATGAAGATACTTGGAAACGATTTAACGCTTCAAACAAAAGAGAAATTAAAGAATATGCTTTCCAATCTGATGGTGGTACTGATTTGAAAAAATCATTTGAATTTATAGAGAAAAAATATAGAAATGAAAAATTAGATTTATTACTCTATATGACAGATGGTTGTGATTGTGATGTAGATGGTAGTGATACACTTACTTGTAAATGTCCAGTTATTTGGTTAATCTTGGATAATAATGACTTTAAGAAACCAACTAGAATTCCTGGTGCAGTCTATCCATTTGTTGTTGAAAAAGAAAAAGCTGGATACTAAAAATAGTTAGGGATAAGTAAACTCCTTTCTGCTTATCCCTTTCTATACCAATTAACATTACGAAGGAGAGTGAATATGACTAATGGTGAAATATTAAATAGTTTAAAGAATTGTAATGACGAAGATAATTTTAAGAAATGTAAAGAATTACTTCCACTTTGGAATAGTAGTGAATGTGCATTTCCTTCGGATTTATCGGTTAAGAATTTTATAAAATTAGATAAGTGGTCTTTTGAAGAACTTAATCAAATATCTACAGAATTATTTATCAATAAGTATCTTGCTCCTCATATGAAAGATGTTTATTATATGATTAAAGAATTTAGATCTAATCCTAGAAATGAATTGACATATGATCAAGAAGCTTATGCTAAAATTATGGGTTATAACTTAGATTGGAATGAGAATGAAACAGATGTAGATAGACAAAATAAAAAAGCTACAATTCTGTATGAACATTCTATCTATAGATTCTTTAATAACTCTAAACTGAAAGGTAACAGCAATGACAACCAGAATAATTCTTGAAGACCTTACAGATAAAACAAAGAATGATTATTATGATAAAGAAAAAGCTTTAAGAGATTATGAAAAACTAATAGAAGCAAACAAAGATCATAATATTCAGCTTAAACAATATATTCCGTATTACAATTGTAGTTATGTCGAATGTACTACTTTGAAAAGGAATTTCGATAACTAAAATAAATTAGGAGTCTAAAAATGCCTAATACTAGCACAACATTAGAAGTTGTTAAAATACTTCTAAATAAACATAAAGATAAACTTCTTCCAATCGTAGATAATCTTATATCTAAAAACTGGAAGGAAGCTTCTGAACAACTTAATGATCTTGGTCCACTTCTTTATAATATCTGTGAAGAACAAAATCTTTCTTATGAAGAATTTTGTGCAGATTATTGTAATCCTACAATAAATAAAGAAATTATGGAAATGATTGTTAAAGAAATATATAAAGATTTTAAGAAGGAGTAATTAATATGAAAAATATTGGTGAAATAGCTAGAGATTATGCTTTGAAAAGTTTTTATGCTTTTTATCATAAATATTATGATCCTAAAAAAGCATCACCTTTAGAAAAAAAGTATTATAAAAACGAATATTCAAGAATATATAGTAGTGAACGTAATAAACTTAAAAAAGAAAGAGTAAAGTCTTTTATGACATTACTTAAACCGATTCTTGAAGAAGCTTGTATAAAGAATGGTTTTAGAATAACTAGTAGCGGTGAAATTTCTATTCATTGGGAATACAAAGATCGTATAGCTAAAAGATTAGCAGAGAAATTTGCTAAAACTCTTAAAGATGAATATGGTATCGATGGAGTAAAAGTAAAAAGTAAAGTTTCAATGAATGGTTATAATCTTTTTGATTTATCTAACATTTCAGTTAATAAAGATTTATTATCTGAAAATAAAGATTAATTATTATGTATATTTAACTAATAACTTAATTTTTTTAACGAAAGGAAAATACAAATGTTTATTGTTTCTCAAACTAGTAACCCTGAAAAATCTAAAATGTTTTCATCTTTAGAAGAAGCTAATGATTTTATTAAACGTCAACGTAAAGCTAAAGGCTTTTATACTGTAACTGAAGATAAACCAGTTCAAGAAGGAAAGTCTTGGAAAGAAGCTGTTGAGTTTAAAAATGAAATCGAAATTACAAGAGCTAATGTAAAACAATTCTATAAAAAAGAAGGTTTTATTAAAGTAGTTGATCGTAAAGGTAATGTAGTACATATTGGTCGTACTAAAAATATGGGTAAAGTATTCAGTAACTATGTAAATTGTGCTAACTATAAACAATCATATAATTTTGATTTAGATTCTGGTGAGCATAAATTATATTTCATGGAAGCTAATACTCATCAACTCTAAAGTCTTCTTCTGAAAAATAAATCTAGGGTGAGATAAATTTATTCTATGATTTGTCTCATCCTATTTTTATTTATCCTTTATATAACAAAAGGAGAATGAAATGAAGTATGAAATAAGAGAAAGTAAATATATTCATGATAGAGATGAATATAGACTAGAAACATTTTATCTTAAAATTATGCCAAATAAGTATGGTGAAGCACGATATTGTATGTCAATACATCGTATAACGGGTGATACAGATTTTGAATTTTATTTACCTTATAATAACCCTTATCCTATTGAGTGTTTAAAAAAGTTTCTTAAAAAGATAAATGTTAAATATTATTTATATAACTTAAGTATAAGGATAAACAAAGAAAATTTAGATAAACTAACATTTTTCTGTAAACTTTATGGAGTGTAAAATGAAGTATGAAATAGATACATGTAATTATATTCATGATAAAGATGAATATAGATTAGAATCATTTTATCTCAAACTTATGCCAAATAATCATAGTGGAGGATTTTATCATATATTAGTTAATTATATAACAAATGATGAATTTGAACTTTATATAACTTATAGTTATTCTTATGTTATAAAATGGCTTAAAAAGTTTCTTAAAAAGATAAATGTTAAGTATTATCTATATAAATTAAACGTAAGAATAAATAAAGAAAATTTAGATAAGTTAACGTTTTTCTGTAAACTTTATGGAGTATAAAATTATGAAAACTCTATTTAATATAATAAAAGAAATGTCTTGTGCTGGAAAAAGTGGTTATATCATTTCTAAAAAGAATGATAGAGTTTGGTTTTATTTATTTTCTTATAGATTTGATTATGAAAATATGTTACGTGAAAATAAACCAAAAGATAATGATTTAGATTATTATTATGTTTCTATGACTGGTAAAAATATAGAAAAACATGTTAGACTTCTTTTTAATGAACTAAACATTAAATGGATATATAAACGGATTTTTGATACAGAAAGATTATGTATAAGTAAACAAGATTGTGATAGATTTATACAAACTTTAAAAATTTATGGTAAATAAAAAATAAATGGAGGATATAAAAATGTTAGATAAAGTTGAGATATATACTCTGAAACAATCTAAAGACGAGTCTGCAGTTTGGCATCCTCAAGAATTTATACATGGTTATGATAAGAATAAAAGAATATTTGAAATGTATAAATTTAATGATTATGATATTGGTATAATAAGAGATAATTATCTTAATAATACTTTTATATTAAATTTATTAAAACAATTAGAAATTAAATATACTTATAGAACAAAGCATGATCGTGAATGGTATGGTTTATATAGCAATCAAGATTATGAAAGAATAAAAATGTACTTCCAAATTTTAGGAATAACTGAAACTTATAAAGAGTAAATAAGAAAGGAGACGTATTATGATTAAATATAATTTATACTTAGGATTAAATGATAAAGATTCTAAAAGACAAAAGATTTCTGAATTAACTGCAATCAATATCATTTCAAAGTATATTCCTAACTGTTCAATAACACCTTTTAAAGGAATATATACTCATGAAAATGGTCAACAAGTTAAAGAAAATTCATTATTAATTACTGTAATCGATTTAGATAATACTTTTAAACCAATTCCTGTTACTAGACAGTTAAAACAATTATTTAATCAAGAATCCATTATCGTTGAAACTGAGGAATCTAATTCTATCGCAATGTAATAACGAAGGAGAGTATGCTGATGTCATTTGGTTCACTGATGTATTTAACTACTTTTATCGTATATATTTATTGCTATTATCAATTTGTTAAATGAAAGGAACTAACATGAATATTAGAGAGTTTTATATTAAAATTGATAATGAACTTAAAGTAGCATATATTAGTTTTATAAATGATGAAGAAAGATTATGTGAAGTAAATTTTCATTATGATGACGGTTTTTTTACAGCATATTTCGATGTTTGTCATCATGCTTTAAGAACCTCTATTGAACAGTTATTGACAGAATTAAATATTGAATTTGAAAAACCTTTTAATGGAAGGTCTTTTAATATTACAATAAATAAAAACAACTTTGATAAATTTGTATTTAGTTTGAAGTTATTATATCCGGATTTATATACGGAATTATATTTTAAAAGATTTAATACGAAAGGAGTATAAAATGAGTGATTTGGATTTGCCAACAAGTATAAGTATTGGTAATGAATATACTTTATATGCAGTATTTAAAAGAAACATATATTATGGTCAATTTGATGAAGATAAAATTGGTTCTTTTATATGTAATGATGTATTACATAGTAATATTAGTTATTCGAGAGATTATAATAATTCAAATATTTTTACGAAAAAAGGTGTTTATAACTTTTATGATAAAGAACATGATATCTTTAAATTTTTTGGAAGAAGATTAAGAATTTCAGAAGAATTTGCTAGAAAATGTTATTCTATGTATGACGATGATGAAGAATTTATAGCAAAATATTCAAGTTTAGAAAACTTTAAAAAATATGTAGCAAGCTTTATTAGAAAAGAATTAAATATTTCTGATGATTATGTCTTTTTAGATAAAAATGGTTATATTACAGATATACATTTAGGAGAAATATTATATACAACTGAAAACGCTGAAAAACATTATACGTTTTATATTGTTAAATTAGATCCGAAAAATATAGAGTTTGATAAAGAAACAAACTGTAACAAAGAACCATTACTTAAAACTTTTAATAATATTACTGTTTATAAACAATTATATTTAGAAAGTATAAAACATTTTTGTGAAAAATATAATGTTTATTTTTCAAGATGTAATGATACAGAAGATATACTTAAAGCAGTAAATAATAATATATGCTTTGGAACGTTAAATTTTGATGCACGATATGATCACAGATTACATGAGACATATGATGATATGATGAAAAAACTTGTGAACAAATTTACAGAATCATTATTAACTCATCTGTATGATGGTAAATTCTTAAGTGATCTTGAAGAATTATGTTGTGATCGACAAAGCATTATTGAAGGATTGTCAAAAAGTATTATTAAAGGTATTAGTAACGGTATTAATAATATTAAAATAAATGGTATAAACTAATAAATGAAAGGAGGTTACTATGCTATTATATAACTTACAATTACAATCTTATACAAGAGATATTAAAAAAGGTTATATAAAAGCTGAAAGAATCTATGGCTATTTCAGTATACATGATTCAACTCATGATTATAAATCAGATTTTGTATTTACTGAAACAGGAAGATTATTTATAACCACCTTAGATATGGCTGGTAATCATTTAGATTTACCGTTTATAAAATATATAAAAGATAATTATGGTATTCAATTTAAATTTTCTAATAGAGAAACTTCATCACCTTCAAATTATAAAACCTACATTACTAAACAAGAAAATTTTGATAAACTTAAAACTTGTTTCTTAATTCAGGGTATTATATCTGATAGGAGGTAATTATGAAATATAATATCGTATTAAATCCTAGATTGATAGAAATAAATCAAGTAAATAAACCTTGTTCAACTATTGCATGGATAGAATATCATAATATTAAATCACAATTTGTTTGTTATATTAATTATTATAAAGATTTAGAAGTTGTAGAATATATACTAAAACATCTAAATATCAAATATGAAGTCAAATCTAATAATATACAAACAGCTTATTATATATTTATTACGTATGATGAATATCAAAAATTAATTCTTTTATTAAAGCTTGAAGGAGAGTATAAAAATGGAGTGTATATATTCAGTTTCGACATTGAATGATGGAGTTAATTCACATATCATTTATATACAAGGTAATCATGCTTTATTGATAAGTAAACCTTATAATGATTCTGTAAGTATAAGATGTAATGTTTATGCTTCTCATCAAGATTATATGCAATTTATTGATTATTTGGTAGAATCAAAAATAAACTTTATTGATCATAATACTGTAATTGATCAACATCTTGAATTAAGTGTTAAAGAAAGAGATAAATTAATAATGTTACTTAAAATTTATGGAGGTTAAAATGATAACTGTAGGTAAAGTAATAAATCTAAAACTTTGTTGTAATGTAGTTTATCCAATAAATAGTATTGATAATTGTGATAAATTTAAAATTAGATTTAACGAAGCATTAGCTAAGGTAAATAATATTTCAAATTATGCCTATTATAATATTTATAAAGAAAACTCACTTGGTTATTCTCAAGATAAATTATCTTTTGATGTTTATTCCTGTACATCATATAAAATATCTTTAGATGATTCAGATGTAAAAGAATTTAAAAAATATACATTAGGAGTGGATTATGGAACTATGAATGATTATGCTTGTAATTTCTTTTCAAAGAAACTTGATAAAGAAGTTATTGGTTTTTATAATACTGGTTATAGAAGTGCTAGTGGTTTAATAAATCTTTATCATCATGGTTCATTCATAGATGCAGATGATTTTAAAGACATCAGAATAATTACAAATGAAAATCTTAAACTTATTCAAGCTAATGCTTATTATAATCGTAGTTATTTATGTGTTGGACCAATTATTACAATGTTAAATACTTTATATGGTTGTGCATTAACAGATATTTCTGAAAAATTAAAGATAAAGTCTTCAACAAATTGTAACTTTAATCGTTTTTTTACTCAAAATGATGCAGAATTAACTTTAGATTTAGGTCAGTATTTAGATGAAATTAGAAGAGAAGCTACTAAAAAAGCTTTAGATAAATTTGCTAAATCTAGTGTAATAGAAACGTTAAATGAAATGAATGCAAAAATTAAAGTCGATACAAGAAGTGAAATATTATATATCGATTTTAAAGATTTAATAAATAGTTTAATTGATAAAAATTATAAAAATAATACATCAAAATAACTTTTAAAATCTTTATAAATAATTTAAAAACGTCTGAAAGTATTAGTATTACTATCATTTGTACATATAAAATTTTTACAATTTACAAAATACGTATATACTAACAGCTTAAATGAAAGGATATTAAAATGATTAAACTAACACCTGTTAAAAAGAAATACTTTGTATCAATAGAGCCATCACATTATTCTAAAAGTTTTACTGATATTTATAACTGTAATAATACTAATAAATATTCTGGTAAAGTTACAGATTATGCAGATTATCATATTACTATTTCAAGAACAAATAGAAGAATAGATAATTATAAATATTTTTATACAAATACGATTAAACAGATTACTGATACTGATAGTTTATTAGAAATTACAAATGATTTACTTAAATTTTTTAGTAGACGTAGCAAATATTATTGGTCAAACAGTAGATGTATTAGTTTTACTGATTTAGTATTAAGTCTATGTCAAAAGCATTTAGGTAATCATTATATTGTAAATGATGGTGATATTTACTATTCAGAAAATAAAAGTCCTGAAGAAAATAAAAATAATATAATGCAAGCTTTACAAGATCTTTATTTGATTGATACCAACGATTTAGTATCAGATACTTTTATATCTAAAGCACAGCAAAGACATATAGATTTAGAAAAAGAAATGAATGTTAAAAAGACATTATTAAATTCGTTTTTAATGGATAATATAAATAGTATTATAGAAGATTATGGATTAAAAGCAACAGAAAACGGTATTATATTCGAGTATAAAAATTCTTATCGTGAAGGTTTTGATAAATTTGTTATGAAGGCTTTACATGAATTAATCGAAATACCATTAAAAGAACAACTTAATCTTGATACTAAATTTACTAAATCAAGATCTACTGCTCTTACAGATGGTTATTCTGTATCTTGTTCTTTAAAAGATATTAGAATAAATACAAAGGAGTCATAAATGTTAGATTTAGATGTTATCAACAGATATGGAACTGATAATTCATGTACATATTTTTTCCATTATAATGATTCATCTTGTCAAATGGTTAGAGTAGATGTTGAAAATAATACTATTTCAGATATGGAGGTTATAGATAATAAAGATAAATGGTTTGAAACGTTACGTGAGTTAAATGTAATTAAGTCAAAACAACATAAACTAACATTTAAGAATCTACAAAAGCTGTTATTATTATATAAGATTATGGGTTTTAATTTTTAAGGGAGAATAGATATAATGATGACAGTAATTTTATTAACAAATAATATAAGGAGTAATAATAATGAGTAGTATTAAAGTAAAGTATTTAAAAGAAAAATTAGAGTGTGCTATGTATCAATTAGAGCAACTAGACGATGAAGACAATGTTCAGCTTACGTCTAACACATACTTTTTACATGGTGCTAATAATTTCTTAGGAATTTCTGGATATGATGGAGGTTATCTTGATCTTGATCGTATTGAAGAAGCAGTTGAAAACGATGATGAAGAGGAGTAACAGAAATGAAAGAGGTCAAAATTATATTGGTAGATGATGGAAGAAATTTTGACTGTAGATCCGAAACAGAAATATCTTATAATGCTAATTTCACTAGGCTTACAGCAGCTATTAATGAAATCTTAGATGATTTAGATGATGATCAAGTATATATTAATTTTAAGAATCCAAGTGAAAAATGTTATCCATTTTTTATTTGTAAAAATAAAAAAGCAGAAGAAGCAAAGGCTTGCGAAATTTTTATAGATTATATATATTTTTGGGTAGAATTATATGGTGATTTAGAAAAATTTTATATCACAGTTATCAAATATTTTCCAGAACTTATTGACCAAGTAGTAGAAGATATAATAGAAGAAGGATATGATGATCCTGCTGATTATGATGTTAATATTGAAAAATTAAAACAACAATATTTAAAAGAATAAAGGAGTAAAAAATATGATAAAAGTATTAAATAATATTGACATAATTATAACCGGTAAAAATATTTATTATAATTATAACGATATATTATATACAAAAGAACAATTCGAAGATAAATATATTTTACATGTAGATACACCTTCAAAACCACAAGAAGAAATTAAAGACTTGTTTGATATTGAAGGTAATATCTGTGTTAAACTTCAAAAAAGTGATTATGTTAAATTTAGTTTTGATAATGAATATGATCAACATATTTCTGGTGAAGGTATAATCACTAGAGTAGAGTATGATGATAATGATAGAATGGAAGATTGTTATGTAGTTAGAACTAGTAACGATCCATTAGAAACTATTATTATCTATGGTCGCGACATTGACGAAGCATGGAGGTAAGTAATGGATGAATTATATATTGAACAATTTAATGATGATGACGTAAAGTGTTATGGAATGTGTCTTAGTGATTATGGAGTATTCGATAACACAGGTCATTGTTATTTTTATGGATCTAAAGGAGAGTGTGAAGCATATCTCATTAAAAGAAAAGGAAGTAATTAATGACTGTTACTAATATAATATTGTTACTTCTCTGGATTACATGGATGTTTAGTATATATCTTAGACATAAAGAAAACATGGTTAATCTTGAGATATTAAAAATGTTAAAAGATAACGAAATTAATGGAGGTAAATGATGTTTGTTCTTGAAGTAAAACAAAATACATACGTTAATGCTTTTGATTCAACAACCAAACAAGACTTAGGTGATGAATCTGGTGAGTATGAATTGCAACCTGGATTATATCCAATTCATGAATTTGATGTTGATATAAATCAAGTATATTGCATGACTATTCTTAAAGACAATAAACTTATTGAGATTCAATTTCTTGATGAGGGTGATGAAGCTGATGAGCCACTCACTAATTATCTTGATATTAAATACTTGAAACAGTTTAATTTTTCAATGTTAAAAGGATATAAATAATGACTAATTTATATTTCGTACAAGGAATACCAACAAGTTATGCTATGCCAGATTTGTTTGTATTTAGTAATAAAAGAAAAGCTGAATCAGCTAAAAAAATAATTGAAGATTTTTATGATTCAATGTGCTTTGATCAAGTATATGAAATTAAAGAAGTTGATATTACAAATTTAAATATTAAAGACAACAAATTATATTGTGTAGTTGGAGCAGTAACACCTCTTGAAACACAAACTTGGATATTCGATACTAAAACAGAAGCTGAGAAAAAAGAAAACGAATTGTGGGATGATCCTAATCGTTTTAATGATGCTCAATTTTATACTACAGAAATAGATTTGAATAATCTAAATACTATAAAATCCATAAGAGATTTTATTAAAGAACAAAAAGAATACTATGAAGATTGAAAGGAGGTAAAATCATGTTTGTAGTAAAAATATATCAAGAAACAGATGATGATCGAATCCATGATACTGATAGTTATTATTTTAACACAGAAGCTGAAGCCAAAGCATTTGAAGAAGCAATGAATAAAAAAGGTAAAGAACTTTTAAATAGATGGGTATATGTAAAATTTAATGTATGGAGTTATAAAATTGAACCTCAAACATTGTCTGATGCTTTAAAAGATGCTAATGAATGGTATGATGCTGTGTTAGATAGTGGTGATGAAGAGGAGCAAGATGATGACTAAACAATATGTTACTGCTGATGAGCTTAAGAAAGCTGCAGACTATCTTGCTTCTACTAAAGAAGAAGGTGGTTGTTATCGTTGGAAAGTATATGCTAATACTGAGGACAATAAAGATATAAGTATTGTCTTAGGTTGGACAGATGGTTTTGATAAGAATGATCCTGATAAAGATAAATATCAAGATGATACTTGGAGACTTGCTGTTAAAGTAGGTTATCAACCATCTAACAGTATAATGCAATGTGATTATGATATAGACTTTTATCTTCCATATAATCCAGACACTGGTGATGTATGTGATGATTGTGAGTATTGCATATATGAAACAACAGACTTTGAAGCATTAGCTAAAGATATTAATAAGAATACTTCTTGGGTAATTAAACATTGGAAGGAGTTAGGACATGAATAAATACAAAGTACCAGTAAAACTTATCTTTACAGGAACAGTTGATGTTTTAGCTGAAGATGAAGAAAAAGCAAAGAATATCGTTTCAACTAACTTTAGTGGAATGCTTGCCTATGCTGAAAATAATTGTTGTGATAGCATTGAAGAATGGGATATAGATATTCATGGTGATACTGAACTAAATGAAGATGAAGAAGTTGAATTAATCGGAGCAGTAATCGATGAAGAGGAGTTAAGCGATGAGTAAATATAATGTATGTTATTGGTACGATACTGAAGATAAAGCTTGGAATTCTATAGAAATAGATGATGAGTTTACTAGAGGAGATAACATAGTAACAGTTGTTGATAAGACAGATACACATGTTACTATTGAATATCATTCTGGTAAACGTATCAAACTTACTAGAGAACAAGCACTTAATAGTTTATATTGTTAGATCATTGAAAGGAGTTATAATATGTATAAAATATATACAATAACAATTGTTACTGCTGATAATAATAAAACTTGGTATTTTACAGATGAAGATATGAAAGATGAAGTATTAGATTACATTGATACATTAGGTATTGAAGATAAGATTGATATACAGACTGATGAATTCTTTGCTAACTCAAATGTTGATACCACTGAACGAGAAATATTTAATTTTCTTAATGGTTAATACGAAAGGAGTATTCTAATGAGTAATCCAATTTCTAGTACTAAACACCAATGGGTATTTAAAGGTCATCCATTAATTAAAGCAGTAGCTGATAAAGCTAAAGCAGAAGGTTACAGGGTATTTTTAAATGTCGATGGTGGTTCTTGTTTTCCAGAAGGTACATATGGTTTTATTACACCACAAGATGGTAGTAAGATATTATATTTTCAAATGCAACCATTTAATATGTATGTAGAATTTAGTGTTCAGATTGTACCATCAAAAGTATTTGGTTCTAGCTATCACATTAATAATGATGATATTTGTTGTTTAGAAGATGTTGATAAGTACTTGAATTTGAAAAGTATTTTCGATAATATGAGAAATATGGAAGATCGAACATTATACACATTAGATATGCATATGAATGATCAATGGGGATTAAGCAATTATGCTGAATATTAATAACATATATATGAAAGGAGTAAGATTATGAGTTATGAACAAAAATATGATAAAGATATTTTAGCTGAAGAAACTATCAATGTTGATGGTGATGACTACACTTGCTATATTTTAGATGATAAAGATTATTATAATGTACATGTTGTTGATGATCATTATCATGATGATGAAGGTAATACATTAAGACTTCAAGAACCAAAGGAATGTGTAAGTTTAGATAAGGTTACTTCTAAACCATTCATGTTATCACAAATCATGGAACATGTTTTATGGCACATGTGTTATGGTGAAAACAGAAAAATGTATGACTTCAGTATTGATTATGAAGAAAATGATTTAAACTATTAATTTCTAATATCACGAAGGAGAATATACGATGTCTAATACTTTTAAAATGGGTGTATATGTATACAGAACAAATGCTTGGGGTGATTGTTCGTTAGATGGTATTACATCTAAGAATGATAGACTTGAAGCATGTTGGAATACAAAAGATATTTATAAAAATCCAGATCCAGAAGTTGCTAAGAAATGTGATCTTATCATTCGAGCAGATGAAATCTGTGGTGGATTGAAATGTATTCGTGCTTGGGTTGTTGATAAAGAAACCGGTGAACCTACAAAACGCTGGGGAATGTGTGGAGGAAATTTTGTTTATAGTTCTGATGGCAGATTTCCAAAACTATTAGACTTTCCTGAACCAATACAAGTTATGGATAGATTCGAATAAAAGAAATTGAAATTTTTGGTTTTACTTTTTAATTATTAATATTATAATTATATTAAGGTTTAATTTTGATTTGGAGGATACAATTTATGAAAAAATCTACTAGTCTTATTATATCACTTTTAGGTAAACGTAAAGGAGGTAAATAACTAGATGACATTTGAAATTGATTATGTCAATAAAATGGTATCTGAGTTTTTAGGATTTAATATTCCATTAAATACTTTTGTGTCCATGGAAAAAGATACTAATAAATATTTAATAAACTTAGATACAAATAAAATAAAAAATATGGATTCATTTCTTAATATGTTATCCTATAAATTATCAAGTGTTAGTGAAAATATCGCAATTAACATTGGTAAAAGAACAACTATTATTATGGATGAAGATACTTTGATTAGATTTATAAATATTGTTAACATTAAAAAAGGAGATTTAAAATGTGGTATGTAGTATTAAATGGTAAAAGAATTCCTGTTCCTTACAGAACTTATGATGAATGTATGGCAGAATGTCGTAGACTTCAAGAAACTATGTGTGCAGTAGCAGTACATCCTGAATTAGTTAATGACTAATAAAAGGAATTTAGTATGATAAAAGTTATAGTCGAATTTTATAATGACAAACATCCATTAGGTTCAAAAGATAATACTAGATTACATCTTGGAGCACGTGATGAAGAACATGCTAAAAAGATTATAGAAGACTCTAAAAAATTCTTTAGTGAATCAATGTTTGGATGGAAAGTCAATACAAAAATAATTAGAAATGACTGAGATTAAATTCTCGATATTATTATGTTTATTTCTTTTGAAGGAGAATACATAGTATGGAGATAGAATTAAGTATAGTGAAAAAGGATTCTACGGGAGTTTATTGGGTTGTATTTCGTATTATTAACAACGACTGTATTGTTTATAACAAAGCTATGTATAGATTATTATTAAGGGAAATAAAAAACTCAGGCTTAAAAATAATAAAAAGCTATGAGCATAAAGGCTATTATAAACTAACTCTTACAAAAGATGCTATTGAAAAATTATGCTTTTTTATTAAGCTTTATAAAAAACGAATGAATGCATTAGATACTGAAAATGTTATTTATTATGAATTTTAGAAAGGAAGTATAAAATGAAAAAAGAAAAAGAGTTTAAATTAACCGAAGTAAAAGTTATTAATTATGGATTAGTCTTAAGTATAAAGATTAATAACTTTGCTTTTAGAATTATATATGACTTTTATTATAATACATTTATGTTAGAAGTTGATTGTCATATTTCTACTACAAAAGGAAAAGCTTTTGAATACTTTTGCAATATCTTTAATTTAAAAATTAAACCAGATGATAGAGGATGGTATAATGATATTGCTTTAGAATATGATGATTATTTAAAAATAGTATCACAACTTAAATCAATGGGTATCAAATATAAATATGGAGATTAATCATGAAAAAAGAAAAAGAGTTTAAATTAAATGGAGTTTCGGTCATTGAGTATGGAAGAACTTTAAGTATTAAAATTGGTAATGAGTCATTTCATATTATTTATGATTTTGAAGAAGATTGTTTTATATTAATTGGTGATATGCCTGTTATTAAAGGTGAAAATTATAAAAAATTTTGTGATTACTTTAATCTACCACTCGAAACTTATTGTGGTGGTATGTATTATAAGAATGTAAAGCTTGACTATGATACATATAAAAAGCTAAGAATGCAATTTAAAATATTAGGTTATTTATTATAAAGAAGTTAAACTAAAACCTTTTGATAAAATAATGAAAGAAACTTGTAAACAATATAATTAATAAAGGAGGTTAATATGACTTCTATAACTAGATATTATAATAAAAAAGGTCAAATAATAGATGAAGAACCTAACAGAGGACCATATTACTATTTAGATTTATTAGATTGTGCAGGAATGCATATACGTATTTATAAAGAATATGCACATAGTATGATAGAGTTAGCTGAGGTAAGTTATGATAGGTTATATGTAGAAGGTGAGAAGGATTATAGGTTTGCTAAGGTATATTTTAGAGTAGGTAATTATAGGGAATATTTTGAGAATAAAAATAATATAAATTTATTTATTATGATCGTTAAAATACAAGCTGCATTATCTGATTTACCAAAGAGTTTAGTTGATGATTATATTAAACTTATAATAGAAAATATAATTGAGGAGTAAACAAATGAAAACAGATATCTCTAAAGAAATTTTAAAAGATATTGGTAAAGCACTTACGGATATTTTTATTAAGAATAATTTAATACCAAATAAATATGTATCAATATCTGTGCAAAAAGCTAAAAAATTTAGAGTATTATATGAAGAAAAATCTGATACAACTTGGTATGCGTTAACAATTACTAGATGGGTTTTTGAAGGAATTGATCCAAAATGGAGTATTAAAAGAATAAAATTTATAGAAAAGTTATTGAATGAAAAAATAGCTGACGTGTGTAAAAATATATTTAAAGATGATTTATTTTTGACTGACGAACAAGTGAATAAATTATATATAATGTCAAAAATTTATAATTGATTTGTCTTATTTGTTTTTATATTGTAATATGTATTTATAAACTAAAAGGAAGTTAATATGAATAAAGAATGTGAAGAATTAATTAATGAAGTTACAGCAACTATTTGTACAAAAGATAATATATTTAATGCTTTAGATAATCTAGAATATATTATTGATACTGTAAAACACAATGTTATTAGTGAAAAATTTACTAAAGTTTATCTTATCAACGGTAATCCAAATGATGTACGTCGAGAAATTAGTGCTAAGTATGGTTTTAGATGTAGTTGGGAAGGTTCACCAGAAACATGTGGTATTATTACAGTATATGTACCAAAAGATAAATGTACCAAAGCATTACTAGATAGCTTTAAAAAATATGATAAACTACTTGGTGCTCTTGGTACTAGTGATCCATGTAGAACATATCCAACTATAGATTAGCTGAAAGGTTAGATATAAATATGAGAATTTATGAAATTGAAAGCTATTTAACTAATATATTTAAGAAAAATAAGCTTTTAAAAGATAATTATTCAGTATTTATAATATATATAGCAAATAATAGTATCTTTTATAATTATGAGAGTGAATCAGAAGCAAAATATTATATATTTGTAGGGTGTTTAAAAAATACCAAAACTGAAATTCCTTTTGGAATACGAAGAAGAAAGTTTTTAGAAACTTTACTTAATAAACAACTTAAATGTACTACTTATAATTTAAAGTGTTGTCAAGAAGATTTAGAAAAATTATATGTATTATCAAAAATTATGCAGTGAGGAGGTATATAATGTTAGAAGTTAATATTTCAGATGCTATAACAGTTAAGCTTTTAGATAATGCTCATAATATTATTGATAATAAGTATGTATTAACAGCTAAACAATATAAGTTATTATCTGTTGAACAAATTGATGAATTAACATTATTATTTAAAGTTCGTGATTATAATACTAATGAAATTATTATCTTTTCAACCGAAGATGATGACATATTACATCGTCATATAGGTTTAGAGCATATTACTAACACTAATTTACAAATGAGAGCTATTAAAAAGGATTGTAAAGCCGTTGCTTCTAAGTTATATAATATATTATGTAAAAATGGTTTAATTAAAAGTAATAATATAACTGTTGATATTACACATTATGGTGGAAAAACTTATCTTATAGAAATTAAAAATTTAAACAATTATTCGCCTTATTCATGTTGTCCATTTGGAGTTAAAAGACTTAAATTTATAAATGAAATTACACAATTTAATTTAGAATTATCTTCCAATAATAAAGTTTTATGTATGGATGCTCTTCAATTTAATACATTAAAAACAGTTTTAAATATCTTAGGAGCCTAATATGACAGAAGTAAGATCTATTGTTACTATTCCCTACGATATTAATCCTAAAAAAGATATATATCCAAAAGGAATAGTAATAAAGAAAGGACAATATATTGTTAATGAGTGGGAATACGGTAAAAAAGTAAGTTCTAGTGATGCATTAAATCTAACTAATAAAGATACTAACGAATGGACTTGTTTTCTACTATATCATCCAGATAAATATACTAAAGATTGGATTGTACATACTGAATACTTTTAAACGAAGGAGAATATAATGATGGAATTAAGACAATTATCATATTATCTTTCAGGTTTTTTAGGTAAAAAATTAAAGAAATCAAGTATACTTACAAGATATTCTTTAGATAAACAATATATTATTATTAGTACTAGTAATAAAATAGTATATAGCCATATTTTAAAAGCAATAGAACAGTTAATAGAAGTTGTTCCAACAAGTAGAAGAAGTCCATTAGAAGGTATAATACCAGGTAATCATTATGAATGTCTTATTTCAACAAAAGATGCAGAAAAACTAATGACTATATTAATAATTGGAGGATACTATATTGGCTAAATTAAGATTATGTAGAAATATTATAAGGAAATTAAACAAGAAATTCCATGATCAAGGTCTATCTTTTAGAATAGGAAAATATAGAAAAAATAATAACATTAAATTACTTATAACTTTTTATTATTTAAGATTTAAAGATTTAGACTTTATTTCAATTAAAAACTATATTAAAGACTTTGATAATACAGACGATTTTAAGTATAATATATATGAAGATGATATAGCTCGAACTAAAACAATAGTAATATTTAGTAATGAAGTAATTTTAGAAAAACTTTTAGCTTGTATATTATTGTTTCATAATTGTGATAAAGAATGAATAGATCACCGCATATTGTTTTAATCAGTCCGTAATTTATTAATTAAAAAATTAAAAATTTATTTATTTTTGGTTTTTTAATTTAATAAATGTATGTTAATATTTAAAAATAAATGTAATATAGTAAGTAAGTTATTAATTAGATCATATAATATATAGAATTATTAAAAAATTAAAGAAATAGGAATTATTTTTCCAAATAGTAATCATTTTTTTCTAAAAGATTATAGATTGACATAAAGGTACTTTTTTTGACCGTACAACAACTTTACAAAAATAATATATGATTTATTATATTTTTTAATAATGTTGATTCTGGATTATTTTAGGAAGTTTTATGAAAGCTAAATATATAATTTATTAATGAGAGTTAAATAAGATGACATATTCACAAATAAAACAATTATGTTCAAACTTAAGTAATGTATTATGTGCATATTTAGATGTAGAATGGGGAACAATTACATTAAATACTTGTGTTCAATCTGATAATAAGATTGAATATAGTTTTGCAATATGTGGATATGGTAAGTATAAAATTAGTAATCTGTTTAAAACTTTAGAAAAATTCTTAGTACAATTAAATATAAAACACCATGCACCACATATAATGTTAAAACAAAATTTATGTTTTGTTCCTATAGACGTAGATCAACTTGATAAACTTATCATGTATTTTTCAATAGAAGGTTTATTATGAGTAAAGATTATGATACTTATCTTGAAGAAATCACAAGATTGCAAGAACTTTTAAAAGAAACTTTAAAAGCTAGACATAGTATTTTCTTCCATAAAACAAGTATATTAGCTTTTGATGAAGATGTAGAACCTTTAAAGCAATTTCTAACAGACTTAGGAATAGAATATAAAGAAACACAGAATGTTAAGATATCAGATACAGAGAAAGCAATAACTCTTGCAATGAATGAAAAAGAATATGAAAAACTTGTAGCATACTTTAAAATAAATGGAACCTATTAAAAATTGCTTTACATTTGAATTTTGTTTGATATAATTATATTATATTTTTTGAATAACTTAATTCTAGTTAAAATAAAAGAGATACCTCCTTTCGAGGTCTTCTGGCATATAAGACCTAAGCGGTTATGATGCGTTACTAGAGCGTTAAAACAAATCTCACTTCTAAAATATTTTTTATCCGCAGACCAATTATTTTAGAAGATACGTAGTCAATCATAGCAATATGCCAATACTTTTTTAACGAAGGAGAGTATGTATGAAATTTTATTTTGAGGGTAATTATCATAACAAAGTATATTATAACAATGAGTTGTATTCAAATAAAGATAATGGCCTTAAAGAAAAATTAAATGATTTATTCAAATGCTCTTATTTCAAATTTTTACTTTCAAATACATGTAATTATTCTATAACAATAGATAATAAACAATATTGTTTTATGTCTTATTTTATAGCATCAACGGCATATACAGCAACTTTAATAGAAGAAAAACTTAAAGAAATTGGAATTGAATATTTTAAAACAGTTAATAATGAAATTTATTTAGATGAAAAACAATCAGAAAAGCTTTATATGTTTTTAGTTATTAATAAAATTATATAGGAAAATATTATGCTTAAATATAATCTTATACCAAAAATTCATACTGCAACAAAATTAATAAGTAGATGTATGAAGATAAACCAAAATCATTTATTATTGTTTTCAGCAAGAGAATTAGGTTATATTACTATTAGATCTCTTTCTAAAATAGATATTATTTATATGAAGGATAAGTTTGAAGAAAAATATAACTTTAAAACAATTATAAAAGATGATTATAGTTTAATTATAAAAATTGAAGATATAAATAATCTATTTGCACTTTATAAAATAGAAGGATGGATTTAATGTCAGAATCAGATAATATAACACAAAATGATATGGAATTTGTAGATTTTAACAGATTTGCATTTATGTCTTATTGTATACATTCATTAAAAATCAGACATTGTTATACTACTTGCAAAAAGACTATGTTTGGAATAATCATTAAATTTTGTGATTTGAATATCTGTAAAATTTTTTTAGAATGGTTAGAAACTCATTATGGAATAGCCAAAGAGTATAAAAGTAAACCGAATAATTATAATAATGAAAAATATTCAGTTGAATTATCAAAACAAGATATAGAAAGAATGAAATTTATTAAAGCTATTTATTAACCTTCTTTCCAATATCTTTATATTTAGAAACTAATTCTCTCTGTCTATTAATTTGTTTTTGAGTCTGTGCAAATCCCATATACTTACATAAGTGATCATTTTTAAGTATAGTAATGGCCATACGTTTCCAAGATGGTAATTCGGCTGTATGCATAATATCATCTGTACAATCTGGAGTACCTAAGAATATAACTTGTTGTTTCGGAGATATCTTATTAATTCTACCTAGATTACGTATTTTATATCCATGTTCTTCAAGTTCTTTAATTGTTTCATCATCTAAGCATCCACCTTTCTTCCACCAAAATCTAATAGATACTTTAAACTTTTCAATATAGTTCTCTCTAATTGCATCAGGTAAAGTAGCAAGTAAAAACTTAACGTAAGATCTCCAAGTATGTCCTTTTGGTAATGTAATACTTTTTGCACCTAATGCTTTTGTATCGCCATAAATCGCACCAAAATTAGCACCTTGTACACGTGATACTACTTTAATCCATGTCTGTGGCTCAATAACTCTATAAAGATTAAGACTTCCTTTTGCATACTCTTGATATGGACTAGCTACACGCATTTGATAAATACTTAATCCAGCTTTATAAAAAAGGTCATATAACTTATTATAAGGATAACCTTCTCTTGCATTAGCTATCCAAATATCTTCAGCACTCCAATCATATATAGGATAACCGTGACAATAGTTTTCACCCTTCTTTGTAGTCCATTTATTATCACCAAAAGTTAATTTCTTTTGATTATTAACAGCTCTAAAACGATTTAATGATTCATCAGTACGAATACCTAATAAACAAATAGTCTTACCAGGATGTGTTTTTGCATACCAATCTTCAAATCCTGCATAAAAATCTTCCTGAGACATTTTATATTCATAAAAATCAAATGGATGATTATATTGATTAATAACCCAAGGATAATTTGGCATAGGTCTAACCCACTGATCTTTTTTCTGATCATCCCAAGGATACCAATACATTTGATAATTACTAACAGCACATCTTGATCCCATAGGAACACAACACCAATATGGTTCTATATCGTCAAGATTTTCAACAAACATCTTTTCTACATACTTAGAAGTCTCTTCATATTGAGATTCGAAGTCTTGATGAAATACACCTATTTTCTTAGTAATACCATGTTTACGTTTATAGTCAAGAATAAGATTTAAAACCATTCCACTATCTTTACCACCAGAAAATGAAACGTATATATTATCAAAAGTATCAAATATATACTTAATACGTTCCTGTGTAGCATCCCAAACATTCTTACCAATATATCTCTTAGCCATAAATCTTATTCCTAAATCATTATTGCAAAAAAGTACTAAAACTTATTCCCAAAGTAAAACCACATAATATAAAAATTATTACATATAAATTAAGATAATCACGTATATCTGCATTAATATGTTTTAAATATAAACTTATCATTAACGCAATCAAAGCTGACATAAATCCAATCGTATTTAATAAAGTCATTTTTAATCTACTTCCCAAGCTTCACTAAAATCTTTTTCTTTAAATAATGATGCTAAACCTGTAATTTGCTTTAATCGCAATACTTCATCAGGACTCATACCAATATTTTTACAAATCCATGCATCACTCTTACCCATTTCAACTAACTCAGCAATAATATTACTCATTAAATCAACATTATGACTACCGCGTGCTCTATTATGACGAATAGTTGAAGCCATACGTTCTCCCAATTCTTTATCAATAGTAACTACCGGTAATAATCCATGCTCTCTCTCATAAATACGCTTACTAGTCTTCATTGTAGTATAACGGTGAAAACCATCTACAATAACATAACGGTCATTTTCTTTATCATAATAACATACAACTGGTTGTGTATATCCATCTTCCCATATACTTGTCTCTAATAACGCCATCTCAGGAGGAGCAACTTTATTAGGATTATATTCATTAGCATAAACTTTATCTAAAGGGACTGCTCTTACATTATATACAGGACTAAGAAATTTTTCATTTTCTTCAGACATAACAACTCCTTTTATCAATTAAACTTTAAATATATTATATATAAAGAACTGCTAAAGTAAAACAAAAAACATAAAGATTTTAAAGAATTTTTGACTTTACAAAATACATCATACAAAATATTATATATAAAAAGGAGATGTTAATGTACAATATTAAAAAATTCTATAGTATAGTCAATGAAGAATATGATATTGTTAAAATACAAATCTTTGTTGACAATATTAATGATGAAGGATATTGTAAAATACATGTTCTTAATAAACTAAATCCTGTAACTAGAATAACTAGTATTATGTCATTTATGGATTTGTTGAATAAACTTGAAATTAAAGATTATTCATGCAGTGTAGAGTCTAGTTTATCTCTACAAATAGATATAGATTCAGAAGAAGCAGAAAAATTATTTTTATATTTGAGGGTTTATTATGACTAATTTAACAGACATACTGACAGAGGTAGATAAAAAGTCATTTAATGAAGAATGGTTATCTATAAACAATATAACTAATATTTTTATTGTAGCTTCATATAATGTAGAAAATGTTAATGCAATTTTAGCAGAATTAGAAATAAAACCTATTTTTATAGATGAAAATATAAAAGATCATTTAATTTATAATGAAGTAACTATACATATGATTACATTTATATTCAATAGGATTTTATATAGCTTTTCAGAAGAAGACGCAGAAAAAATTAGAATGCTAATGAGGATATATGATAATGAATAACAATGCTGTAATACATATGGACGGTAATTTAGCGGGTATGCTTCTAGAATTAAAAACGGAAATATTTAATCAAGAATGGTTATTTACTAATAATATAACTAACACTTTTGCTATAGCACCGTATAATGTAGAAACTGTCAATATGATTTTAACAGAATTAGAAATAAAACCCATTCTTATAGAAAAAAAGCCAGTAGATCATTTAATTTCTACAACATTCTCTATACTTTTAACTACATTTCTATTTGGAAAGATTTTATATAGTTTTTCAGAAGAAGATGTAGAAAAACTTAGAATAATAATGAGGATATACAGCAATGAATAATAATTGTGTAATACATATTAGCAGTAATCAAATAATACAAGGACAAAAACATTTTACAATACCTAGAAAAGTTGAAGTATATGAGATATATTCTTATAGAATAACTATGAAAAAACCAGTATTTAAAACAAATGATTCTACAGATACTTTTGCAGATTGCTTTATACAAATAGCAGGTGATGAAACTTTTCAAAAAATATGTCAAGATCTAAATATTCAATGGACAAAAAAAGCAATAAAATCTTACGCTACATTCTATAACTTTGATAAAGAAGATTACGAAAAACTATACTTCTATATTAAAATCATCGGAGAACATATAGTATGAATCAACTAAATTCAAAAGAAATAGATCCAATACGAATACTAAGAAATACACCAAGATTTACTAGATTTATACAGGATATACTAGGATTAAAATGTGAAGACAAAAATATATCAGACGATGCATTTATTATGAATGAAGGTTATAGACCAAAAGTATTACATGCGCTTTTACAACTCGATATAACTCCAATCTTTATTGACAGACTTGATAATATATTCACAAATAAGTATTTAGAAGAAAGAGTATCGGCTTTTACTATTATAGATATAACTGAAGAAGATCATAAAAAACTAAAACTACTTCTCAAAATTTATAAATAAAAATATTCCCTCTATAACTTTTACATTACAAAGGGAATAGTTACTAAATGAAAGAAATAACTTATAACATAATAATATGACGGGCAAATAAAACCTACAATGTAATATCATACAACTGATTTACAAACTTTTTACCATTCTTTTCACTAATCAAAATATAACAACCCAATTTACTCTCATCTAACTCCTTCAACTGAGCTGTATCTAATACCTTAACAAATTTTGAACAACTATTATAAACATACACAATCTCATGCTCTTTATCAGCTTTCTTATAACCAACCTTCTCTAAAGCTTCTAAATTAACTCTCTGCTTATCTACTAAATATACTAACTTTTTACCAGCATAAATACTGCCTAAATACTTTTGAATATAACTAAACCACTCATAAGTACCAAATACATAATACAAATTAGCTTGATTAACTAACTTAACATTACCATCAGCTAATACAAAATAACTAAACACACCTACCAATTCATCTTTACGATAACATCCAATGAACTGTAACTGTGGATTAATCTCACTTGTAACAATATCAGCCTCAGAACTTAACTGCCTTAAAAACTCTAACGCTACAGCCTCTTTAATACTATCAAAACGTAACTTGTCATAAGACACCTTCACTGGAGCACTACACTTCCAATTCAGCTTAAACGCCAAACTATCCCAAGGCATTTCCAAAAGTTTAAACATACATCTATCTCCTTTTTTATCAAAACTATATAATACGTTATCACAAACTTTTCCATTTGTAAAGCGAAAAACATTATTTGTTGAAAATTTTCTTATTTTACTTCTATCTAAATTTCTAGCTCTGAACATACTACATAGAGTTGGTATAGTAGTATTATATTTGTGTGCTAATTCAGCCCATGATAATACTTTTGAGTCTTCTAATATATTATCAAATTGAATACTTAAATAATAAGTACTTTTTCTACCTATTACCCAACCTTCTCCAGGATATTCATATACTAGTTGATCTGTTTTGCCATCAGTATACCAAGTTCTACCTTTCTTTGCTTTTGCTAAAGCTTGTTTATGTTCTTCTGTAAATTTTAAATGAGGTGAATGCTGTGTCATACCTTTACTAAAACCTTCAGGAGGAACTACATCTGGTTTAATAAAGATATTAACTTCATCATTAGTATACCAAATTTTTCCAGAAATTATACTTGCTATCTTTTCTTTAAACTCTTTAGTCTGTGTAAAAGCATAAGTTTCTGGATTATAATTTTCTTTTTTAGCTTTTGAAATCTTCTCTCCAACAGTTAATCTAGATTGTTTATACTTTTCAGAATTTTTTATTAATTCACCGTGTAATTTACACTTTTCTTCTGTCCAATACTTATGTCTATCATATTTATAATCAAGACCACGCGTTCTTAATGTATTCTGATAAGGATTAATAGATAAATTATATCCACCATGATCTATTCCAGCATTTTCAGACTTTATTAATTCATATTCTTTATTAAATAACTTTTCTTCACTATAACACCAACAAAGTATTTCTCTTTTAAACTTTTCTTTACCATATAACTCTAAATCTTTCCAATAATCATCATTTTGAGAAGAAGACCAATAATCTTCATTAAAATACGGTAATTGACATTGACCAACATAACTTCTATTATTCTCAAGGCATGTTATCTTATAAATATAACCAAACGGTAAATAATCTCTCACTAATACATCACTATCTTCAAAGAAATCACAATACTCTATATATTCTTTTTTATATGTCAAAAACGGACAAACTATCTTAATATTATTAGCTTTTAAAATCTCATTACATACACGCTTTATACCAACTCTTCCTTTACTGTCAATAAACGCCTTCTGATAAATCCACTTCCAATACGGTTCTTCACCTTCAACTAATATTACAGCATCTAACCTAACAATCTCATTTTCTATATCTTTTCCAGCTTTATATGACATAATAATAAGAGGATTACTATAACTTTTCAATAAACAAATGTCATCACCACTTATATACTTAACTATTTCTTCTAACTCAACTACTTTAGCATATGTACTATATTTCATTTTCTAACTCCTTTTTATACAAACTAATATACTATATAGAATTATATTTGTACATAACTTTTCAAAATTATTTTTCCAAAGCTAACTTGCCCTTATATTGATTGAATAGATACCTCTCATAACTTTTCAAATTAGGTGACTCACTTACTTATTATAATGAGTTTCAGGTTTTAGTGGAGTGAATGAAGATGTCACTTCACTCTGACCTTTGTATTTAACTGACTAAAAGATTTGATTATTAACAAATTAAAGGATACTTTGCAATAATATAAAAAAGAACTCCTAGATATTTCTAGGAGTCCTCGAATATAATAATAGTACGTTACTAAGCTCAAAATTAAGCATTGTTGAAGTTAGCAATGTATCCTTTGCATAAGTATTCGGATTTGTTAATAAACAAATCGTAGAATGACAAGCAACCACGATGGTTTTTCAAATTAGGTGCCTGGAATGTCGGCGTGAAGTACAACGGAATCCACTCCGCTAAAATTATAGATGAGTCACCTAATTGGAAGCCTTTGAAGCCAAATACAACTTCGTCAGCAGCCAGTGTGTTGGTGTAAGGAACAGCGATAACACTGATTGTGCCTTCACGCAAAGTACCAGCCAAGTACGGACCAATTGGTTTCTTAGCTTCAGGAGCAGCTTTGAAGCCTTCGATGTTTTCGATGACTGTTAAGCCTTCTTTAGCTGAGCAGATGATGAAGTCTACAGTACCACGACCAGCAACTTCTTGGATCAAGCCGCGAGCTGTTGAGATAGTCGTTGTATAAGAGCTATATCTCTGTTGCAGTGTCAAGTTAGCACCATTAGCAGCACAGTCGAATGTCAAGTCTGCATAAGGAGTAGCAGCAGCAGAAACAGCACGAACTAATGTTAAGTCACGTTCCCAACGAATTGTACCAGCCATTTGGTTAGAGATCAATTCGTCAGTATCGATAGCTAAGTGAGCGTTCATAACCAAACCAGCAGCAACACTGTAAGAAGACATCAACGGATGTTCTTTAGCGAGAATCGGTTGGTTAGGAATATCGAACTGAATTTTACGAATCAAGTCAACGTCAGTTTCAGTATCAACAGCACCTTCAAAGCTCATAACAGCTTTAGCGGCGATAGCTTCAGCATACAGAGCAGCATCCAATTTGATTGTAGCTTCACCTGTTTGAGCATTAACTGTACCAGCAACACCACGACCGATGATGTTGTATTCACCTTCGTTAACACCGTCTAATTTAGCAGAACCGTTACCGTAGTCACGGGCAATTTCTTTACCAGCCAAACGAACGATGAAAGAACCTGCACGCAATTTAACTGTAGCGTCATCCGGGAAAGCAGAAGACGGAGTAGCAGTAACTTCAGCAGCAGCTTCAGCGTTATCGTAACCAATGAATTCAGAAGAATATGTACCATCAGTAGCTTGTTCGAATACGATATCACCAGCTTCAACACCAGCAGCACTCTGAGAATAACGTGTTTTGATGATGAAGATTTGACCAGACTGACGATCTAAAGCCTGGATATCGGCAATGTAATTCGCAACCATCTGCGGATAAAAGATGTTGACGATATCTACGACTTTAGGAGTCAATGATGTAACGCCAGGAGACAAGAGAGAAACAGCGTTAGTGTTTCCACCGTCCAGACCAGCTTCCATCAAGTTGATGCCTTGTTCGTGTTGAACGTATTCAGCTGTGTTTTCGAGTAATTGAACCATTGTAGCAGCTTGGTATTGAGCGTCTTTGTTTTCAGACTCGATACCTTTAATCAAGTTCGGGCAGCGTGCACCCAGTGTAGATTCAGCCAAAACTTTAGCAGCGTGTTTAATGCCGTTGTTAACTTTAGCTGTACGAGCTTTAGCAACAGTTTCGTTAGCATTTACTTGAGCGAATAAACTCATAATTTAATTTCCTTATAATAGATGAGATAGATTGTTTTAAGTTTTTTCCTATAAAATGTTGAGTTAATATCTATCTCTATAATTTGTTTTGTAACATCTGTTGAAAGGATAGCAGATGTAAATGTATAAAGAATGTTCGTTATTGTATAATTTCTTAGGTATTTTATTTATTTCGATACATATAAAGATAGGTAGACTGACGTGTATTTTACCGTTCTGTACTTAAGATTTTGTATGTATTTTTGTGGAAATTTAATAAAATATAAAGAGTAGTGACAATAATATACTCTATAATCCAGAATAGTAGGAGGTGGAATCTCTTTGAAGTAAGATAATATGTTAGGAGATTCCATAATTATTGTATAGAACTGTATGCTGTATAAAGAGTATAGTATTTGTGAATTAATTATTTGAATTATTTTTCCGATTGTCTTGTTTTATCTTTATTTTTCAATTAGTTAAGATATGTTAAATTTTGCTTTACTTTTAATAAATTTTATGTTAATAATAGTACATTAAGTCAATTTTAAGGAGATTAAGATGACAATTAAACATACTTCAGCCGATATAACAAAGTCATGGTTACAAGAGTGGATTTGTAATAAGTCAGTAAATAATACAAAGAAATGGTTAAAAGAATGGATAGATGCACGTTCTTCTAATACTACTAAAATATGGTTAAGAAATTGGGTAACTAATAAGTCAAAGAATAGAACTAAAAGCTGGATTAATTGTTGGATTAGACATAAATCTTAGTTATCTTTATATTAAGAAGATTATTTTAGCCTTTATATCCATTGGCAAACATAGCTTTTCTTTGATTATCCGCTTCTTTTTTAGTTTTGAATTTACCGTGAGTACCTTCTTTACCTTTGTTTGTCCATGAATTACCTTGTTTAACAGTATCTTCATCTAGATCTATATCATTTTTTAGAGTTTCATATTTAGAATATAGTATATCTTTGATTGCTTTTAGATTACCATTATTATTTGTATTTATGTTATATTTATTATCGTCTTTTTGTATATAAAATTCGTGATATATTTTAACTGGAAAAGTTTGTGCATTATTTTTTATTATAATAGTATGAACTTGTGGATGAATTGCTTTACCACCATCCCAAATAAATATATCATTATTTATAATTAAGCCTCTTATTTCTTTATATTGTGTATTATTTAAAAAGTTTATTAATTCTTCTTGATTTGGATTTTTAATTATAATTAATGGTTTTATTTCATCTACATTATTTAAATAATCTTTAATTATAGTTGCTTCATAAAGAGAAAGTCCTACTCTATTTAATTCTGCTTCTACTATTTTTCTAAATCGTAACATGTATTATCCTTAAATATTTTTTAATTCTATCGGAACAGTAGATATTTCATATATTTTATTCAATTCTTTTTCTATTTGTTTTTTAGAATAATATTTTTTATCTTCATTTATATCTTTTTCTATTTTTTCTTTATTTAAGATAATTTTAATTAAATAGTTATGTAAATTTTTTAATTCACCGCCATTACTATAATTACCTTCATTATCTTCGTTATTATACAATTCATTTATCCAATTTAAATAATTATTTATACTTAAAGGATATTCTGGATAATGTTTTTTATAATAATATCTTTTATTTGTTTGAATTATACTTTCATGATTATTTGGTTCATATGGATATTGAAAAGGTAAGATTTTAAAATTTTCTGAAAGTTTATCTCCGTCTAAAACTAATATAGCTGGTCTAGAATATATACCTGTTGTATAATCATTTTTTAATTGTCGACTAGTACTTATACCGATATCTCTATTATGCCAAAGTGAATCCGTTTCTAATATTTTAATTAAATCTGACAATGAAGCTACTCCGTGATAAAGTAAACCTACTTGTTTAGCTTCTTTTAAAGTATTTTCATCTAAATCTTCTAATTCCCAGTCTTGATGCGGAGATATATTATATATTTCATTTTCACCGAAAGTATGCAAAAAATGTTTGTTATTTAATAAAATTTTTTTAAGTAAGTCTATATCTCTTATATTATTATCATTTCCTTTTTGAATATATCCTGCTTCTAATTTACCATTATATACAAAATCACCAATATAAGAATTACTATCTATATGTATTCTTTCTTTTAATAAATTTAACATTTCTGTATGTATACAAAAATAAGCATCCCATACATAAAAATCATTATCAATAGCTAATCCTCTTAATTCTTTTTCTTCACAATTTTGTAAAATATTATCAATTTCAATACTTGATGGATTTTTATATACATATAGATATCTTAAACCAGTATCAACAGCATCAAAATAAAGCAAGGTATTAGCTAATTCATCAATAGAAAATTTAATAGTAGAAGATTCATAAAGTGAAAATCCTATTTTATTTAATTCTGATTCTACTATTTCACGCCATTTAGACATTAATATATACTCTAATGAAATAAAAATAATTATTTATTTTGAGGATTATCTTTATTAGCTATATCCCATGTCATAAGATCATCTTTATTGAAACCGTCTACAAACCCTTTACCAACATATTTATTATTATTTGGCCTTTTGTCACAAAATTCATTAAATAAATAATATCTCAAATCTTCTAGTTTATCAAGGGCTTTTTGTAATTTTTTATTACCTTTATATTTATTCCAAGCAAGGTGTTGTAAATCATTTTCTGCTTTTTCCAATATATTATCTATTTTTACTAAACCATCATCATAAAAATCTACTTCATAATTATCCATATCATAATCTATAGCTTGAGTTACTGAAGGATTACCGATATCTTCTTCTAATTTTTGACAAGCTTCTTTAAAAATTCTAATATATTTATTCATTTTGGATTTCCTTAAGATTTAGAAGAATTAAACATAACTAATAGAACTATTTATTTTTATTTAATTCTTCTACTTTTGTATTCAACTGTTTTAATTTCAGGTAATTGATCTATCTGATTATTTTTTAAAACAGCTTTGTGACCTTTTTCATCTCTTAGATATACTGGTAAATTTGGATACATACCTTTAAACATCTTTATATTTTTATTTATTTCTTGAATAACACTATTTAGTTTTTTATTATCAAGATAACTTTTTATATCATTTTCTGACGGATAACGAACTATTAAGCCAATTAAATATTTATTTAAATTATTAATAAACAATGGTTCAATTAAATCATCAGAATATTCATCAGGAAATATAAACATATCCTTAATTAAATTATTAAATTTATTAAATTCAATCAAATGATCTAAATTTGATGAATCAAAATGTTTTTTAAAAAATTGTTTACGAGCTTTATTTATTGCATTATCTATATTTTTAAAAGGAATTTTTAGTTCACCTGTTTTATCATCTACATAACCGCCTAGTTCTTGTGAATCTACATATTTAAATAGTTCTTCTTTGGATATTTTGAATTTTTCTAATATTTTTTTTAATTCTTTTGAAAAAGTGTGTTTTTCTTGATGAGGCGGTATAACTTTAAACTCATCTGCGCTATTCATAAATCTATATATTTTATAGTTATCTGATAATTTATCACCATCTAATATTAATGTATAATAACTAAAATGATGCCAACCTTTATCGTTAAACCACCCTTCATGCTTATCAAAAGATATACCACTACTAGTTTTAGCTTTTAAACAATTACTTTTAAGTATTTCTTGTATATTCGATGTATTATGATATAAAGGGCCTACTTGTTTAGCTTCTTCTAGCGTATATCCAAATTCTTTTAAAACTGATTCTACTATTTTTTTGAATTCCGACATTAAAATTTCCCTAATTGCTTAATTAACTAATAGAACTACTATAGTTTTGTAATTATTTATAAAGTTCTAAATAAAAGTGTCTTATTTTTTTAGGAATAGTCTTATGAATAAGTATATTCAGTATTTTAGAGAAGCAGTTGAAGAGTTAGAAGAAGGTGATATTATCTCTTTTAATAGAAAGTTAGATAATCATCATTTTAAAATGGACTTAGATAAGTTACGTCAGTTAGGTGTAAGTTATCATTTATCTAGATTCTTAAATAGAGTTAATACTACTAAATATATGTCATTACTAGAAAAAGAAGCTTATGATGATCGTAATTTAAGATTATTTTTAAATGAAGTTATGGAAAATATAAGAAAAGATGAAGCTTTGTCTTATGATTTTGATTTAGTTAAAGAAAGATATGCTGGAAGTGATATTAAAGATTATTTGTTTTTAGGGAAGTTATTATCACTTATTAAAGGTTTTGAAGTATCTTTGGCTGCGTAATATTTAATTGTTCTTATCTATATTTTTTAATTTTTGGTTTTACATTTAACATTTTTAAATTTATATTATTTTTATTGAAAGGATAATGTAATGTTAGATGATACTCTTAAACTAAAAATTAAAAATAAAATAGTACAGTTATTTTCTTTAGATGATACTGTTGAAGTAGATATTTTTTCTCATTTAAATAAACGTTATTTTAACACATATTGGATTACTTTTGTTAAAGATGGTAAGCTAGTAAATTCTTCTATTATTTTTGACAAAGCTAAAGATATTATTGATAAGGTAAATGGTTTATGTCTTATTCATTATGAAGATAAAAGTCAATTTGATATTTTTGGTATTTATGCAGATAAAATTGAAGATTTTTTAAATCAAGATATTACAGAATTAACTATAAAATTGTTTTAGGATTATAAAATGCAAACTAGAAAATCAAAAGGATTACAAGTAGATCATACTAATGAAATGGTAGGTAAATATTATATTGATGCTTTTGTAGGATTTGATAGTCATAGAGTAGCTGTCTATAAAGCTCATTGTGTAGATTGTGGTAAAGTGATAATTGGGCGTTATCAAAGAATTAAAAATAATAGATTTTGTAATTGTGACCTTATAAAAATTAATAGTGAAAATCGATTTAATAGAGTACGCAATAGGATAGTTAAAGGTTATAAAGTACTTGATTATTATATGTCTCATAATGCATTACATTATATATTAGAATGTGTTAATTGTCATAAGAAAAATTATATTATAGCTTCTCAATTAAAGACTGTTAAAAGATGTACATGTCAGCATTGTGATACAGGAAGATTAAAAGGTAAACATGATGGTGAAATCATAGGTGATTTTATTTTAGAAGATACAGGTGAGACATTAAAAAACAATAGAAATAGAAAGTATAAAGCTGTTTGTATGTATTGTGGAGATATTAAGTTTGGACAATATGGTGATTTAATAAAAAGATGTAGTTGTAAACATAAAAAGTATGGAAATAATTAATATGGAAATGGTAAGTATTACACTTGTAGATAATAAAGAGCGTGAGTTATGTACTTATAAAACAGCTCGTTTTCTTGCATTAGAGTTAGTAGAATATTTAAGTAATAGTTATTTTAAAACACATATGGCTAAAACTCAGCCTTGTAAAGAAGATTTAGTTAATTTTTTGTATCCATGCTTAACTAGTAATAGTGACGAAATAATTATTTATCTTAATGCACTTGATAAATTAGATAATGACTTTGTTAGATTAAATCCAAAAAGACATGCTAAAGTATTAATTAGAGCTTTGTTAGCTGGTGTTAGAAGCGCTCATAAAAATCACAAATTACTAAATAATAATGATTTATATAATAACGGTATTCCAATATTTGCGATAGATGATAAACTTAATCATACATGGATAGCAAGATTTTCTAATTTTAAAATTAAAGTATTTATTGCATATTTAATGAGAGTTTATAAATTAGATAAAAATATAGCATATGATCTTTATAAAAATGCTATTAAACATAAAGAATTAGGTATAAATTTTGATAAAGTACTTGGTGAAGAAACGAAAAATTTTTTAATTAAACTTTATAGTCTTTCAAAATATGATGATTACAAGTTACATTATCTGTTAATAGAAGATTTTGAAAATGAATATCGTAAAAAATATTCACAATTATAATTTTTAGTTTTACAATTAACTTTTTCGATTGTATATAAACAATTAATAAAATAATGAAAGGTGTAAATAATGACAAAAAATAAAAAGAATTCTAAAGAACAAGAACAATTTGATTGTTGTGGTAAGTGTGAAGAATGTAAATATAGAGATCATTGTAAGCCACAAGTTTTAAGAAAGAAAGCTTTAGAAAATCCAGATATATTACCATTTCAGGGTGAAGATATTAGAAATGTTGCTGATTACTTTCCTCATATTGATGAATTACAAGAAAAAGTTTGTGCAGATGAAGCAGCAGATATTATGGAAGATTTTAAAGAAAAATTTCCTGATTTTTATGAATTATTAGAAGAATATAGTTGTATGGATTTACATTTGAGATTAGCCTATAAAAATAGTATGAATATATTAGGTTTAATTGATGATACAGAAGAATCTGATACTGAAGAAGAAGATGACGAATTCACAGAAGATTTATAAGAGGTAATTAAAATGAACGTTCCACAAATCTTTGATGCTTTTGGTAAATATATTGTATATTGTTTAGGTGAAGAATATAAAAATATTGAAAATATGTATTTTAATTATAATACAGGTGTAGCATTATTAAGATTTGATAAATCTGATATTTTTGATATGCTTGACGAAGCAGATGATGAAAGTATTTCTTTTGATCAACTTACATCGAGTGAATTTAGTCGTTTTGAAAAATTCATTAATTCTTTACAAATTCCGTACTTAGAGCCTAAAAAATTATATTTAGGTGGAGATTTATATTTTACTGTTACTGTATTTGTTGAAATTGCGCATGATGTACAGAATTTAAAAGAACTCACTAATCTTTTAATAGTTAAAGGCTTTTTATCAAGCGAAGATTTGTAATTTTTGGTTTTACATTTTACTTTTTATATGTTATTTATAATTTATCAATGAATAATATAGGAGAAAGAGATGAAATTATATAAAAGTTATATTGATAAAAATGGTAAGACAAGATGGATTAAGAAAAACTTTAAAGAATTAATCGAATCTTTACATCCATGTCCAATATGTGGTCAGCATCATCTTCGTATTGATAATACATATGGTTGGACAAATGCTGCTATTTGGTGTCAAAATTGTAAACATCATATAGAAGGTAAAAATTTATCAGAAACAATGGATAGATGGAATGCTGAATTTGAAAAAGTAGAACCAAAATTTGAACAAGCTAAAGATGAAAGGAAAGAGATGTTAGCTACAATTAAAGAATTAAACAAAATAGAACCAAAAGAAGAATATAATCCAAGAAAAGGCATGGGTGTTCGTATTAAAATTGACGATGAAGTTTTTAATACATTAAAAGAAGCTGCAGCATTCTTAGAAATTGATTGCTCTTACTTAAATAAAACATTAAAAACTAAGAATCCGGCTATTGTTAGAGGTTTTACAGTAGAGCGACTTTCTGAATTTCATAAAAGAAATCGTAAAAGTAACAATTTTCGCATTATTAATGAAAATACTAATGAAGTATTTAAAAGTTATAAAGAATGTGCTAGTAAATATCATATTAAAGCTAAAGATTTAAAACGTAATATTGAATTATTTAATAAATATATTATGCGTACAGGTGAAATATTACGTGTAACTACTGAAGAAAATACTTCAAATACTGATACAAATAAAAAGCAAGTTATTAATTCTTTGACAGCAGTAGAAAATTCTGTAGTAATTGATACACCTTCTGTTAATGATAAAGTTCAGAATATTACAAAAGAAGAAATTAAAGAAAATATAGAAACTCAAAAGTATGAGATCACAAATGCCGTTAAAGCTGGTATTTATGATGCTTTAAAAGTTTGTGCAGAAAATGAAGATATTATTACACTGAATAAATTACTTAAAATTATTGCAGAATAGGAGTTATCATGAACAGTGTATTTTATGTTAGTGCTGTAATACTTTGTGTTATATTAATGATATTGTTTGAAAGAATTATTTCACGATTAAAATATGTGCATAAAGTATCAGATTGGGCAGATAATAAAGAAAGCTATGACGGTATTTGTCGTTATGGTGATGAACATGCAAGAATTTTTCATGATATACATAGTAAACAGTTAAAAGAATTTTTTGAAAAATACAATTTAGATGATAGAATTAGTTTTTCTGAATTTTCAATGCTTGTAGAAGCGGAAACAGATAATACTATTTATAAAAAAGTAAATAAAAACGCTTATAAAGTTAAATATTGTATTTATAAAGATAAATTTGAAGCATTTGAATGCTTTACTGATCCAGAAATTTTTACAAAAGTATATGGTAGTAATGCAATAGGATATTCACTATATATTAATGAAAAAGGCGTTTGTTATTGCGTTATTTTGTGTAGAAGGGATTAACATCATGGTTAAAAAAGTAATTTATGATAATGAAGAATATAAGAGTTTACAGGAACTCGCTAATAGATTATGTATCACAAAACAGCGAGTGTGTCAATTAGTTAAAATGCACGGTGATGTATTAACGAAAGAAGATATTCAACAACATTTTAATAAAAATTCTGTTAAAGCTAATAGATTTGAAACTAGAATTAATAAAACATTAAAAAAAGTAAATTGTAATACTATTGATGATTTGATTAATGTTTCTAAAAGTGAATTACTCAGAACTCCAGGAGTTGGAATTAAAGTTGTTACTGAATTAGAAAATAGATTAAGTAAAAAAGGCTTAAAATTTAATGACGTGGATTAAGCGAATAACAACAAATGAATTAATATCACAAGCTCATTATAAGGGTATTTCTTTAAATGAATATAAATTTGCTGCTATAATATATGGTCCATATAGAAATAAAATATTAAAAAGATTAACTAAAATTTGTAATTGGTCTATTTATTCTAAATTTATAGAATGGGTTGCATGTGGAGAATATCGCTATAATAAGTTTTATAGATCATATACACAAAAAAGATTATCTCAAGAATGGCCAGTATTCTTTATAGGTACATTTTCAGATAGAATGAAATTTTTATTAAAGTTATCATATAATATAGATATATTTCATTGGAATGATGATACTGATGATAAAATTATTGAAGCAATTAAAAATGAATTAAAAACTAATTGTATAAAAGAAATGCATACTTCTCGATATTTTAGAGAAGTATCAGATCAATTTATTATAACAGATAATAGACAAAAAGGATAATAAGATGATTAATATTGGAAAAGGAACTTATATTTTTGTGAGAGCTGGATTTGGAAAAATTAATGATAAATTGTATAAAAAAGAATTTCCTTTATACGATCCAGATTGTAATTGTTGCGGTAAATGTGCTATTATGCCAGAAAATGATCTTGTAGTACATATCACGATGGATAGAAGTGTTGATTTAGATACTAATGCTTATTTCACAATTGAACCTCGTGCTTATACAGTTGAAGGTGAAGAAATAGTAGATATTAAGTATTTCATGTTTGTTACAGAAAATACTTCTAAAATTTTTACACCAATTCCTATGAAAAAATTTTAATTTTGGTTTTACATTTAACATTTAATTGATAATATGTTTATATAAAAACATAATGAAAGGATAAAAAATGTCAGAAGCAACACGTTTAAAATTACAAGAACAAGAACATACAAGAGAAAGAGTACGTTATAATAGACGTCAAGAAGAAAAATCAGAAATTGAAGAAAATACATTTTTTAATATTATGGTTGATCAATCTATTTCACCTGAAGATAAAGTAAAGCAAGTAGCAAAAGCTTTAACTTTTACTAATGATAAAGAAAAAGATAGAGCCAATATTAAAGAATTTGAGCAATTCAAAGAGTATTTACAACAACAATCTGAAGAAATGTCTCGTCAACGTATTCAGATGACTGATACTGGTACTTTTTCAGAACTTCAAAAGGTATATGGTGATTTTAATAATGATTTGAATGATTTCATTGAAAAGATTAAACCATTAACTGATACTACAGATGCTTTGTATACATTGCGTAAAAATGGTGAAACACGTTCTGTATTAGCAAAAATTCAGCAAGATAAAGCAAATCGTAGAGATTTAGAAGAAGAGCTTCAAAATCTGATGAATGAACTTTATAATACAGATAATCAACTTAATGATTTACAATTTGAAAATACAAAATTAGCAGAAGATAAATCTTTCTTCGGATTTGGTAATATTAAACCTGAATCTAAAGCTAAAATTGTACAAAATGAAAGTTTAATTACTCAATTAACTACAGTAAAAGAAGAACTTAATACTAAAATAACAGATGTACAAGCAAAATTAACTAATATGGATTCGGGTGAAGGTTATTCTTTTGAAGCACAAAAGTTAAGAGAGTTATTAAATCTTAATTCAGAAGAGCATATTCAAAGACAAGCTGATTTAGTACAATCTGCTCTTACATTCATTACTACAGGTAAAGAACGTTTTGGATCAATTCGTGAACATCTTGGATTAATGGATAAGCAAATTGAAGGTTTAACTGATAATAACAGTAAAATGTTACAAACCTATGCTATTCTTAATGATGCTACAAAGCAAGCAGAAGAAGCTAATAAAAAACAAAGAGAAGAATTATTAGCTAAGCCAGAACCAGAGAGTGCTGTTGCTAAAATGCAATTAGATTCACAAAAGAGAGATCTTGATGAACATATTGATACAGTTTCTCAATCAACAGTAGATACAATGCAAACTTATGGTGAATTATCTATTGAAGAAATTAAATTGCGTAATATGTCAGCTGCAACAAAGAATCAATCTCAAGCTGCTGCTACAATGCATTCTAGAGGTATTGCATCGGTTGCATCTCAGTTATCTGTTGTATTAACAGCTGTTAATAGTGCTGCGATTAATGAATCTCAAGTTATGGCTTCTGATACATTAACACAGATGGCAAATGTAACTAATGATGTTGCTAAGAAAGAATCAATTAGAATTGCAACTGGTCGTGATGATGTTAATATCGAACTTGAAAAGACATTACAAGATCTTGTTGCATTTGGTGATACACAACGTCAAGCCACGGATATTACTCGTGATGCTATTGCAACAATGCGTAATAATTTAGACGAATTAGAGAAGTTATCTAAAGATGTACAAGGTGATACTGCTGAATTTGTAGCTGTTACTGCAGATACTATTTCAGATAAAAAAGAAAAGAAAGCTAGTAAATCATCTAAATCACTTTTTTAGAATATTCGTTATAAAAAGTGCTGAAAAGTGGCAATTATTCGCTATAAAAAGTGTAAAAGTTGCCACTTCTTCACTAGAAAAAGGTGAATGAATGTATATAATTGAAGTAGTTAAATATGCTAAAACAAATGATGGAGTAATAGAATTACGTAAACCTGTTGGTATATTTAAAAATAAATTTAATGCTGAAGATCACATTGCACTTTATAGTGAAAAATATCTTGATAATGATTATAATAGTGAATGTAATCTTGAAATAAGAGAATTGGATTCAGATTTATAAAAGAAAGTATTAAAAATGAAAGTAATAAGTGGTCAAGACTATATTAAAAATTTTCCTGATTTTAAGTTGATTAATAGGCAAGAAGATATAGAACGTATCTCTTCTATTCTATGTCGTAAGCATAATAATTCATTATTAATTACTGGTCCAGAAGGTGTAGGTGTAAGCTCTATTTTATTAGGATTACAACTGTTAAAATCTTCTTCTGAAGCTTCTTTTGCAATGCAATCTAAACAATTCTTTTGGTTAGATATTGATGGTTTATTTGCAAGTGGTGATAGTCAAGAAATTAATAATGAATTTCAGTCTATTGTTTATAATATGACAAAAACACCTAATTCTGTTCTTATTATTCCGAATGCATATACTTTCTTAGAAGGTGCTAGAAATTCAGGAAACTCTCACTTTATGAATATTTTAAATAACGCTGATAAATTAAATACATTTCAGGTTATTATGGAAGTTAATGATAATCAATTAAGTGAAGTGTATAAAGAAAATTCAGCAATTAATGAATTTTATACTATATATGAAGTTAAAGAATTAAAAGATAAATTACTAGAAGAAAGTATCTTAGAAGCGAGTAAAAATCTTGTTAAGTATCATAATATTAAGATTGATGAGGAAGCTGTTAAAGAGGCAATCAAGTTAACAACAAAATACAGAGAAGATTTTGGTTTAGGTACAGCTCAACCAAGCAGATCATTAAATTTATTAGATAGAGCATTATCATCATATAAACAGGAAGTTATAAAAGAACATCCTACATTAAAGAAACTTAAAAAAGAGATAGACGAATGTACAGATGAAGTAGAAAAAGCTAGTTTAACTGAAGTTTATCAAGATTCTTTTGCAGATTGGATGGAAGCTAAAGAAGAAATAACTAAATATACTAAAATTATTTCAGAATGTGAAACTTTAAGACTACAATATGAATCTGAAATAGAAAGTATTAAAAAAGAAGAAAAAGAACGTCAAGAAGAACAAGAAAAATTAGGTGCTAAAACGTTTACATCTCTTGTTGGTGATGGAATAGAGTCCAAAAAAGTCATTGAGTTAAGAAATAAAATTAAGCTTATTAATGAAGAGATTGTAGATACTCAGAATAAATATAAAGAACTTTCTGATAAGTTTAATAGTAAATTAGTATTAACAAAAAATGAGATACTTGATGAATTTAGCTTAATTTCAGGTATTTCTGCTAATAAATTAAATGAAAATGAATTAGAAAACTTAAAAGCATTAGAAACTAATTTATTAAATGATGTTTATGGTCAGGATAATATCGTAAAAGCTGTGGCTAATGCAATTAAAGTAGCTAAGATTGATACAATGAAAGATTCTGGCCCAGCCGCAAGCTTTCTATTTCTTGGGCCGAGCGGTTGTGGCAAAACTTTTCTTTCAAAATCAATGGCTTACAATCTTTTTGGTGATGAAAGAGCACTTATTCGCTTTGACATGTCCGAATATATGGAAAAGCATGCAGTCGCTAAATTGATTGGTGCTCCTCCGGGATATGAAGGATTTGAATGTGGTGGTATTTTAACCAATACAGTGCGCAAAAATCCTATGGGAGTATATTTGTTTGATGAAATTGAAAAAGCTCATCCTGATGTATTTAACATCTTTTTACAAATACTTTCAGATGGTCGTTTAACTGATAATATTGGTCGTACAGTTGATTTTTCAGAAACAATAATTGTTATGACTTCTAATATTGGTCAAAAGTATTATCTTGATATGTCTTTAACCGATGAAGAAGCTAAAGAAAAAGCAAATGAAGAATTAACAAGTATATATAGATCAGAATTACTTAATAGATTTAATGGTCGTGAAAATATATTTCATTTTCATAGATTATCAATGGAAACAATTCAAAGGATTGTTGCTAGAGAAATTAATAATCTTAAAAATGCTTATAAAGATAAATTTGATTTAAATATGTCTTTAGAAGAAATAGAAAAATTCTGTAATGATCAATATGATCCAATTAAAGGTGCAAGAGGTTTGCCTGGATATATTAAAGCACATTTAAGACCTAAACTTGTTGATTTATTACTTAATAATTTTGGTTTTACTTCTGTTAATATTAAATATAATAATGATATTAAAGATTTTGAACTAATTTATTAAGGAAAATTACATGAAATTATATGCTGAAAATCCAGAAGGTAATGCAAAGGGTGATACTTTTCATTTTGTATATTTACACAGAAAGTTAGAAACTCTTAATGGTTTTGATATCGTAAATATAGAAGGTGAAGAACCTGAAGTAGGTATTCATGATGTATCTATAAATATTAAAGGTAAAGACCATGATGCTTTATTATTCTATTGGCAACCGAAAGATTGTCCTAATAAAAAAGGATTGATTGTTGCAAAAGATGATAATAAAGGCATTTTAGAAGCAAGATTGGCATATAATAATAAAAAAAGATTTATTTGAGAGGTTTTTTAATGAGTGATTGGACAAATATTTGTGGTGTAATAAGATATGATGCATTTAAAGACTTAAATGTTGAAAAAGCATTTAGTAAAGATTTACCACGTGGTTCAGAAGGTCCATTAAAGATTATTAAAAATTATACAAATACTGGTGACTGTCTTACTATAATTGGTGATTTAAGAGATTATACAGATTTAGTAAGACTTGCAAATTGGTGGAAAAATATTCCTGGTAAATTAAAATCTTGTTTTATAACATATGCTATTTTATATGTTGAATGTGGTAATAAAAAATTAATATTAACTGAAGAAGATATGAATAAGGAGCAAGATTTAGATAATGATTAATATTATAGAAAAATTTAAGTATTTAATAACAATATTTTATAGTATTTTTAAGCTTATTGAAAAATGCGTTGTTATACCTGTAAAAAGAGTACTTATATTTTGTAAACCCTTTACAAACTGGTATAAGAGTATTTGGAAAAAATATTGTTATGATAAATATAGAGATTTTCTATACAAAAAAGCAGTTATTATGATATTTTCCACTATTTGTAGTATTTATATAATATTTTCAATTTTAAGTTTTACTTTTGATTGTATATATTATCTATCTACTAAAAAGGTAGAAACTATTTATTTATCAGATTCTGTAGAATTAGAAGAAGATTTATGGAGTGCCAAAGGTTGTCTAACTAAAGATTGTAATTCTGATAATGCTCTTTATTTTAGAATAAAATCTACATGGTTTAATAATATTTGGAATTTATGGCATCATAAACAAATATTTTTACCTGATATAATTGCATCAGCTGTTCCAACAGGTCAAACACGATGTGAAGTAATTAGTTATGGATTAAGATATAGAATATTTATGATATTTAATTACTATCCTCAAATTTTACAAGTACAGTGTATCGCTGTAGATTGAGACAAATTATACAAAATTTAAAATTTGGTTTTACATTATAATTAGTATAGTTTATATAATGCTCATGAAATGATAAGTGAGTATTAATTAAACATGAAAAGAGGTTAAAATGAAAGATTTTCCAAGTGAATATACTTATATAGATGAACATGGACAAGTTTGGTATAAAACTTATCAAATGAAAAAAGTAGAAGTTGACGATTTAAATCCATATATTTTAAGTGGATTACCAGTTGTTATAAATCCAGAAACTACCGTTGAAACTTTATTTGATACTATTAATAAATATGATCTATTAAAAGTAAATTGTATTGCTTTTGATTCTTTTTATAAAGAGTTAAAGTCTAAAACTAAGGAACCTGATGAAGGATATTTAGTTTTTTCATGGGATGGTATTAGTTTAGACAATAGCTTTCAAAATACATTATATCCAATGAATTCTGTTTGTATGGAAAAAGATAATAAGACGTATGCTATTGATTTAGTAAATACATCAGAATTAAGAAATTTAAAAATTAAGATTAATTTAGATTTTAATATCTATGATGATCATGGTAATATACATAAAACAGCAAGCGTTAGACCTACACTTTATCAAGTAATTTATGGTCTTTTTTGGGAATTAAGCTTTCATGGCACTCCAGAAAATAGAGATAATATTAAAGAAGATCTTAAAAAGACTATTGAAGAACTAAAACAAGAAGATTTAGCAACATATACTTCAGCAGATGATTTATTTAATGATTTAAATAAAAAATAAATTATTCGCTTTACTTCTTAGGTAGTATGGTTCTATTATAATATTATCTAAGGAGGTTAATAATGAAAATTTATGTATCGCGTTCGAAACACTTTATGGGTTATACTTTAATAGGTGATCATAATAAAGAATATAATACAAAAGTTGTTAAGTTAACGGATAATAATTATGAAGAATGCATACAAATGGCTTTGTTTTATAAATTAATTAACAAACCTATTTTCACAAAAATCTCTCCTTCTATATACATGCATTCTGGTATTAATAAATTTTCAAATGAATTAACTTCCTTAGATTATTATAATATAAAAGATTTAGCTACTAAAAATAAATTCTTCCAAAAATATTCGAAAATAACAGGGCAAGTATTGCAATTTATCCCTTTAAAAGAATATACAGATAAAGATAATGAAATTTTAGCTAATCTTTATTCTCAACTTAATATTTGTGAAAGAAATTTCGCAATTCTAAATAATAAACTATATCAATCACAAAGCTTATAAAGGGATAAAAATGGCTAATATACTCATTTTAGAAGATACGGAAAGTTATGCTAAATTACTATCTTTCATTGCTAAAAAATTAGGACATAATGTAGCAAATTTTACAAAACCTAGTGATGCAATTAAGCAAAATATGGTTAAGCATGCTGATTTAATTATATCTGATTTTGAAATGGATGATGGCGAAACTGCCTTAGATTTATTAGAATATTTAAAAAATAATAATATTTTAAAACCAGTTATTATTAATTCTGGAACAGCAAATGTAAATAAAATTATAGAAGATGCTGGTTATGATAATTTTGTTAATTTTTATGCTGATAAATTAGGTAATGTAGAGTATTTTAAAGAATTAATCACTAATGTATTAGCATAAAATTTTGTTTTACTTTTTAAAAAATCTATGATATACAATCTTATAAAAGGTTGTATATTTTTTATTGGAGTGACTAAAATGTCTGAATCTGAAAAATTAGAGAGTTATAGAAAAACACTTGAACAAATTAAAAATATGATAGAAAGCGAAAGATCAGATAAGGATGCGTTATTATCTGAAATAGTACTCATTATAGAACAAGAATTAAAAATTTAAATTTTTGGTTTTACATTTAACATTTTTTATATTATATAATAATTATCAATTATAAATGAAAGGATAAAAAATGTCAATAAGTACAACACGTATTAGAGTCGATGATTTAACATTTAATTCTATTAAAGAGGCTACAGAATACTTAAATTTTAAGCCTTATGAAATTACAAACGCTTTACATAAAGGTGATAAAGTCGTTTACAAAAATCATTTTATACAAAGATTAGATCCAATTCTTAGAAAGAATAAGAAAGCTCCATGTAAATCTTTAAAAGAAGGTACATTACATCTTACTACCAATAATACAAATATTAGTAAAGCAGAACATAAGCGTGTACCTGTATTATGTGTAACAACAAATAAGGTTTATAATAGTATTTCAGAATTAGCTAAAGAGTTAAAAATGCATCAATGGACATTAAGTGTTAAGTTAGAATCCGCTGGAAAATTCATTGATAAAGATGGTAATGTTTATGTTCGTCAAATTCCAATGAAGAGACGCTCTTCTAATCCATTACAGCAGTCTCCTGCAACTCTAGATTTAGAAAGATCAAAAGCCTTAAGTGGAATTCAACATACTGTTTCAGAAGAAATAAATACGAATGAAGCTATTAAGACTGTTTCTGGTTTAAAAATGCTAGAACAAGCTGGAATTACTTTAGCTTATGACAAGCAATTTGCTAATTCTGCCAAAGTCTTTGGTTTATTGGCTGAAATTTATAGAAGCGAATAAGTTTTTTATTTTGTTTGGAATAAAGACCTATTTCTTAAAGATTTAGGTCTTTTTTGTTGTACAAGTTCTTAAAAACATGATATAATATATTATATTTCGAAAAATATAGGAGAAGTGTCATGTTTACAAATAAATACATAGTTCATCCTCAAAACGATTTAAAATCACAATTTGCTGAAGAATTTGATTCGAAACAAGAAGCAGAAAAGCGTTGTGATGAATTGAATACTAAACTCACAAAAATTGTTTGGGTTATTTCCACGATCTTAGTAAATACAGGGTGGTAATAAATTTTTCGCTTTACAAATTCCTTTGTTAGGTATATATATAATATATATCTTAATGAAGGAATTTTTTATGTCAAATAGATTCGAATTAACTAAAGATTTATATATAATTACAGGTCTTTCTGGTACTAGACTTGAGCCGTGTATTGGTCATACATATGAATACCGTATGTTTTCTTGTGTTAGATCTATCAAAACACGTAAAAATATAAAAGCTCATTTAGTATTAGATAGTACTTGGACTAATGATAGTGGTGCTAGATTAAATCTTAAACATGACGCCGATCTCAATCGTATTTTCTTTATGAATAAACTTTATAAGCAAGATGAGGATTTTAACATTGATAATTACTTAGCATATAATGATTATATATATTTTTATTATATACCATGTCAAGGAGGCAATGGTTTTTATCAAGATATTGAAGTACTAAATAATGAAAAAGCTGTTGATAAGTTTATTAAAGCATTGGATGATAAATATACTTGTCCAAAAGGAAATTTTTATAAGTACAGAATCGTAGAATGCGATTATGAAAATACAGATAGATTACAATATCTAGAAAAGCAACAACAAGAATTAAATAATTTAAAGAATATATGTATGAGTAATTCATTTATAAAAGATGTTACGAGTAATGCAATTACTTTAGATGAAAGTAAAATTAGAAAAATTATTGATAAATATTTAGCTCGTAATAATGTTAAATTTAAGCGTAAATACTATATTTATCTTCTATAGGATATAAAATAATATGATGACAAAACAATATGTAAAGAAACAGTTAAAAGTTGAGTTGAATGATGAAGGTGCAGCTCCTTGTAAGCATTGTCTTAAATCTAAAAAGAAATTCGTTTATCCGAAAATAGTAAATGTTGATGAATTATATTATGCTCAGTGTCCAGAATGTAAATATTATGACATTTATGAGTTTTTAGGATTGTCACGTAAAAAAGCTATAAAGATTTGGAATAATACTATGTTATTTACAGGATCTGGAAATAATAAAGAGGATTATGATGACTACTGCTGATAGAGAAATACAATGGCTTAAATATTTTATGAATTTGGCAAAAAATGTATCTGAAATGTCAAAAGATCCAAGTCATAAAATAGGAGCAGTTATCGTTGATCAAAATAAAAGAATTGTAAGTACAGGGTTTAATGGATTTGCTAGAAATATAGTAGATTCAGAAGAACGTCTTAATAATAAAGAAATTAAGAGAAAACTTACTTTACATGCAGAAGAAAATGCTGTTTCTTTTGCTAAAAGAGATTTAACTGGTTGTGATATTTTTGTATATGGATATCCACCGTGTACACATTGTACTAGTTTATTAATTCAATCTGGTATTCAATGTATTTATTATTATAATCCAACAAATAAAGTATCTGATCATTGGAAAGATGATTTTGAATTAGCAGAAACTATTGCCAATGAAGCAGATATTCCGTATTTAGAATTAGACATTTAGGAGGAATTTATGCATTTAAGTAAAAGTTTACCGAATTATATACGTGATAAGTATATAAAATACGGTAAAATGAGTATTAATGACATTATAAACAATGTTCATAATATGACGTTTAATGAAAAAGTAAATTACATTAGACATAATTATACATATTATAATACTAATGAAGATCTTTTTTATGAAGCTGATAATAAAACACTAAATAATAGAGGTATTTGGTTAAATAAGTTAATTGCAGCAGTTATATATAAGAAATATACACCAGATGTATTAAAAGATTTTAACGAATTAATTTTAAAATGGAGAAAAGCTAAAGATACTGATCATGTTTATTTAACAACTTTAGAAATTGCGAATAAAGAAATATCTAATAATAAATATGATCTTTGGTTTGAAAATAATTTTAATACATTTAGTATTCCAAATGATCTTACGTGTAAAACGTTTATTGATAAAATAGATCAATTAGCTTTAATAAAATCATATGTACAAGATTCATTAGATATGATTGAGCTTCAAGAGTTTTTAAATTCGAGCTATGTAGAACTTTTAAAAAAGGCTAAGGAGTGGTTAAATTCACGTAAACCTGATCTATCAAATTTAGAAAAAAATAAAGAAAAAGTTAAAAAATTAGCTATAGCTTGTTTAGTAAAGAAAACTCAACGAAAAGAAGAATTAAAACAGCAAAAACTTGAAGAAGCATATATATTAGATAAAATGAAAAGTTATGATAGCTATAAAAGAAAACAACAAGCAGTTTAATATAAGGTAAATACTATGATGAATGAACAAATTAAAAATATTTTAGAAAAATGTAATGAAGCATATTCTAAAGGTGAAGTATATTTTCTTAAAGATGATGAGTATCCAGTTGTAGAACAAGAATTTAATATAGTTATTCCACATTTAGATGTAGATGATCACTTATATGATATTATTTATTTTTGTGCTAAAGAAAAATGGCCAGATGATGAATTTTTCAATAAATTAACTTCTGAGAATACTGGTTATGGTATAGATATAACACATGAAATTCCAATGGGTAGTATGGAAGAACTTAAAGAAGGTGATTTGGAAAAATGGATTGGAAATCACAAAGATTTTGTAATTTCTGATAAATTAGATGGTTGTTCTATTATTTTAACTTATATAAATGGACAATTGATTAAGGCTGCGACTCGTGGACATGGTATAACAGGAAAAGATGTTATGCGTCATATTAAACAAGTTCCAAGTATACCTAAATATATAGACTATAAAGATAAATTAATTGTTCGAGGTGAACTTCTTTTCAAAAAGAATATGATTCAATCTATACTTGATGATATCGAATTAAAAACAGGTAAAAAACAAAAGAATGGTCGTAATACTATTGCAGGTGCATTAAATAGAAAAGATACAGATATTAATATTTTTAATAATTGTAAATTTGTAGCTTACTGGACGTCTGAAAATTTAGGAACATTAAGAGCCTTTAAGCAATTAGAAGATTTTGGTTTTTTAGTGCCTTACTATCAAGAATGTTCTAATGAAATATTAACAGATGAAAATTGTTTAGAAATAGTAAAAACTCGTTTAAAATTTTCTAATTATGAATTAGATGGTATAATAATTACTCAAAATGATTATACTGATACTGGATTTGTTGGTAATACAATCAATCCAAAATGTTCACGTAAATTTAAAATGGGTATTTATGATAATATTGCTGAATCTAAAGTTGTAAATATTGATTGGAAAATTAGTAGATGGAATGTATTTACACCAGTATTAGAGATTGAACCAACTGAAATATGTGGTTGTACAGTTACTAATATTACAGCTCATAATTATGAAAATGTTTTGAATGTAAAATGTGGTATTGGTTCTAAAATTAAATTTAGTAGAGCTGGATTAGTTATTCCTAAACTAGAAGAAGTATTAGAACCTTCTGAAGAATATAACTTACCTAATTGTAAAACCAAAAAGGTGGGTGTAGATTTAGTATTTGATGAAGAAGATCCGTATTCAGATGAGAATTTATTTACATATGCTAGAGAACGAGACATTCAAGCACTTGATAATTTTGGTAAAAAACTAAAAATAGATCAATGGGGTTACGGTAATTGTGCTAAATTATATGATCACTTCTTCTTTACTGATAGTATTATTTTAGCTCCTGTAGATGTATTTAATATTCCTGATTCATTATTTACATACTTAATAGGTAAGAATGGTGAAAAGATAGTTAGTAGTCTTAATACTATTAAACAAAATATTTCTGAAATAGTATTTGCATCTGCTTGTGGTTTATTTGGACAAGGTATAGGTGAATCAATTTTAAAATTAGTATATGATAAATATAACACTTTGGAAGTATCAAAAGAACATCTAGAAGCTTTAGAGGGTTTTGGAGATACTCGTATAGAACAATACTTAGAATGCTTACCAGAATATGTTAGAGCAAAAGAATATGTAAATGGATTAGGTATAACTTTTGATAATAATATTGTACAAAAAACATCTAATAATTTAGAAGGTATTGTAGTATGTTTTACTGGTATTAGAGATAAAGACTTTTCTAAATTTATAAATGATAATGGAGGAGTAGCTAGTGATAATTGGAAATCTTCAACAACTCACTTGATTGTAAAAGATAAGAATATAACAACTTCTAAAATGCAAAAAGCTCTTGATAAAGGTTGTAAAATATTAACATTAGAAGAAGCATATAAGGAATTTAATTATGAACGATGATTTGAAAACATATGTTGTACGTAATGATGGAACAAGTGATCCAGAAATTATAAATGATAATTATAAAAAATATACAGTTAGGGACTTTATACCAGACTATTCAGAAATTGCAACAGTAGATTGGGTAAAAGGAATTGTTGAACAAAATGAAACTATTGAAGATTTATATAAGAAAATATATGATAAATTAGTAGAAATAAATCCTGAAGAAGCAGAAAAATATGAGACTTATTTAAAAATTTATAACGGTGATTATAGAACTACCGTCTTGTTAATTGAAACTAATACATTAGAGGTTAAATCTTCAGATGTATTAAAACTTTTAAAAAAATAAATTTTCGATTTTATTTTAATTAATATCTATCATAATATAGTTCTATAAAATAATAAAAGGAGATTTTTTCATGAAATTATTTAATTTATTCAAAAAGAAAAGCAAAGATATAATATCTTATGACTTAAATACTATATTATCTAATAAAAAAGTATTTGGTTGGGGTGATGTATATGAAGCTATTGGTATGATGAATGAAGTAAATGCTATTAATGAAAAAGAAACAGGAAAATACCATTATAAAAATATTCGCGCTAATGAAAATACTATTAGAAAGATTGAAGATCTTACTTTAGATAATTTAATCAATACAAAAAATAAATTTTCTAAAATGTATAAACCAGAATATTTAAAGCGTAAGCACGCTATGGATTCTCTTTGTTGGGCTCCGTTTAGTGATAAAACAATTAAAGATGATGTTATTATCATGCTTTTACCTAAACATAAAGATTTTACAAAAGGATTTGAATAATGACAGAAACTGAAGAAAATAAAGAAAAGAGTTTATCTGATATTTTAGGAATGAGTTTTAAAGAAGATGGTTCTTGGGAAGCTAAAGATATTGGTGAAACTCCAGTTTATCGTAAATTAAATAGAAAAGAACGTAGAATACAAAAAGCAACATTGAGAAAGATATCTAAAAGGAAAAAATAATGTACGTTAATGTAGATGTTTATGATTATGTAGACGCTGATGTAGAAATAAACGAATCCTTTATTGATAAATTACAAGAAAGATTAGAATACTTTGTTGTAAAGAATTTTGAAAAAGAAGAAGATCGTGATAAGTATCAAGAACATATAGACGCTATTGTAGAGTTATTACAAAAAGAACAATATAATAATTATTCATTACCTGATGTAAGTATTTATATTGATCAAGTAGATGTAGATGATGATAATATTCCTGAAAAAGATAATTATGGTAATGGATATGATGATGCTAAAAATGAATTTGAACAATATAAAGATAGACTAAAATCTATAAAATCACCATTGTTGTTAAAAATTGAAAGAAAAGCATATAATTATGGTAAGCAAGAAGAAATCACAAGAGAAGATTGTAAAGAATTAAGTAAATTATTCGAAAGCGGATATTTTTAAATGGTAAAAATAAGAATAATATCAGATTTGCATTATACAAGAGGCATTAATGGTCCGGATTATGATAAAACGTATAAACAATCTGGTTTATGGCATTATTTTGGTAAAAAATTACAAGAAGATGTTGATTATACTTTAATTGCAGGTGATATATGTGAAGGTATAGAAAAGCATAAAGAGTTTTTTGAAGCTTTCTTTCCTATGAAAAGAGTAGTTTTTGTAGACGGTAATCATGTTTGTTATAAAGAAGGATTACCGTCACTTTCTGAAATTAAACAACAACTAAAAGATGAATTTCCTATAGATCATATATTTTGGCATTATTTAGAAAATGATTGGTATCAATTAGACACTAATATATATGTTATTGGTAGTACTTTTTATACTGATTATAATTACTGTGATTTAACTTTAGAAGAAATGAATAAACATAAAAAAGCATGGGAAGATTGTGTTGCTTTATGGTTAAGAAAACCTGAAGAATTTGTACCTTATGAAAAACTTACTAAAAGTATTATAAGATATGAGACAATGTTTGTTGCTTCTGATAGATTAAATGATTTTAGATGGGGTTATGAAACAAAAGGATTACATTTAACACCAGAATATTATCTTAAATTACATAAATTAGCTAAAAAAGAAGTAAAAAGATGCCATGATGAAATAGTAGCTTTAAATCCTGTTGCTAAAATAATACTTATGACTCATCATTGTTTATCACCAAAAACTATTAGTGAAAAATATAGAAAAGGTCTTATGAATGCCAGTTATACTTCAGATCTCGAAAAATGGGTTGATAAAGAATTACCTAATGTTAGATTAGTTGTTTCTGGTCATGTACATAATAGGTGTGATTTTACATTTGGTAAAAGAAAAGTTAGATATATAGTAAATCCTTGTGGCTATATTAATTATCATGAACCGTTCGATGAACCTAAGTTTAATCCAAATTTAATAATTGATACTAAAAACTTATAATAAGGAGAATACATATGGAAGTAGTATATTCAGAACAAGATCAAAATTTGATTTTAGTGCATTTAGACGAAGAAACAAAAGCGAATTTAGATGAAGTGGTTACAGATTTAAAAGCTTTAACTACTTTTGAAAATGTAACAGATATTATTGATGAAAATATTGTAGAAAAGTATTTAGAAGATCATAATATCAGTTTAGCTAAAGGTTTTAAAGGTCAAGTTGGTACACCTTATGCTGTAATGCGATATATTACTTTATATAATCAAAGTATAGAAATGATTAATAAAGTACAAGAAGATTTAAATACTTTGATTACTATGCCCAATATAAAGTATATTCTTTATAAAGACTTATCAAATAAAGTTACGTTTTATAAAGTACTCAAGGAAAACAGTGATGAAAAACCACAGAATTTAGATGTACGTTATAGATATGATGATGAAGATGATACAATTATTTATTCATTACCTGCTACTTCATTTAGCTGGGATATATCAAAATCACAATTAAAAGCATTACTCGAAAATAAAGAACTTCCAGTTGCTGTATCTGCAAGTAAAAATAATAAAGAAGATGTTTCATTAACATATAATGGTATTAAAATTACTGTTACAAAAGCTTGATATTAAAAAAAATAAACTATTTGGAAATTTAATGTGAATAATTTTTAATTAATGACTTTACTGTTTTATTATTTGTATTATTATTAAAAATGTAATAAGGTTATCTTATTTTAACTTAATGTTTTTACAAACAAAGGAGTAAGAAGTGGGGACAGTAAAAATCAGAATGAATACTTGGTCACGCTGTGGAAATCGAGAAACGAAATTTAAGCGTAACATAGCTGCTAGAGATGGCTTTATAGATTATGATAAGCAATCTAAAAAAGTTATTTTTAAGCCAACAGAATGGAAATGGAAAGCATATGATACATCAATTCCACGCCGTTCAGATAGAGATTATATCGCAAATAAAAGAGAAAGTTATTCTGGATTATGTTTTTCGTCTAAAAGTGATGCTGAATACTTTATGAAAAAACATAAGACTGAATTAGATGCAATAGCAGCAGAAAATCCTTTATTTGATAGATGGACAGTTATGAATTGCATATCACGCTTTAAACCAAATCATATAGAATTATACGGTAAAGATATTATTGAAGATTAAAAATCCATAAATATTATCTACCTATCGAAAACAAAGCATTTACAATTTCAAAGGGAGAAATAGAAAAGATGCGAGGCACAATAGGTTACAAACAAACAAAGGAATATTTTAATAGTGTTCCACAAATAAATTCAAAAATAGATGATTTGTCTGAAGTTTCGACAAGTTATTATGATCCAAAAGCACCAAAAACTAATGATATTAAAGCTTTTCTAAAAAGACCAGTGAGATATCATTTTGCTATGACTGAAAAAAAACCTGGTTCAGTTACATTATTTCATCATTCATGTTATTTTGATAATAAAGATGAAGCTTTAAAAGCACATCAGCAATTCAAACTACAAGTATATGATCAGCGAGTATCTAAGTATTTAAATAAGATTAATGAAGGCAAACAACTTTCTGTAGTCGATCAAATAGAATTATTGAATATCATCGACAGTCCACTCTTTTCCAAGTAGACTAGATTCTCTTTCAGAGGCTAATTTACGTAATTTTGTTTTACGTATTTTAGCCTTTTTTAATTTACTGTCAGCTTCTGTTGTATCTATTTCTATTTTTTGTGGAATATAATTAGGATCTTTTTCTTTAGCTCTTTTTTCTCGCATATATTGTCTTTGGTATTCATTATAAGTACCTTTTTTCTTTCTCCATTTATAAATATGTTTTTTAGCTTCTTTATAAGTAGGAGTATGAGCTTTTGATTTTCTATTTTTATTTTTTTCTTTTCTAATAGCTCTTTTTAATTTACCTATTAATACAGGATTTAATCTTTCAACACCACTAGTTAAATCTTTATAATCAATACTATGACGTGCCTCTGTATCATCTTTAATACTTAACTTATGTAAAGTATCGTATTTTGGATCTTCTAATATATCGATAACAACATCTAAAACATCTTGTAATCTCATACTAATTCTTTCCCTGGTATAAATGTTCTACATGCAAATTTATTCTTTTTAAAATCAATTTCCCAACAATATCTAACTTGAAATCCTAAATTATGAAATAACATAAAACGAGCTTTAGTATCTTCATATAATTGTCCATATGTTTTTTTACACGTAGGATTTAATTCATTCCATCTTTTTGCATATAATCTTGGATCAGCATGATAATATGTACCTAAAAATTCCCAGATTATTCTATTTCTACTATCAAAACCATCAACAATATAAACTTTATTTCCGAAACCATGAATTACTTTACTTCTTTCAGGTACTCCTAAATTTGTAAGCCAAATGTCTTCTTCATGACTTTGCCCATGACGTAATCGTGTTTGTCCTACTTGAACAAATCCTACTTTTGGTTTTTTAGGCATGAAAAATGTCTTTTTTCTAGTTTTATATTTACCTAATGCTGGCTTTCTCATAATATTTCCTTATTTTTATTATTTATTTAATAGAACTTGCAAAAATTATTCTATTTTTCAGAAAAAATGTAGTTCTATATAAATGTATGGTGTCATGAACATGAGCTATACAAAGAACTTAAATTGCTAACAACTTAGGATTTAATAAAATGAAAAATACTTTAATGATGCCTATGCGAGGCTATTTAGATCGCATGATTGATTCTCCGTTTAATTCTTTTATTGATGATTTCTTTAATGATACATTACCAGTAAATCTATTTAAAGATCAAGATAATTTTCCAAAATATAATATTAAAAAAGTAATTGCTAAAGACCAACAAAGTACTGATAAAGATGTATACTTTGAACCGAATAGCTTTATTATCGAACTAGCTTTGGCTGGATTGAAAAAAGAAGACTTTCAAGTATATACAGAAAAAGGTATTCTTGTTGTTAAATCAATTTGTAAAGCTGGTAAAATCTCAGATCAATTACGTGACGAAGATTTATACATTCGTCGAGGAATTAAGGAAAGAGATTTTATTTGGAAAATGAATTTGCCAAAATATGCAGAAGTAACTGATACTTCATTTGTAAATGGATTACTTTCTATTAAGGTAGAAGTAAAAGTTCCAGAAGAACAGCAACGCAAATTAATTGAAATTAAATAATAAGTTATAAAAGGGTGTAATAAGGTCTTGCTGATAACTATTTATTGACAAGGCCTTATTTTTGACTTTACATTTAATGTAACTTATTATATATAATTATATCAAATGAAAGGTGTTGTCATGTTAAAATATTTTAAATATCGTAAACTAAATAAATTTTTTAAAAATACTATTAATGAATTACCAGTGAAATATTCATCTGATGAAGATATTGATAAATTACGCAATATATTAGTACAATTAGCAGAAATAGCAACTGATAATAATATTTTAATAGAGAATTGTGGTAAAGGTCTATCAGAAGAAGAAAAAGATACACTGTTTTTAAAATGGGCTAACTCATTAAATATATTTTGTAGTTATTGTAGTAAATATGCGTCTAAAGCGTTTACAAAAGTATTAGATAAAAATACAGAATTAGAGCCACAAGAGTTACTGGAATATTGTGTAATTGTACCATCAGAATTAGATTCATATAGTAAAATTATTTCAAATTGCATTATAATATTAAAGGCTTTACGCTAAGGGGTAAAAATGGTAAGTAAAAAAGAAAAAGATCAGATTATTGATAACTTTGAAAAATGGTTAAATACGTTTAATGAATCACAATCAGGAAAAGAACTCTGCAAATTAATAAGTGAATTTATATCTGCTAAATTTACTCAAATTATGCCAGATAATATGAAAAAAGATGCGGAAAATGATTCAGATGATAATGCAAATAAACCACATATTGTCATGATGGGAAATCCAAGTATGTTAGATATGCTTCCTCCAGAAATGAGAGATGCTATTCTAAAAGGAACAGTACCTAATAATGATGCAATCGATGAAGCTAAACCAGAAGTACCGTCTAAAGTATTATATGACTTTAATATGGTTAATTGTAATGTTGATTTAAAAGAACTTACCAAAAAACTTAAAAAGAGTAAAATCACTAAATACGGTATCTTGCTATATGGTGTTTCAGGATCTGGTAAATCTCAGTTTGCTAAGTATTTGGCTCAAGAATTAGGAATGGGATTTATTAAAGAAAGAGCTTCAGATATTTTTGGTAAATTTGTTGGTGAATCAGAAGGTAATATTAAAAAAGCATTTAAAAAAGCTAAAGATACAAAATCAGTATTAGTATTTGATGAAGCAGATTCATTCTTATTTGATAGAAATATGGCAAGGCAAGCTCATGAAGTTTCACATACTAACGAACTGTTTGTAAACATGGAAGATCATCCCTATCCATTCGTAATGACTACTAACTTAAAAGATAAATTAGATAAAGCTAGTATACGTCGTTTCTTATTCAAAGTTAAATTTGATTGGATGACTAAAGATAATATAAAAGCTGGTCTAAAAACATACTTTGGTAAAGAATATAAGTTTACTAAAGAACAATATGATCAACTTAAATATATTTCAGCTGGTGATTTTGATATTGCCAAACAAAAATTAGATATCTTAGAAAATGGTGAATATACATCAGATAAGATCTTTGAATATCTATTAGCAGAACAAAATGAAAAAGAAATAGAAGAAGGAACAGCAAGCATTGTATTTTGATGCAGAAGCTATATATGTAAAACCTAAAGATGATAAGTTTTATTGGGAATTGAAGGATTTACTAAATAAACATAGTATATCTATTTTTACAGTAGTACATAAAGATTTAAGGTATTGCTATGAATTACAGGATCTTTCACAAAATGAACATGAGCTTTTTATTGATACTGTTAAAAGTTTACAAAAAGAAGCTTCTGATATCGAATATAAATGTGTATATAACTGTAAAATATTAAGATATTCATTATTAAAACCTTCTGAAAATGCAGATATAAACAATAAACTTCTTTTTATGCTCAAAACATATTTGTAAAAGCTCGTAGGATGACCCGTAATGATTAAAAAACTAAAATATATAATTGATACCATAAAAACATATAACGAGCGTGTACGGCTTTCTAAGGAGCTTAAAAGTTATATTTCAAAAATAGAAGGAATATATTTAGTTATTCCACATAAAATCAGTCACTTTAATAACAATTTTAAATATACTATTAATAATCCATATCCTCTTATAGTTGAAGGAATGAATGCTAGAGCAAAAATACAAGAAATGTCTGACTATTTACATGTTAGAGTTATATCGAATCATACAATTTCTTTAAAAAATATAATTATAACATATGAACCGTATTCAGCAGATATAGATCATTTTCTTATGTTAAAGAAAATACAAGGGGAATATTAATGAAATTACTTGATAAACTTAAAGATATAACTATATATTCTTTAAAAGTTCATAATTACAGAGAAAGAAAAGAATTCTCTAAAATATTACACGGTTTTCTAGTAAAATATAATATACCTAATAAAATAATAGTACCTAGATTTAAAAACCAAATAATAATAGAATCTTTCAAAGTTAAATATGGTGTATCATCAAAAGTATCATTTGAATATGAATTAAATTTAAGTACATTCGAAGACGCTATAAAAATATATGGTATACCTTTCTATTACAATGAACAAAACTCAATAAAACAACCTTACTATAACACTATCACTCTAACAATAGAATACTCACAATATATTCAAGACTTTGTAAAACTAACAACCATACAAGGCAAATATCCAAAAATAAACTACAGAATGCTTGAAGACTTTGGCATCGATAACTACACTAAACCAGAGAATTAAAGATCAACACCTGTCTTTTGATTAAAACCAATACTAGAATCATATGATTTATAAAAATTGATCCAATATAACTTTCGTTCTTTTGCATTTTCTTTTGTACAGTATTCTATAACTTCTTTTTTAAACACACTTTTATCAAATCTACTTAGTGCATTTTTAAAATATGGATCAGAACTTAATTTACAATCTATTCCATTAGTATAATCAACATGATAATCTATAAATATCTTATTAGTCTTTGTATTAGTAATTTTCATAATATAATACTTAGGAGTTATAGGATTTGGATTCATTTTACATCTAGCTACATGTTTATCATAATTACATTCTATTACTTCTTTACCACAATAAGGACATTTTAATCTAGGTATATTATTCATTGCAATTTGTGTTTTATTAGAAATCTCTTTTTTCTTTTCATCAGACCATACAGTATTTTTATTTGTAGGAGGTAAACCTTCTCTAGAATTACATTTCTGTGCCCATTCTCTTGGCAAACCTCTAATCCAACCTTTAGGAGGTTCTTTTCCTTTTAATACTCTTGTAGCTTCGTTTGTTTCTGGATTATAATATACGCAATGCCCTTTAAGTATTTCAGACTTCTTTAAAAATATTTCATTTTTATTTTGATTATTTGTATATGTATCACCACCATCACCACCACAAGCAATATTATATCCAATCGCAGTGTCTTTAGTGTTTAAAGTATCAATCCAATACTTTTCTCTTTCATTATGTATATATTCATCATCTTCAGATTCTTCTAATAATTCTATCTTAAAATTTTCCTTACCATATTTGCGAATAGCTTTTATTATAGGCATATTAACTTCAGTATGACTACTTGCTCTATAACAATGTACTTTAAATCGTTCTTCTAAAGAATTTTTTGTATAACCTACGTAAATTTTTCCATTTATTAAATTAGTTATTTTATATATCTTACTGCTCATAATAAAAAACTCCAGCATTCTATTTATAACATTTAGAACACTGGAGGATCTATAATCTCAGAAAAAAGTTTAAGCTTTATTCGGATAATTGTTTATTTAAATCTTCTTGAGACGTAAACTTACGATTTGGAAAATCATATTCACGGCGAGGCTTAGACCATCCAGAAACCTTGGAGAAATAACCAATTATCCTTGTGTAAATATCTAACTTCT